CGAGTGTAAGCTTTACACACTTGCTCTCAGATGCTACGTCACTACCCATTGACCACTCACTCTTGTTGCTGATAAGCTCAGCCTTAACTACATTGTACATCATAATTTTAATTGATTAAATTGTAAAACATGTTTATTATCTCTTGTCTCACGCACACATATGTGTTTGTTAGACGTTGTTATATGCATAGTTATTCATTACATTCTCTATTGTAGTTGTTTGGATCGAGTATGCTACATATCCAAAGCTATTATTGATTAAGTGTTATAGCCATCACTGCTGCTGCACCGCTTAGATGCTCTATTACGCCCCTGGTTTAGTTAGGCATAATACCCGCAACTTGTTGCAGGTGAACCAGTTTGTGACGAGATAATGATGACGGGGGTATCCGGATTTGAATCTGAAGCCCGGGGGTATGTGTTTTACTGTTTCGCGTCTTTGTACTTGTAAAACAAAAAATAAAAAATAAAAAAGCCGAGGTTATAAGCCCCGGCTAATGATACGAAATGTTCTATACACATCATTCATGAATTCTCTATTAAACATTAAGAATAGAGTTATTCCATACTCTTTGTTTATTACGCATGGAAGATGCTTATTTTGCTCTGTTGGAATCTTTGTCATTTCATTCAAGATACAACCTTCTTAAACTTGTCTATAAAGTCTGTTATTTCTCTCATGTACATATGGTTATCACGCTCGTATATTATAGCGTCAATCCATTTACCAGTAGAGTCTTTAAACTTTCCTACTCCTGCATAATTGTAGACATTACCTTTATATTCGTACTTCATCTTTCCTTATTAGCAATCTTTAACCTAATTGACAATATCTTCTTATTAACATCCTTGTCATCCTTAATCAGCCTCTTTGCCATAGTTATGTATTTAATTACCTTTGCGACAGGGATTGCGAGCTTTATTCCAATAAGAGAAATAGCGGCCCATAGAGGAAGAATTGCAAAGCATACGTATAACAATATTACCCAGAATGCCAAGTTTAGCATGCTTACTGTAACACTTTTAGCATTCATGGCCTTTATTACCTTATCAAATATCTCTTTCTCCTCTTCGTTTAAATCTTTTTTAATATCAGATATATCTACTAACATATTTCAATCTCCTATTTTTAAAATCTCCACCATCTAGTTGTCTCCTTCTTTAATTCTTCTAGGCACTTTTCATACTTATTTTTCCAATAGTTGACCCAGTCTTCCTGGCGTGCTAATTGCTGTTCTAATAGTTTTATAGAGGCATCTCTAGCCTCTAATGCACTCTCATTGAACTTTTCTGGACTACTATTCTGTACAAGCTTTTCGTAATCTTTTCTTTCTAGAATTACGTAATCTTTTAGCTGTCTTATTAGTTGTACTAATTCCGTTTCCTTCTCCTTCGTCTCCATATATAATATCTAATATCATTTTAGTTATCTCGGGACAGTCCAAGGACATCTTTATCATCTATTCTGCTATCCCCGAATACTTCTATAAATTTGTAGAACTCTCCTTTTTCATCAAGCTGCAGTGCTAATTGTAGTATCTGTCTCGTTGGAGTTGCTTCCTCCCCCAAGTTCTCCAACTCTTTCAGAAGTGTCTGGTACGCGTCCCTCTGTGCTGGATCCATCTTTTCCTGTCTCTTCATCTTTTATGTCGTTTAAAGCGTTTATAACTTCAGCCTTGGTAGTCTTTGTTTTAGACTGCTCAATAAGCTTTTGTATAAGTTCGTCTCTATGAGGATTACCTTTTTGCTCATACATGTGCATAAGGATTGCTGTGGCATTTGCAAACTCTTTAGAGTTTTTGTCAAGTGTATCTATAAGTTCCTCAAGTTCTTCAATTGAATAATTTCCTGGTTTGTGCAAGAAGTTACCATCTTTATCGTACAAATTGCTATATTTACTAATCTTTCCCATTATTTTTACCATCTTTAAGTATTATCCAACATGTGGTAGTAGCTACTATTGGAAGTATTAAAAACATGAATATTATATCAAATGGATTCATCTTTATCTGGTTCGTAAAATCCTAATCTTCTACCGTTTCTCTCGGCCTTTTGTATTATTTCTGCCGCTCTTAAATATTCTTTATCCTTTGCTATTTCGCTCAGCATGGGCTACGTATTTTGTGCACTCTTCCTCTACAATTTCACCATCGTCATTATGTATTAAGTGAGTATATTTTGCTTTTGATCTGTTGAATTTAAACATTCTAAATGCTTTATCTCGCTCCTATTTGTCGTCATATCTATGAATATATTTCATCATTTGAGTAGCATTTACAGACCCTGCTACCCCTAGATTGCATAGGTTTTTAATAAAGCTTATAGCTCCATCTTCTCCGAATTTATGCTTTAGCATACTATATTCCTTAAGGCTCTTCTAGAACCATTGGTTATCAAGATCGTATATTGGCTCCTATTCTACAATGTATGCTATATTTACTGGTACTCCATGTATAAAGAAATATTTACACTATTCTGTACACGGTTTATTCTAGTATTGTAGAGATAAGAAGTCGGCATAATATAGTACAGCACTCATCTCAAACTAGTTCATTCTTTATTCGCTGTTTGTGTTACACATTCAGTAAGGTACCCAATTAGGTATGCATATACTTCATTCGTATCCTCGGTTAACTTTATATGACACGCTTCAAGTATATCTACAGCTGCATGAAAAGCCTCATGAGCAAAGGTGTTTACATCACTATTATCACCCTTTAGACTGTTTATTACTATAACTTCACAATCTTCGTTTGATTCTTTGTCATACGCCCCTCTAGTGGTATAGGCTGTATAACTTGCCCATTCGTCATCAATTATAGACGTATCATCATCTTTAAAGCAAAATCGTTTATCTATTACAGACTTATCCGGGTTAATTATAACGAATAAGCTAAATCCGTATACTGTCTTATATTCGTCTATTATACACTTTTTCTTCTTATCCATACTATTCTTATTAGTCTTACAATTATTATTAAGCTTATATAGCTTCTACTATAGTTGTATAGTCTTATATACTGTAATAGCTGTACTACTAAAGTAGATCTCCTAAAGAGAATATATAAGAGAAAGGGTTCTTAGTCTGACTAACCCCCTACTATCCCCCTAACGTAAAAAAGCTAAAAAAGTTGCATATTTGCAAGGAAAATGCTATTTTTACAAAATTTATGCCATATTTGCAACCTTTTTGAAAATTATTTCGTTATGGCAGCGTAAAACAATAAAAGCAATTGGATATGACAAAGATTTTAAAGGTTATTAAGCCTTTCTTCGTAATGGAGAATGGTGATACATTTGAGTACAACGCTGATACAGATCAGTACGAAAGTGTATATAACGAAGAGCACAATAGCTCAAACGAAGACAATTCAACGGTTGTTTCTTCTTACAATTCTGTTTATAGAATCTCAAAGGAATATGCCAAGATGCTTCTCGATAATGGATATGTTGAGGAAGTTGACGAAAAGAAGAGATTCGTAAATATCTTTGACGAGATCGATAATAAGCTCAATGAATACAACAATGAGCTTTATACCCTCAAGACAAAGGCCGACGAGAACACGCCTCAGTGTTTGCTTGTTGAGAAGGAGACAGTATTGAGAAACATGATTAAATTACTTGAGTACCTTAAAGGATTGAAGAAGTAATATGGATGATAAGATGATAGATCAGACTCAGTTGGCAGAGGACTTGAGCTCAAAAATAAAGTATGAGTTCAGACAGATGTTCTTGGTAAAGCCGCTTGAGCCTGTTAAAGTTAAGAAGAAGATCTCCGAACCTGTGGCTAAGGATACTAAGCCTAAGAAGGATAAGGATGGGATCGAGGCAGTTGATTATGATGAAGTAAAGACAGAGATAAAGGAAGTTGATTCAGATTTCTCTAGAGCTGTTGTACTTAAGTTGCCATATGAGTATACACACCCATATAGTGATGAGAAAATACAGCAGATGCCTATCAAGGTTGGTGATATCGTTATATATAGATCATCTAGAGGTGCTATGTATTTCGATTTGCTTAAGGACTCTCAGCTTGTATCGCTTTACGATATTGTAGCAACTGAAACAGTAGGAAAGTAATGAATATAGATAAAGTTTGTAGATAGATTGGACGTACATTGAACGATGACCCAGAGCTAGTAAAACAAATAGTTATGCATTAGTTTTAGTTCGTAGTTGATGTTATGAAAGATCAAGATGATACTAGAGACGTATTAATAAACAAACTATTTAGATTCAAGCTTAAGAATAGATTTAAAGATAATAAAAATAAACCATTAAGCCCATATGAAAAAGATAATAAACATTGAGCGTAAGCCTATTATTGCTGATACAGATACAGCTGAGGTTTAGGCTATTAATAGATCTGCAAAAGCAATTGATGACATCTACATCATCCCAGAGGACGCTCATATTGAGTGGACATCAAAGCTCTCCCCAGATAAGGTTATTGAGGCAGATGTAAAGAAGAATGATATTCTTGTTACATTCTACGATAGAGATCTTGGCACAGACTTCGTAATAGTTCAGTCTGAAGATTGGTTGAAAGCTCTTAACAATGCTAAAGAAGCTGACCAGAAGAGAAAAGAAGAGTGGGCAGCAAGGCAGAAGGAGAGAGGTTCTATGGATCTCGCTTGTGGAGATGCATGTTGTGAGTCATGTTAATATTTAAATTATGAAGAAAGCTATTAAAAAGACAGTTAAGGTAAAGAGACCTAAGTATACAATCGATATGACTAACGCCGCTAACATGTGCGACATTACAGAAGACTTCATTAGTCAGAAGATTTCGAATGGCATGAAGCTTACATGTGACGACATGTGTACAATTACGTCAATCGCTACAGATATTATACTTAAGAACCTTATGCCAGAGGATTGCACAGCAATCGTAAATGACGGTGGAGTTTACAGAAAGTGTACAGTCGAAAGGATTGAAAAGAAGGTTAAGAAGCCTTGGTATAAACGAGTATGGAATTGGATTACTCGTAAGAAGTAATCACCTTTAGAGTCTATTAGTCAAACGGTAAAGACGACCCGATACAAAGGGAATAGTTAGCAGGTTCGACTCCTGCATAGACTCCTCATTTGTTTAAGAAATTATAAGATTGATAATATGAGTGGCATCCCTGTGTGTACACTATAAATAAAAGGCTACCATGGTAAGCTGACACAGGGACCCAATACTGGTTCTGCGTAACTCCAGTTAAAGGTTACGTGTTTATCTCTAATGGGGCGCAGGTGGTAATACCCTATTAGATATTTTCATACAAAAATGAGTTTTTTATAGGTCGCATGAGTTTTGCGAAATAGTTTTGTGTGTTTCTATAAAAAATGCACAACATCGCGAAGTGGAGCAGTTGGTAGCTCGCCAGGCTCATTTAAAAATGATTAAATATGGATTGCAAATAGAATGGAAGTATAACAGAATTACTTGTTATTGCTGAATTAATGAAATACGGAATAGTTAGCATACCTTATGGGAACAATGCTAGATATGATTGTATATTCGATTTTAAAAACAAACGATATAGAATACAAATAAAAACAGCACATATGCTAGACGCAAAACGGTTTATAATTCCGTTTAAAAATAAGCGATTGAGCGCTAATGGATCTGTATCAAAAACTTATACAAAAGATCAAGTTGATTTTATAGCAACAATTGTAAACGGTATTGTATATATGGTTCCTGTAACTGGCGACGTCGTAAACAGCATGACATTTAGACTAGATTATCCAAGTAATTGTTATTATAACATAAACTTGGCAAGTGATTATAAACTCGATTCTATTTTAAATAAGATTAACATCGCGGAATAGACTGGAGATGGTTCCAGCACAGTCTCATAAGCTGTTCTACGTAGGTTCGAATCCTACTTCCGCATCTTAATCCATAACCTGGAGGTCACTCGTTCGAATCGAGTCTTCGCAACAACAGAATAAGGGTGTTGGAGTAATGGTTAACTTTCTAAATTTAAAGATTTAGAGATAGTGGTTCAATTCCACTGCATCCTTATATATTGCCCTATGATTTGTAATGGTAGCAAGGGAGGCTCTAACCCTCCAAGTCTGGGTTCGAATCCTAGTGGGGCGACAATAAGAAAATAATATTTGAATACTATGGAGTTGAAATTTAAGAGACTTGAGGATAACGCTATCCTCCCTATTCGTAGCACAAAAGGTGCTGCAGGAATTGATTTGACTTGCACTAAGATTGAAACAGCTCTTAATGAAGCAAATCAGCTAATGTTGGTTTACCATACAGGATTGGCAGTTGAAATTCCTGCCGGATATGTTGGTTTACTTATACCACGCTCTAGTATTTGGAAGAAGTCATTATGGCTTACTGATAATGTCGGTGTTATCGACAGTGATTATAGAGGCGAGATTGTGGCATTCATGAAGGCTACAACAGATACTATTCCTGCTGTTTACAAGCAGGGCGAGCGCTTCTGTCAGTTAGTCATCGTTCCTATACCAGAGTATACAATCACAGAGGTTTCTGAGCTTTCTCAAACAGAGAGAGGTGATGGCGGATTTGGTTCTACTGGCACAGGACATGAAAACGAATCTAGCGCAGCTGCGGGAACTCAGTCACAGCTTAAGGAACAGGTTGAGTCCGTACCAGAGCCAGCGGCGGCACAGGAAGGTGCTGAGGTAAGCGAAGGATAGGCCTAATTCGCTTACATAAAGGGGATTACCGAAAGGTAGTTCCCTTTTACTGTTTAAATACATTAATGCATTAATTATGATTTAGGAAAAAGATTTTTTATATAGAGTTCCAGTAAAAACAGCGCCTATAACAACTCCTAGAGGACAGATTAGAAACCCAGAAATATTGGTTGATCTTGAAGGTGGAGAATTTATGCATGGAAACATACTGGATGCAAACTCTACAAATAAGCTTATTAATCAGTCTGTAAAAGACGCTGTAGACAACAAGCTTATTGAAAGCGGATACTTAACAAAGGATTTGCTTGATGCTGAAACAAGTGCTCGTACAAAGGGTGATGAAGACTTAGGCGCTAAGATTCAGGCAGAGCAGACTAGAGCAGAAGGTAAAGAGAAAGAGATATCAGATAAGCTTGCAATAGTTGATGGTGATTCAAACACAGAAGGATCATTTAGAAAAGCTATTGCTGATGTAGTTGCTGCTGCCCCAGAAGATCTTGATACACTTAAAGAGATCGCTGACAAACTTGCTGGTAACGATGACTTGCATACAGCATTAAATCAGGCTATTACAGAAAAGGCTGACGCTTCTGCGCTTGCAAATGAAGTTACTAGAGCTACTGGCGCCGAAAGCGGTTTACAAGCCGCTATTGCCACTAAGGCTGACGCTACCGCACTTAGTAATTATGTTCTTACAACAGCGCTTAATTAGCAGGTTGATACGCTGAATACTGCTATTAGTGCTAAGTAGGATGCTGGGAGATATCTCAAATATGAAACCTATGATTCTAATATTTACTATCTAAATAACAATGATAAAGTTTGGCTCGTTACCGTTGATTAGGAAGATGCTGTTGGTACCATTATATCCGGAGAAGGAATCGACATCAGAAAAAGAGGAGTAGAAACACAATATACTCTTAATGGAATAGTATCTACCAATTATTCCGATAGATTAGCTACTTCAGATGGAACATTTAAACCAATAAGTGACTTTGTATTAAAGACTGAGCTTCCTACAATTCCTACAAGGACTAGCCAGCTTACTAATGATTCTGACTTTATAACAGCTGCTGCTGTTGGCGATATGTATTTTGGATTGACAAAAGATTTAAAGATTTATAGTGAAAATTCTGGTAATATAACGACTATAAGTCACACTGGTATCAACTTTGAAACAGATATTAACGATGTTGCTATAAACTAGGATGGATTTTTTGTAAGTAGAGATAGTGATGATGCTCATCTTTGTTCGTTTACTCCTTCTGGAATAAAATTCGCAGGCAAAACAACCAAAGATATACCTACAGCAAATGGTACGTTTGTTAATTCTGATGACTTTGCCAGTGCAGACGACGTTTCCAGCTTGCGTGTAGGCCTGTCGAGAAAATAGGGTAAAATCACAGTCAATGAAGTTGATACCACAGATATAGAAACGGCTGATATCACAAAACTGAGAACTATTGTAACCAATCTTATAAACGCACTTAGTGCAAGTGATCTAATTAGAGAAACAAAAACTCTTGAATAAAGCTAGGTCTTAATGAAAGCATGACGGGGTTCACTGCCCCGCCTAGCACAACAGATTCTACCACGCCTCTTTTCAAATGCGTACCAGGGTAGGACTTTTATCACCCCTAGATGGAATATACTAGGGCTCGCGTAGTAATACGCTTTTTAGATTAAACGGACTAGGATTATTCCAGTCCTAGTTCCATATTGTTTTACTATAAAACTTATTAATTATGGATACGATCGAGAAAGTTTATTGTACATGACACGACAATAACGACGCTTTAGTAGCCGCTTTGGCTTCTAAGAATAACTGTGATCCAATGTCTATGGCAGCCATGATGAACTAGAATGATTACATGAATAACCCATTTGCTTACCTTATCTGGATGATCTTCGCTATGCGTATGTGGAACAACCAGGACGGTAACCAGGGCAATGCAATCCAGAGTCAGCTCGACGCAATGCGTTCATAGATCGCTGATAATCAGAATAGCTCATTGGTAATGGATGCCATAAGAGGCAACGCTAATGCAATTACTCAGTTAGCCTCTAGCCTGAACTGTGACTTCAACGCATTGAATAATGCTATTTGCTGCGTTAGATCCGGTATTCAGGAAGTAGCAGGTAATGTAAACTTCTCTGCAGAACGCGTTATCAACGCTATTAATCTCGGAGATGCTAACCTTACATCTGCATTGCAGAACTGCTGCTGCCAGACACAATAGAACATTATCAAGATGGGCTACGAGAATCAACTTGGGCAGAAGGACATCGTTAACCAGATGCAGACAGGTTTCAGCTACACAAACGCAGGTTTGGAGAGAGCTGCAAGTAACCTTGGTTTCCAGATGAGTTAGATGGCTTGCGATCTTAAGACGAACGCAAACGCAAACACTCAGCGAATAGTAGATGTTTTGAACAATCATTGGCAGTCAGATTTACAGTAGAGATACAATGACGCACGCCTTGAATTGTCACAGCAGAAGTAGAATGCTACTTTGATTGCTGCACTTAAAACAACTGCTGCAGCTTAATAAGTTTAATTTATGTGAGGGCTCCTTCGGGAGCCTTTACATATAAAGATAAGGCTTATGGCATTTAAAGATGTAAAACAAAACTATTCAGTATATATACTGAATAAACAGGATATAACTATTACTGATGGCAAGGTTATATCAGTTGGATTTCCACACTTAGATTTAAGTACAAAGCCAGCAATGGGTTAGTCACAAATGGTTGTAGATGTAACTATAGAGGCTAACTCTAAGACGGCAACATATTCAATCCCAGAGAACCTATCTGTTACATATGCAGGAGATGTAGTATTGTCTACAGATAAGCAGGGTCTTATGGCTGAAGTAGAGCAGATGAAGAATACTGCTGAAAAGATACTTGAGTCAGTTCCTAAACAGAAGGAAGTAGTAGATAAGACGACAGTATTGTTGTCTGAGCTTAATCCTGTCTACAAGGAGAAGAAGGAGACTGAATAGAGATTCTCAAAGATAGAGGAATCTATAAGTAGAATGGAATCAACTGTTAATAACTTTATTAATTCTTTTAACCATGCACAAGGTAATAGTAATACGGCACAGTGACGAAGATAACCAGAGTTCTAAATATGTTGCAAATCTTTAGAAAAACAAAGATGGCAGCTATTCAGCTAGTGTTGGAGTTGTAAAGGAAGATGGGTATAATGACTATGTTAGTAAACATGGCTTACACTTTACAAAAGCTTTACAGGAATACGCTAGTAAATAGATGGTTAATTCAAATAATTAGGAGCATACATGGACTTCTGAGTAGGTTCAAAATGTATGCAATGTACTTAATCTTAAAATTCCAGATACTTCTACGATAGAAGATGTAACTTATACCGCAAATATGGCTTATGCTGATTTTTATCCAGAACTACTTAATGAGCACCAGTGTATAAAATATGCAGTTGCTGTAGCTAATGATAAAGATGGCTATACAGGAATTCAGTTTTGCAGATGGGTGGCAGACGTTGTAGGAAAGAAGGAAAATATAGATTGGGATAAATTCAAATAATCTTTAACTGTGGCGTTTTAGACGTGGTCTTCGATGACACCACAGTACAATAATTGTTAACAATTTAAACGAATTAATATGATTAATTTTTGCGTAGAACCAAAAAAGCCTTGTCGCAAAAATCCAATCGGAGAATTAGATTTTAAAATAGACAAGTGTTATTCGTCAATATATTCTAGATTGTGCTGCCATGAAAATGATTCGGTCTCACATATATCTTAGGAGGAAAGAGATGAATGGAATGGAAAGGCTAGCAAAGAAGCATTAAATGACATTTAGGATTAGTTGAATAAAATAACCAGCGATGAAAGCGGCTCTATGAAATATGAGATACTGCTTGAAGTTAGTAAACAAATAACTGCTGCTATAGATGGTTTAAACTTAGGCGATTATGCTAAAAAGAAATACGTAGACGACGCTATTAAAAATATCAATCTTGATGGCTACGTAACAAAGGATCATGCTGATTCTACATATTTAAAAATAGTAGATTATAAAAAATTCGACGCAGATAGCTACTACACTAAAGCCGATATATAGAAGATAATTGAAGACTCTACTATAGGGAAAGATTATCCTATAGAGGGCTTTACATTAGAACACAATGAGCTTATTCTCACATAGAAGAATGGTGGTTAGTTTAGAGTTGCTTTATCTGAAAGCGGATCTGATGGCGGAGTAAATGCTGATTATGTATAGCAGTAGCTTTTAAATTATATTAAAAAGAACACATTATCAAAATTAATAATAAACGATAAGGCGTACTCTATTGAAAGTGGACGTGACATAAAAATCCCTATTAGTGGTGCTGGTTCAAGTATAGACTATACTAAATTTGGATATAACAAATCTTATTTCAAAAAACAACCAAGTAATTCTGTAGCACCAAGTAAACCTAGTGCAAATAGACCACCTGAAGACGGTTCTGGGTGGGTTGATGATGCCCCAAACTAGGAAGCTGGATACTACATATGGATGACACAAGTATTCATAAATGGTAATGGATAGTATGGAGAATACACAAATCCAATATGTTTAACTGGAACTGCTGGAGAAAGCGCCGTATCATACGACATCAAAACATCTACCAGCACTATTAATTACCAAGATGGAACAATGTATCCAAAGACTATTAGTGTATATGTTGTAAAGAGCAATGGCTCATAGATTACAAACATTACACCATCAAATGGTTCTGGTTGGTCGTTCTCATATAGTGTTGATGGCGGAACTGCATGGACTGTAATATCAGCTGATTAGATTCAAACAGAGGGCGATAACGGAATGTTGTTTAAAGCTACAAATGGAACAATAACGTTAAGCGAATATGTTCCAATCGTTAGGTCTGGTATAAACGGATCAACTTATTCATTGCAGCTTTCAAACATATCGTTATCATACGTTCCTGCAGATTAGAGTTACAACTTACAGATGAGCTGTAATGTTAATTTGTATAAAAACGAAAATGCTATAGATAGTACTGATGCAAATCTATACAATCTATATATGTAGCTAAACTCAAACGATAGAACAACATTACAGTATAACACAGACCATTGGGATGCCACAGTAAATACAACTGTACAGTCTAAGTCTAGTACTATTACTATATACGCATATAATACAAACGGTGCTTATCTTACATCCATGACTATTCCAGTATCAGCTTCTGGAGACACATCTATCGGACAAACGTTCAAAGGTTCTCCTTTAAGAATCACTGGCGAATGGCAGAGCGGAACAAAGTATTATGACGGAAAGAGAAGTGCAGAAAGTGGTATATTCTATCAGGATGTTGTACTTTATAAAGGCGTATATTATGCTTGTGTAAATACAGATTCTGGAGAAGATGATCATTGGGAGACGCCACCAATCACTGCTATGTATTGGTCAGCATTCTCGTTATCTCCTAATGTTGTAGCTAATCTTGTTATTGCTAATAAGGCGTTTATAAAAGAGCTTTCATCTAACGAGCTTGTAATATTTGACGACCAAAAAATTGTAGCCGGTATGACGTCTAGTAAAGCTGTAGATGAATCGTCACCATTAAATGGAAAAGTTACAAATAAGGGTGACGTACGAATATGGGCCGGAAAAATGTAGACAAATGGAGATTTAACAACAGCGTATACCACAATAGATTCAAATGGATCGATTGTTATGCAAAATATACAATAGGGCAAAAGTATCAAGCTTAATCCATAGTAGTGTTCTTTTAAAATAGTTGGACCTGTTAGTATTACAGATGACTCATATACAGATGGAACATATCTCCCATCTAGCGACGAAAGGGTAGAATTAGCTAATTTTGAATATACTATAGACCCAGATTCACTTTCTTCGGCAATTAGATTAATTATGAAAAGTGTTGGCAAAATAATTATTGATCCACTAGATCGAGAAATTTCTATCTATAGTAGAGATAATGATACGTATGGTGAAGATTGTTCTATTATTACTGAACAAAGTATAAGATTATATGATGGCAATGGTAAACCATACATAGATCTTATGGGCCACGATACCGCAGGGAACGATTTTGTAACATTAACAAATAGTTATAATAAGAAAGGACTTCATTTGCAGAGGATTGATAGTGCAACATCAGATGACATACTGTATATATTAGACAATCTGCCTACAAGTGATCCAAAAATGGAAGGAGTTTTGTGGATGGATACTGATCGCACATTAAAAGTATCTAGTAGAGGATTTGGATCATAATTAATTATTAACAATGTTTGACATTATATAGAATAAAATACAATTAAGCACAGAAGATTTAGCTATACCACCATTTAAAGACTTCTACAATAATGCTAAAGACAAACAAGATGCATTAAAGAAGATCGAATTCATAGTGTGGAGATATAAATGGAATAGCCCATATGAGGCATATCCAGAGAAAGAACGCACATGGAGAGTAGCTAAAGATGTACTTAATGATGAGAATTATAAACCTGATGACGTTGTAAAAGAATTAGCAAAAAGGTTCCAGGAGTTCCAAGAGACTCCTGCTACCAGGTTGCTTAAATCTTCTAAGAGCGCAGCAGAGGGCATTATGAACACGATGGATAGCTATGCGGAAGAAGAACTTGATATAGATACAGCTAAGAAACTTTCGGCCATATTGAAAGATGTTAGCGGAATAATCAAGTCGTTAGACATGGCTATGAAGTAGGCAAAAGCAGAACAAGCAGAAACCGGTAGAGTCAAGGGTGGTGGCATTATTGGTATGTACGAATAATTATGATAGACTTTAATTAGAGACTCCATGATACTGATAAGTTTAGATAGGCAGCTATCTTCTTTCAACAGCATGGATGCTATACCTTAGCTCCTAGAGGTACTACTGATTATAACAAATATTGGGAGCAAGAGACAGATAGATGCCTTAATGGTTATACTGCTCCAGATGGAGAAGGTATAACTGGATACAATTACTTCTATCTAAATTATAGTCCAATCATGCGACTTAAGGAAGAAGAGTATACAGATAGAGAGGGTAACCTCAGAAAGAGAAGACAACGTATACTTGAGTTCCCTAGCTTTTGGGACTATGATTACTATTATTTTTGCGCTATAGAACAAGCAGAGTTGGAAGGAAAGCATATGGCTGTGCTTAAATGCAGACAGAGAGGATATTCATTTAAGGGTGGATCTATGCTGGTTAGAAACTATATGCTTATACCAGGTTCGAAGAACTTCGCTATAGCATCAGAATAGAAATTCCTTATAGGTGATGGTTTGTTAACTAAAGCCTGGCAGATAATGGACTTCCTTGATAAGCATACTGCATGGGCTAAGCAAAGACTTGTATCTACACGTATGGAAAGAACATCCGGTTATAAAATCACCGATGAGTTTGGTAAACAAACCGAACAAGGATACTTGTCTAGTATAACAGGAATAACCCTTAAGAACGATCCAGAACGTGTGCGTGGTACTCGTGCTAAGCTTGTACTATGGGAGGAAGGTGGTAAATTCCCTAGCCTTCTTGACGCATGGCGTATAGAACAGCCTTCAGTAGAAACCGATGATGGTAAAGCGTTCGGATTAATGATAGCATTTGGTACCGGTGGTACTGAAGGAGCTAGCTTCGAAGGATTGAAAGAGTTGTTCTACAAGCCTAAATCTTACAATGTTCTCAGCTTCCCTAATATATGGGATGAAGGCAGAGAAAACACTGAATGCGCATTCTTTGTTCCAGCGTATTCAAACCTAGAGTCATTTGATGATGATGGCAATTAGGTTTACATGGATAAGGATGGAAATAGTTATAAAGAGAAAGCTATACAGAATCTTATAGATCAAAGAAATAAAGTAAAAGACGGTGGTGCTAGTTAGCAATCAATAGACCGTTTTATATCAGAGCGTCCTATAAGGCCAGCAGAAGCTGTATTGGAGCTCGGTAAGAATATATTCCCTAGAAAGTTATTAATGGACCAGTTGACCAGAATAAGGACCAATAAGAAGCTTTAGAGTATGAAGCATATAGTCGATCTAGAATGGGATGGAAACGGTCAGGTAAAGGCTACAGAAAAGCCTAGTGGAGATATAACTAACTACCCTCTTAAGAAGGGAGATAAACCTCATGGATCTGTAGTTATATGGGAATATCCTGTAAAAGATCCTCCGCTTGGATTATACATAGGAGGATGCGACCCGTACGACCACGATGATAGCTTTACAAACTCTCTTGGTTCTACATTTATATTTAAACGCGTAAGAGCTGGAGAAGCATGGACCGATGTTATAGTAGCAGAGTATTCTGGAAGACCGGATACAGCAGAAGAGTACTACGAGAATGTGCGCAAGCTACTTACGTTTTATAACGCTAGATTATTATTTGAGAATGAAAGAAAAGGAATCTACCCTTACTTTACGAATAAACACTGCGATTACCTCTTGGCTGATTAGCCAGATAAAATCATATCTGAAGTCTTTAAAGACAGCAAAGTGCAAAGAAGAAAAGGATGCCACATGACCAAACAGATTAGGGCGTATGGCGAAGGATTAATATTAGAGTGGCTATTAGATGAGTTTGAAGAAGGTCACCCTAATGTAGAAAGAGTATACAGCGAACCTCTAATAGAAGAGCTCATAGAGAATGATGGTGTACGAAATGTAGACCGTGTGATAGCTTTGTGTATGGTAATGATATACAGAGAGGAGCTCTATTAGGTAAAGGTATCGTCTGCAAAAGAACAAAACAAATAGGTTGAACTCTTCGAGATGCCGTTATTTAGCAAACAATGGTTTGAAGAAGATAGCAGCACAAGTGAAGACGGTATGCCGATATTCACATTTTAATACATGGAAGATAACTTATACAATTCAGCTTTCCCCAGACAAAAGCTCCCTCTTTCAAAGAAAGGAAAGAAGTGGCAGGAAGATTGCGTTAACTATATTATAGGTGAAGGTAACGTAACATCTGGAGGAAATAGTACATCATATTACGGAGAGCTGTAGACCTATTATAATTTATATAACAGCATCTTCGACGAGAAGGATTTTAAATCAATTACAAACCCATTCAAGGTCGAGGATGGTTTTCCTGCTACTCCTCACGACTTTAATATTATAAGACCTAAAGTAGATTTGCTTATAGGTGAGGAAACAAAAAGACCTCTTAACTTCAGAGTTATCAGAACTTCATAGGAGGCTACGTCTGAAATGCAGGAGAAAGAGAAATAGATGATTCTACAATATATAGAAGCAGCTATCACAGCTAGGATGAGCCCAGAGGAAGCTCAGTAGTTCCAGTAGTAGCTACAGTCTGGAGAAATTATGCCGCCAGAGTAGATAGCCAAGTATATGGATAAAGACTACAAAGATATTGTAGAGAATACTGCATATCATTCTCTTACCTATCTGAGAGAGAAGCTTGACCTTGACAACGAGTTTATCAAAGGCTGGAAGGACGGATTGATCTCAGGTAGAGAAATTTATTACGTTGGCGTACTTAATGCAGAGCCATATGCGGAGAGAGTTAATCCTATATGTTTCTCTTACGATAAGAGCCCAGACCTTGATTTTATTGAGGATGGATCATGGTGTTGCAGAAAGATGCGTATGCCTATAACTGAAGTATACGATAGATATTACGACAAGCTTGAAGAGAAGGATCTTGATAAGCTTGAAGAAATGATTGGTTCTACTCCTGGTAGAAACCTTGGAGATAGAAGTCCTGTTGATATGGGTATACAGTTACGTATATATGATAATCCTATATTTGAAGGATCTGGCAAATCGCTTGTAAATGTATGGCATTGTTGTTGGAAGTCTTTCAAGAAGATCTTTTACGTAACTACTACAGATGATGCAGGACAGCCTCAGATCAATATAGTTGATGAAACATATCAGCCTGTTGGTAATGAGGTTAGCGTAGAACCAGATTGGATTATAGAGGTATGGGAAGGATATAGAGCTGGTAGTGATTTATACTTTGGTATACAGCCTATTGAGTATCAACATGTAAGTATCGATAACCCTAATAGCCAGAAGCTTCCTTATTGTGGTGCTATTTATAGTAATACAAATAGTAAGCCTAGATCATTGGTTAGCATTCTTAAGCCATTACAGTATATGTATATTGTATTGTGGTACAGACTTGAGTTAGCTATCGCTAGAGATAAAGGTAAGGTTGTAAACATGGATATCACATAGATTCCTAAGTCTATGAATATTAGTCCAGCTAAATGGATGCACTACTTGTCTAGTGTTGGTGTTAACTTTATTAACCCGTACGAAGAAGGCTGGAATATCCCAGGAAGAGAGGGTGGTAAGCCTGCTCAGTTTAACCAGATAACAGCATTGGATCTTACAATGTCTAACGTCATAGCTGAATACATACAGCTGATGGATAAGATAGAAGAGTTGGCTGGAACTATTTCTGGTATTACATAGCAGCGTGAAGGAGCTGTAAGTTCATCAGAGATGGTAGGTAATGTAGAAAGATCTGTGGTACAGAGTTCGCATATTACAGAGCCATTGTTCTGGGTTCATAACCAGTGTAAGCGAAGAGTACTTAATATGCTCCTTAATACAGCTAAGGGCGCTTGGGAAGAGACTGGTAAACAGAAGCTCCAGTATATCTTTGATAATGGAGAAAGAGCATTCTTGGACATTACTCCTAAGTTCTACTATGAGGACATGGATGTATTCGTAAGTGATACGTCTAAAGATCTTGAGAACATACAGAAGCTTCAGTAGCTTATACAGCCAGCTATGCAGAATGGTGCTAGCTTACTTGAAGCCGCAGAGATTCTTACGAATGATAACTTCAATATCATTAAGCAGAAGCTTAAGGATATGCAGACCAGACAGGAGCAGATACAGCAGCAGCAACAGGAAGCAGAAGCTCAGCAGCAACAGCAGTTGCAGCAGATGCAGAATGAGTCTAAGCAGCAAGAACTTATGTTACAAGAAGCTCAGATGGATCTTCAGAGATATCAGATTGATCAAGATAATCAGACTAAGATAGCTGTAGCACAGATTAATGCTTATCGTGGAACCGAGGAATTAGATCAGGATCAAAACGGAATCCCAGATCCAGTAGAAATCGGAAAGCAAGCTATCGAGCAGCAGAAGATTAATCAAGAGGCTTACAATAAGCGTTATGAAGCTAAGCAGAAGCGCGAGATAGAAGATCAGAAGATTTAGCTTGAGAAGGATAAGATGAAGCATGAAACAGAGCTGCAGAAAGCTAAGGATGATGCTGCTTATGAACGCGAGAAACTTAAGGCTCGCACGGCCCTTAAGAATAAAACATCTGGCGAGAAGTAATGAAGTTTGACAACAAGACATTTTAGTAGAAGTATGAAGCGTGGAAGAACGGCGCTGATTACTGGAAGGATATTAGAGGAATCAACTTGGGTGGAAACACCCAGGCTGAGGAACCTAGTCCAGAAGAGCAGCAGTAGATGAATTAGGATGTATAGGCTATACTTAATGCTTATAATGAAGGAAAGGATGTTAATATAGCTGAAGACATTATTAAGCCATTACCTTTTGATACTCCATTAAACGAAGAACATCCTATACTTCATAAATATAAAGGTGGAAAAGATGATTCTATTAATACTTTTGTTAACAGAATGGGCCCTCTTGTAGGACAATAGCTAAACAGATATGGCTACGGTGATGCTGCATATTATAATGTAATGCGTTAGCTTGCATATGAATCTAATTATGGTAGATCTAGAGTTGCTAGAAGACAGCATAATTACGGTGGAGTAGGCTGGAACGGAAAGACGTATACAACTTATAAAAGCGATGCAGATTTCGTTAAGGATTATGTAAGGCTTATGCATACAAGATATGGAGCAGCGCTTAGAGCTAAATCTACATAGGATTATGCTAGAGCACTTAAGCAGAAGGGTTATTATGAAGATTCTCTTTAGAATTACTCAAGAAACCTTAATAGTATGAATAGCCTTGTTAGGGCAGCTCGTAATCATAGGAATGCGCATAAAGACGCCTATAACTATAATGTGTAGTTAAACGACCTTGAGTAGGATTATGAAGATGCTAAAAATACTAGTCCTATAATTATCAATTCGCCATCTACAAGGTAGCCTAGTACTATTAGAACAGATGTTCCGGCAACTTTACTTGGCCCAACTTAGGAAGAGATAAAGGCTCAGCAATAGCGTGATCTTAATAAGTATAAACAGTAGATGTATGATAGGTTAACATAGCCTTCACTTCCAAATATACTAAACTTGCTTCCATCTAATAACTTTGGAAAAGACTCTTATGGCTAGAAGTTCTGGTGGAGAAGAGGTAATAATCTTAAACTGATGTAATTATGACACAGATGGAAAGTCCTAAGCGAAAGATGCAGAAAAAGAACGACTATCAGCGTCATAAGCTCTTTCGTAAGATTAAACGTAGAAGAAAAGCATAGGCTGAAGCAGATTAGCATATGGCTGAAAAATAGCTTAGAAAGAAACTTAAGATTCCTAAGTTTGGAAGTGGCAAAGATATTAATATAAAGAAATCTAAGCGTGGTACATTTACTAAAGCAGCTAAATAGCATGGCATGAGTGTTCAAAGCTTTGCCAATAAGGTTTTGAAAAATCCAAGCAAGTATAGTGCAGCTATGAGAAAGAAAGCAAACTTTGCGCATAATGCAGCAAGTTGGAAACATTAAACATTACACGGGTTCGACTCCCGTGTAGCGTACAACAATTAAAAATATTAACTTAGTTATAATTTAAATTATGGCAAGAAAGAAGAAAAATCCATTAGGTGATTTTGAAGACGCTTTGAGCTCTCTCGGGTTCGGTGGCCAGGAAGGTGGCGACAGCGTTACAGACATCGATAATCAGGATGTGGTTAATCAGGTGTTAGACGACCCTAATGATGATATTGATAATTTAGACAATCCAGATGACGACAAGTCTTCTGAGGATAATAAAGATGATAAGAATGTAACTGGTGATCCTAATGCCCATGATGATGAGACACAGATCCCAGATAATATTTTAAATAATAATACGTCCGACACAACTACAGTTGACAACGAATAGGATGACGACAATGATGATAATGATCAGCAGACTGACACTGACGTCGTAGATCCTGGAGAAGCAGAATAGATTGGTGCTTTCTTTGACGCATTCGCTGAAGCTAATGGTTGGAGTGTTGATGCAGACGAGAAACCTAAGTCAGTCGAGGACCTCGTGGAGTATATCAAAGATGTCGTAGATGAGAATTCAACCCCACAGTACGCCGATGATCGTATTGCTAGACTTGATCAGTACGTAAAGAATGGTGGTAAATTTGAAGACTTCTATCAGACACAACAGAAATCTATGTCTTACGATAACATAGATTTGGAGGACGAATCTAATCAGAAAGCAGCTGTTCGTGAGTTCTATAAATTACAGGGAATGAACGACGAACAGATTAGTCGCAAGATTGAGCGCTATGAAGATGCTGACATGCTGGAAGATGAAGCAGCTGATGCTGTAAATTATCTTAAGGCGTACGAACAGCAACAGCAAGAGTATATGGCTCAGCAACAGGAAGCTCAGAGACAAGAACAAGAGCAGCAAGCTGCACAGTTCATGGACGACCTTACTTCTAGTATTAATGGTCTTACCAATATTAGAGGTATCAATATCCCAAAGGAGGACAGAAAGGCATTGTTCGATTATATTACAAGAACTGATGCAGACGGTTTAACAGAGTATCAGAAGGCTTTTAATAATAACCTTGTTAACAATTTGATAGAATCAGCCTACTTCACAATGAAGGGTGATGCTCTACTGGGCGAAGCACAGCGCAATGGTCAGACATCTGCTGCGAGTAAACTTAGACAAATGCTCAAACACCAAACAAAAAATCATACATCATACAATGTTGGGCATGAAAAACAACCTCAGGCATGGGATCTCGCGTCAAAATACCTATGATGAGACAATTAACATATTATGAATAATTCAAGTTCTTTATTAAATAATCTTCAGCTCTACCGTGGTAAGCGTTTTGCTGACTTGGTAGACGAAAACATGATTGCTAACGCAATGCTTACAAAGCCTCATGAAGTAGCAGGCTTGTTGTCATTGGTTTTTGGTACAAAGGATGATGGTATTTCAACTACCATCGACTTGTTAACTGGTGGTCTTGGTTCAACCATGACTATCGAAAACAGAGAATATGAGTGGTCTGTAATGATTGATGCTGATCACGCTGTTAATATCCGCTATGCTAAGTGGAATGGTAAGGAGATTACCCCTAAGTCAATTACAGAAGGTTTGACTCCTGGTATTAATAATACTCCTATTTATCTTGGTCTTGAAGAGAAGTGGTTCGGTCCAGGTGCAATTCTTGCATTTGACAATGTAAACTTCCAGGTACGTGTAAACGGTACTCCATACCAGGATGGTAGCACATGGGTATATGAGTGTTACGTAGCAGAAGGCTTCCAGGGTTCTTATATTCCTTGCGAGTATTTGCTCCCAGGCCGTCAGGTAGACCGTATCGGTTCTGCATACGAGGAGTACAGTGATGAGGCAGATATCATCAACTATCAGACTCCATTTAAGATGCGTAATAGCTTGATGACTATGCGTCTTACTTACGATATCACTGGTGATGCTTACTCTACAGTATTGGCTATCGCTTTGACTGATCCTGAGACAGGTAAGAAGTCTTATTTGTGGTCTGACTATCAGTATTGGAAGGCTCTTCGTGAGTGGAAGAAGAGAGAGGAGAAGCAGTTGCTGTTCGCTCACTCTAACCGTAATGCAGATGGTACTTACAATTTGAAGGGTACTAATGGTCGTTTCGTTCCAATCTCTGCAGGTTTGTTTGAGCAGATTGCTCCAGCTAACGTACGTTACTATACTAAGCTGACTACAGAGTTGTTCGAGGATTACTTGTTCGATCTCTGCTACAACATCATTGGTACCAACGAGCGTAAGTTTGTTGCTTTGACCGGTGAGATGGGTATCCGTGAGTTCGACCGCATCTTGAAAGAGAAGGCAGCTAGCTTCAATATGATTGATACACACTTCATTACAGGTTCTGGTCAGGACTTGAAGTTGGGTGGTCAGTTCACAACTTACACTATGACTAATGGTATCGAGTTGACAGTTAAGCGTTGTGCTATGTTTGATAACATGGAAATGTTCCGTCAGCTTCACCCATTGACAGGTAAACCATTGATGTCTTACACATTCTTGTTCGTTGACCTTGGTCGTCGTGATGGTCAGGCTAACATCGTTAAGGTATGTCGTAAGGGTCGTGAGTTCGTACAGTGGTGTACTGGTGGTTCTGTATTGCCAAATGGTTATGCAAACAACATCAACACTATGCGTTCTAACAGCCGTGATGGTTACCAGGTACACTTCCTTGGTGAAGAGGGTATCATGCTGAGAAACCCATTGTCATGTGGTATCTTGTATTGTGATGCTGAAGACCAGGAGACTATTGCAGTCGAGAATAGAGCAGCAGAGCTCGCGTAATTAATAAAATAATATACAATGTTCAACCCCACCCAAAATCGGGTGGGAGCTTGGCATTGCAACAACTAATTGAAAAATTATGGTAGTTGAATTAAAGATCAGAAAGAAAAATCCCTGGGCTGGATTGTTGAAGTATAAACATTGTTTTGATTATATTGCACCTTACTTTACCAGATCTGGGTCGATATACACAGGTTTAACACCTGAGGACGAAAAGAAATTTGAAAAGGAGCTTGGTTATCCAGAAGGCCATCTCGCTAAAAATTCTCCATTCTGGAATACATTCTGTGTTAAGGTTGGTTCTAAGAGTACAATTCTCGATGACTCATTCCCAAGACAGGCTATGATCATTAAGTTCCTTGAGGGACATAAGAGAGTAGCTACATCACTTGATAAACTCAATGCTGGTAAGGATTATCTGCTTATTAATAGGCAGGCTGAAGCTATTGAGAAGAATAAGATTAACAAGCTTCGTAGAGACGCTATTATTGCTTTTGGCAAGCTTTCTCTTGAAGAGATGCGTAAGTGTCTTAGACTGTTCGGTGTTAGCGCTGATACAATGTCTAATGAGCTTGTAGAATCTACATTGTTCTCATTGGTTGATAAATAGCCACAGAACTTCTTTACAAAGTGGGTTAATAACAAGACAAAGGAAACAGAGTTCTTGATCGAGAGCGCTATTGCCAAAGGTATTATCCGTAAGGATAGAACACAGTATTACTATGGTTCTGAGATGCTTGCAGACTCATTGTAGGATTGTATTGCATACTTGGACGCAAAGAAGAATCAAGACTTAAAGATCTCGATTATTAATCAGGTCGAAAATAAATAATTAAACTAACGACGTATGACGCATAGTGATATTTATACTAAGTTTATGATTGAATATGACAAGGCAAATATAACTTCGTCATATCCGTCGCTAACTAAATATGAGATTGCTACAATACTCGATAAAGCCTACCTAGCTCTTATAGCTCAAAAATATACAGGAAACAATCCTAGAAGGTCAGCGTTTGAATCAGATATGAAAGCAATCGAAGATTTATAGCCATTGATTAACAAATTAACTGCCATTGGTAGTTTATCTGGCGATAATAGCTATACATTCGCTACGCACACTATAGATAATCTTGTTTTATACATAATTGATGGACAGATTGAAATCAAAGAAAGCATTAGTTCTCACGATAACAAGAATCATCAATATGAAAATATAGTATTCGTATCGCATGATGTTGCTAAAAAATTTAAGGTTACAAAAACAAATCTACCTTGGATTGAGTAGCCTGTAGGATGTATAGAGAACAACAATGTTGTGATATATATAGACCCAATGGATGTGCAATATAATGGAGCCCAGTCAACAGCTGAATTCACATATATTAAACGTCCTGCAAAATTTGCTATTGGACCAGGACTGTCAGTAAACGACTACGATTTCGGATAGACTAAATTTGAATTATCTGATAGCATGGCAGAAGAATTAATTAATTTGGCAATTATTATGTCTACCGAGATTGTAGAATCTAGTAGACTTACTACTAAAGCTAATACTAGACCACTTGAATCATGACAAGAGAAGAAACAAGAAAACTTGGTATTGAGTTTGAACGTAGACTAATTGAAGTATATCCTTAGTTTGCGACAGAAGAGAAACTTAGCACCGATGCAATATATTCATTCTTAAGCGAGTTCTAGACACAGTATGTAAAAGTATTGTATTCTAATGAAGACGATTTTCAACGTGGTACTAGACGAGCTAAAAGAATAAGCGATGTTAGTAGATCTTTAATTAGGCGAGTTAATATAAAGACATCAAATGATGATGGCTTATATAAACTGCCAGAAGATTACGCAATGTATGTAAGATCTGAAAGCATCGTTACAAAAAATTATAAAAGTGATAAGGTTTTAGAAGATGGTGTAATTACACCAAATATACTTATTAAGCAAGAAGATGTAGATAACGTAATCAATGCGTACTACAACTATAATGGGATCATAAAAAATCCATTAGTTATATTTGAAAGTACTAATTATACAAGTAATTAGTTTAAGGTTATATCTGACGTATATACATAGATAGAGAGTGTAGATCTTACATACTATTGCCAGCCTAATGCATTCAATGTATTAAAGTTTGATGACAACGATCAGTCTGCTGGAGCTGTACATAGTTATTGTTCGCTTCCGTATTCATGTTTTGAAGAGCTCGTGTCAGGTGCTGTAGACATGTATTTGACTCAGTATAAACTAAAACTCGCTTAGGGTAATTCTAAATAGAAATCACAACCAAAATAGTAGGAGGCTGAGTAATGAGGAATATAGATATTTTAGTAGGGCTAGAAAGAGAGATAAATAAATTTGATAGCCAGCTAGACAAACCATCTACTGACGAATCTTTATTCTGGCTCAATTAGGCTGTTGGTAAGTTCATTAAGCTTAGATTTAATAGCGATCTTGTTCACGGAACTTCATATGAACAAAATGAAAAGCGTAGAGAAGATCTTATTAAACTATACGAACAGAAGACTTACGCATCAACAAATATGACTGTAGATGAAAGTCAGCCGTCATATACATCTTACACAATAACATATCCAGAAGACTTCATGTTCTCACTCAATGAGGACGTCGTAATAAGCGATCTTGATGGAGAGAATAAAATCAATACATGTATGTTTGAGTGCACGTAGGATAGTTTTATGTACAGAGTTAACAACAGTCTTACAGATTTCCATTACAGGTTTCATAGAGCTAGACCTCTACGTGTAAGAAACTCTAATGGATGTATGTTGCTAACAGATAAGCAATATAAGATTAGTGAATATTCTTTAGGTTATCTCAGAAAGCCTACAGAAATAACACTCGATAACCCTTATGATGAATATGAGGATTTCGAGGATATTATTATGCCCGAGATTATAAAGATTGCTGCTCAAATGTATTTAGAAAACAAGAAAGACGAGCGCTATAAAACTATAACTCAAGAGGTAAATACACAAGAATAATAATTTTAACGTGGAAAGCCCAGCTAGTTAGGTCTAGCATTAATATTATAGGGTGAGTAGAAAAAATTAATTTTAATATGATTACATATGTAAATACAGTCCTTGTTTCTAACAAGAACGGTGATACACTTGCTACAGCTGAAGATTTGGCTGGCAAGGAAACAAAAGCAGAACTTAAGCCATTGGTTGGCAAGTTTGTATTCATGAACTGCGATCCATCTGCACAGGATGGTACAGCTATCACAGATGTTTATGCTTATGATGAAAACGCAGATCGTTTTAAGATTGGCGTTATTACATCTGATAGTTTTCAGAAGGTTGGTAAGGATGGCACCGTTAAGTTTGTCCCAGTTATCAAGTGGTCTAATATCATCAACGTTGCAGATATTAAGTCTGTAACAAAGCTCGACTATAAGGACGATGCTGAAGATCAGATCACAATAGACTTTACAAACGTACCAGCAGAAACACTTAAGGTTCTTGCACAGGGTGGTTGTCCTGTTGTACTTCGTCTTACATTCAAAGATATGCCAATGCGTTATCGTAAGTGGACAGAGTCTTATAGCTACGTTACAGAAGTTGGTGACGGTGTTGAGCAGATTATCGCTGGTCTTGTAAAGGATATTATTCGTGCTCCAAAGCGTCAGAGAGTATACGCTAAGACTGATGAGAAGAAGCTTATTCTTACAGCAATGAAATATGATGACGATGAGTCTAATAGAACAGAAAACGTATACATGAAGGGTCGCTTTGATGCAAATATGTATTGGATGAATCCAGCTGCTCCAGGTTGGGCATCTAACAACAAGTATGATCTTGGTGCAGTTTTCTCAAAGAAGGAAGGTACAACATACCCTGCTTCAGCTAAGCTTGTTCGTGATCGCGAACGTGCATCATTTGACTACCAGGGTGTTTTGCATCGTAGCTGCTGGTACGATCCTCAGCCAGCTATGGTTACAAATATCGATAATAAATACGATGGTATTACAATCGAGTTTGAGAACCAGTATAGAACAGCTGATGATTTGTGGCGCAGAACAAAGCAGACCGTTGAGATTTACGCATCTAATAATGGTGAAAAGTTTACAACTGGTGCTGTAGAGATTGCTGGTGGACTTGTAGAGAAGCTTCAGAATATGATTCAGGCTCGTCAGAACATAGCAAATCCTATTAGTAATGCAAACGCATACGACGAAACGAAATTTTAATATTTAGCCGGGGTGGGGTAATAAGCCCTATCTCGGCTTTTTGTTTTTAAATACATATCAATATGCAAAAAATCAGAATTGGAAATGATATTAGAATAAATATATCACTTGTTGATAAGACAGAATATAGTGCATCTAATATCAAAAATATAAAATGTTATTTGGTTAATAAAACATTAACCGAGAGCATGAATAAAAAATGCTGCAATAGTTAGTATTTGCTAAATTGGTGTGGATGTCCTACGTATCACGTATTGCCTCATTGTAGAAATAAATTCTACTACAATGGAAGAGATTTTGACTGCAAGTGCGAAATGGATAAATATAGACCTTTGGACAAAACAAAATATCTCATGGAGTCTGAATTAGATGCAAACAACAATGTTATAAATGCATACTTCCCATCAAAGGATTAGATATGCGGAGTATATCAATTAGTTGTTGTTGTAGAAACATTTGTTCCTGGCTGGGGAAAAAGGCAGCTTAAAACTAATACGATAGACTATGGTGAGATATTTGAAATCGTTGATAAAGGTACAGAGTAGACTGGTGGTATAACAATAACAACCGGAGTTGATCCTTTGATTAATTCTGGATTTATTGGATATCTCGCAGTAAGACCATTTGCCGAAGATGAAGAAAGCGATAGCGAAAAGGGCTTTGATAGATCTGACGATGGATACGAAAACCCATCACAGGAAACATATGATAAGGTAGGAATATAGAATGTAGATCCTAATCTACTTCTCGAAGTTCATGATTTATCAAGATTTTCAACTATAGTAAATTATGTAGATGGTCAATATTTGTGGGTAATGTCTAAAAAGCCTATTAAAAACCTTATTGACGGAAGTATGAATAATATACCATTTACTACTGTTTAGTACAATGCTGAAACAGGATATTATTATTATGCAGGTTCTAACCCAGTACTTAAAAATACCATGTCTGGAGGAGTTTCTGTAAAGGCAATATTCTAAAATGACTAATTATGGCAGATATTAAAAACTCGTATATAAGACCAAAGAAAGAGGATACAATCGTATACGGAAGGATTGTTAGTGCGTCTACAGAAGGCGTTGTGGCAGATGCTGGACAAATATACGATGAACAACTCAAAATTGGTCAGCACGAATTAAATAAGCGAATTATAAAGAGCGGCATTGGATCATTTGCCGGAATACCTACATATACAAAAGAAATCATAGATGGCGTAGATCCTAGTGACATCCCTGATAAATACATACTTATAGCTGATAAGGAAAGTGACCTAAAAACAAAACCTTCTAGAGAAGTTGAGGTAAATGGTACGTATGTCGACATTTTGTTTTCTGCCATAAGAGCCTTATAGAGCGAAGTGGCAAAAATAAGGAATACGTTTAGATATGGACTCAATTCATATACTGATGAAAATACATTAATGTCATCTGTTCTAGATGGTATTTCTGATCCAGACGATGAACCATTGTGGGCGGTTGATAAAGAAGATTTATCATCCGTTACAAGTCTTACAATAGGTTAGGGTTGTGAACTTGCGCCAGAATCAAACTTAGGCTATGACGAAGAAGGTATAGTAAAGGTTACCGGGGAAGCTACATGGAATGATGATTAGACTGTAAAATAGGTTACAGATCCTAAGATTTTTATGTATTTTACTGTAACTAATCCGGATGTAACCATACACTTAACAAATGGAGAAAACCAGACTCGCTTTAATATAAATTCAATAGAGTTACCAAAAGCTGATGCATACAATATAATGGTTTGCATTAGTAGAATGGTAGAAGATGCTGGTAGTAGATATATATACATTAGTATCGGTGATGCTATTCATGACAAGGTATACAAATAGGGTTATTATTATGATGGTAAGCTAAATAACATACGAAACGATATTGGGTATTCTTATTATCCAGACTGGGTTACGTTCAAAGATACAAACGTTTCCATGTTTGATATATGCTCTAAGTTCTAGGACTTTTCTAACCAGGTTATTCCTAGCGCACCATCTGAGTAGGATTACAAATATAAAGTATCACACATAACAATTCGTTCCGTAAAATCAGAAGATGTACTTTAGAAGATAAAGAATCAAATTCAGAATAATGAATTAACCTTTGTTGAAAGTACAAAGAATTTATGGATTAAAAATAATGATAAACTAGTTAAAATTGCTGCTGGTGGCGGTACAACACCAGATGACGGTATGACAGAAAGTGAAGTATTAGACTTGCTTAAGAAGCAAGGTATTATTCGCGAGGATGGTGAAAACCTACGAATAACAGACCTTTCAGATATTACATTTATTCACCAAGACACTGGCAAGAAGTACAAGTTCTTTATCAATGAGTCTGGAGATCTTATTAATCAAGAAATTCCTAATGACGAAGATCTGCTTTCTAATAGAGTAATCGCTAGTGGCGTTGACCTGGATAGCTGGAGTGCTAGAGGATTTATCGGCAGACTTAGATTAGCCGAATATAATAAAGCAAATCCATCTAATAGATTATCTGAAACACAAAACATTGGATTATATTCTGACAGAATAAAAATTGGTGCATTCTATGCGCCGTTGGATACAGATATCGTACACGGTTGTACGAGAGCATTCGTTGAGCTTGAGAATACATCTGATAGCGACTTTTGTTTACAGGGGTGCTACTTGCATTACACTAGACCAATGGACGACAAGTAGACTGTATATCATTTACCTCTTACTGGTACAATAAAGGCAGGTGGTACATATGTTATCGCAGGAGCTTATTATGGTGACAAGAAAGATGAAAATGCTTATATTAAGGTAGATTCGTACGATCAAGAGTGGTATGAAGATGGTAAGTTGATTGATTTTACAATCGATACAAGCTCTAGCCTTGGCAATGGTTTTGCTTTGACATATGGTAATGAGGAATTAACTCCAACAACATATTTATGGAAAGCTAACGATAGTTCTGTAACTATATTTAATGATACTAAGACTTATCCTAACTTATATGATCCATCATTTATTGATGCAATCTATTTCTTTACAGGTGTTATAGATTCTTCAAAGACTGGATACTGGGCAAAGCTTGTACTCGGTATCAAGTCGAATACAATGTACAAAAATACATTTGAGCTTGACCCTGCACAGTAGGCTTATTAGTCAGCGAATGTTAAAGACAGTTCTAGAGCAAGATGGGCTAGTACAGCAGATGTTTGGATTGTGGATCTTAGTTCGCCAATGATTAGTTTCCCACATTCTAAAGAATAGTATAGTGTGGCTAACTTTACTCCAAAGGCGTCTTATTTAAATAAGAATGTATGTACAGATAAGTCTAAGCTTGATGTAACTAAACCAAATATGGTTACATGTTCGTTTGGTGTAGACATGCACAAGGATAGAGCGTTTAACTGGATCTCTGTAGGATACCATGATGAGTATATCTGGATTAGATAGAAAGGCTAGACTGAATGGACGTCTCGATTCGAATCTTACAAAGAGGTAGAAAACGCTACTACATAGGCCACATCTTATCCTAGAAGAAAAGAGTACTCTAAAGACGTTAACAACATTATCTATAATAGAATCGTAAGTAGATTTCCAGCAGATGGAACACAGTATACATCTCATAAATGTGTAATTAATGTTGTTAGCTCTGCGGTTACAGGAGGCCCTTAGGTTTGGGAGTACGTTGTTGGTAGACCTAACGCTAACGGTAATCCTGGTTCGTATGTATCAGACGTACAGACATTTACATTGTATCCAGAAACATATAAGCCAGTTATTTATCAGACAACCGACCAGCAGGGATTCGATTGGCTGTAGTACCAGGTTTGGGCGGCAGCAGCAAACAAGCTAAATGAAAAGATCGCCGAAGACCAAAAGAGTAGCAATATTATCCCTATTGTTATGAATACTGGAGATATGACACAGAATGGAACAAGAATCAATGAATGGTTTGATTACTACAACGCTGGTCATGTTTTGTTCAATAAGTTTGAGTAGATGAATGTTGTTGGCAACAACGACCTCTGCGGTACAAACGTAACAAATCTTGGAACTGGAGACGACCTTGGCAAATCAAACTCTTTCTACTTCCATGTGTTCTATTGCTATGATATAGATGAGTCTATATTCGTACCAATTGTTAATGGCAAATATATACCATCTCTGTATTATTTCGAATCAAAGAACTACAGATTCGTTATGATTAATAGTGAAATTACAATGATTAATTGTAACCAGTGGTTTAATCTTAAAGATGGAGAAGACACTATTAATATTTATACCGGTTATACTATTGGCACAAACCAGAAATATGTTAGCAGTTTTACGTCTATCTATACAATGGTTTACAATATGCTTAACACTAGCAAAAAGTGTATAGCTGCTTGTCATGAAATGCCGTTCACTGTTATTACTAATAGCAGTATCGCAACTGGACAGGAACGTTATTCTAGATCACTTGGACCTAATGGTACCGCATTAATCGGTAGCCATTGCAATTAGATTGATAAAACCGAAACTGGTGCTGGTACATATTGGCTTAGTAGACTCCTTGAGTATAAAGGGGTAAAGCTTATGATCGGTGGCCATAAACACACATATGCTTGTACATACCCTGTTAGAGAGTATTTCTTCTTTGGATAGAACAAAAACAGCAAAGACAATTTTGCAGAGTATTCGATGAGCAATACATTGTAGAACGATAATGTTAGATTTGTTGTAGATGGTAAAGATTATACAAAGTTCCCTTTAACAAAACGAGGTGATGTAGGATAGGCTCCTACTGGCTTCTTCCCATATACAAGTGTACCTAACCTTGAAGGTGGCGTCACTTATTTTATGTGTTAGGCTACAGGATTTAAGCTTACATCAAATAAAGAGCTTCCTTCTGCAAACTAGAAGTTCTCTTTAGCTATACCAGAAACAACAGTTAAAAATGGAAATGATACAGCGAATGCTAATCAGAAATACCCAATGTTTGGTATTATAAGGCTGGTTGATTCTGATTATAGTATAGAACTTGTTAGAATAGCAAACATTCTAACATCAACAGCTAAGTTTACATAGTATGATTATTCTACATCACCTATGAAGTTACAATATTTCAAACAGGTCACAAATAACAATTATGGTGAATGGGTTGATGCAGAAACAACAATGCTTACAGTATGAGATTAAATAACAATTCTAAGATTGTTAGTGATGACGATATAATAATGTCGGATGGCTCTTTGACGCTGTCCGACAAATTGTCGTCTATAACTAATGATGTAAATTCGCTTAAGACAAATGTTAAGTGGATTTATAAATATGGCGGAGTCGGTTCTGGCTCCGGTTCCGGAGGCGGAGGTGGCGATAAACCGTTTAGTGTGTTTGCGTCGCTTAATGGTATCTAGATCAAGGGTAACAATATTGTCCTCAATGGAATAGATACATATCCACTTCTTATTATAATAAACAACCCAAATGGTGGTAAGTTTAATGTAACATACTCGTACACAACAAAAACTGCTAGTGGCGGAGAAACCACTTAGACAAGAACTTAGATTTTATCTATCGAAAACGCGTTTAGATTTTAGACTAATATTAATCTTAATACAAACGCTACGCTTACTATTACTGTAACAGATGGTAATGATACACAGCAGGTATCATGCCAGTATATTGTTACCCCATATTCGTTCGATGTATCACTTGTTGATGATAAAGGCAAGAAGTATTTAACAGATAGTAATACATATGAGATCTTTATAGAAACGGCAAGAGATACTGGTCTTAATATAAAGGTTGACTACGTAGTTTCTATTTCTGCAACAATAAACTACTCAGCTAGGTTTAATGGATAGGACTTAAGTTCTGGTAGTATTGAAGATCAAAAAGGATCACTTATATTTCCTATAGATAAGAGTAATTTTACAAATGATAAATCTGGACTTTACTCTGCAGTATTTAGTACGCAGGTTATACCAGATGGTTAGGAAATGATCTCAAATGACCAGACTATAAACATATCTCTTATACCTAACGAGTTGTACTGTTTGATATCTCCAGATGTTGGTGTTATATACAATACTAAACAGACCGAGGGATATTATATTTACAATCCTGGATATATTCAGTTTAACTATAGAATCTATGAAGGAGTAAATAACAACAGAAGTTACAATGTTTTCGTAAAGATTAACGGAGTATCAATGTTCGAAAACGGTCTTACCGTAACAGAGCGTCAAGAGAACTCATTTAAGATTCTTGCTACAAAAGCTGGAGAAAACACAATTGAAATAAATGTTTCCGGATACAGTGCTAAATATTATTTCTATGTAAAAGAATCAGAGGATCAGCTTGATTGGTTTGAAAATTCGCAGTAGTGGAGCTAGTACTATTATAGAATCAATACTTGTACAGATAATTTTAAGCAGTATTTAGCTAACACAAGTATATCTTAGACAGTTAACTCTAACGCTATTAGAATAACAGGTATTGAACCTCCATAGGTTAGTGGTACAGGAAACATTTGTACACATATAGCTATCGGTTTACAGTTTAATCATATAAACTCTGATAACGCTACTATTATAAGTTTGTACAACGAAGGAGATTCTCCAATTATGACTATAGGGTAGCAGCTAACAACTAGAGGTAGTTCATTCGTAGATTGTTATATACAGAAGCAAAACGATGCTGATAAAGATGATCTTACAAAATATCACCTAGTGTAGGTTTTCTCAAATTTTGTAAAAAAGAATGGCAATGACTCATACTATGACACTTCTATATATATTGATGGAAGAATGGAGGCGTCATTCTCTAGTTTATTCAATGCACCATTGCTTGTAAAACAATTGCAGATAAATCCTGCTAACGTTTACATTAACACAATAGATGTTGATTATCTGCCAGTGTCCGATATTGGAGAGAACGGAGATTACGACGTATATCAATATTATCTTAAATATAGATCTGAGATAATTCGCGAACAAAGCGAAGAGTTTTAGCAAGAACTTATTTTAAAGCAATATTTAAAAAAGTTTAATGTTGGAATAGATGGTAGAATTATTACAGACGGTGCAACAATTAGTGATATCGCTGCAAATACATCAACTCCGGTTCTTGTTATGACGTGCCAAGACAATGGTACCGGAACTCCAATGATATAGAGACTTGAGAAAAATTATGGTGAGGACGGAACAGGTGAAGGATCAGATCTTAATTTCCCCGTATCAATTGAATGGAGTTCTGGAAGATCTGCATTAACAGAAGTTAAGATGCCGGATTCATTTACTAATGCACAGTTTAGGGCGTCGTTACAAGGTTCTTCTACAAAATTGTATAGAGTAAAAAACTTTACATTAGCAATAGAAAATACAGACCAATCTGAAACTGCTGACGTTTACTTGTACTCTCCTAATTTTAATCAAGATAACCCTGAGACATTTTTACCAGAAACACAGTTTACATTAAAAGCCGATGTCGTTGATAGCTCTCACTCAAATAACACAACTTGTGGAAAGTTTGTAAACACCGTTTGTGAAAAATTTAGCGATAATATTAGCGAGGATAGCGTATTTAAGCCGTACATAAAGAACTGCCTTGAGGGATTTCCTATACTTTTGTTTATGCATATTGTTACAGAAGATCCTGATACTGGAAACAAAGACGACGTTTATTACTACTTCGGCGTATATAACTTTAACCTTGGTCGTGAAGCGTACTTCAATCTCGGCTACAAAGACCTTAGAGTGCTTGGCGACAAGACTACATTAACTGGTAGTGGCAAAGACTTTGTGTTTTATAAAATAAACAACGATGATAATACGTTGAGAGAAGGTCTTGGTGTTGCTGAAATTTAGGGCGGTTCTAACTATTTTGACTTCTCACAGTATGATTCTACTATATTATTTTAGCAGAACAAAGAGAACGATAATACATATATGTTTGGAGACCTTGTTCATGGTTCAAACTTTTCTGAAGCAGAACTGTAGGAGTCTATACAAAAGCTCGTAAAATCAGTGACGCTTGGAGGTGGATATTTGTTTGACTATCTAAAGAAGGGAAGAGGCTCTTATGAAGATGGATATTCTGCAGAAGAGCTTGATGAATCTGGAAATAAAACTGGCAAATCATTAAATATGGTTCCGGATTATACTAAATAGTACCAAAGAAGGTCTGCTGGATCAAGTTGGCAATACGTATTGAAGAATACTATTAGTCCTGGAACATAGAATAATTTAAGAGATCTTTGTATACCAGATGTTGATAACAATAGACCATCAGAGTTAAACTTCTAGTCAGTATCGGAGTATTATACAATATGTATGGTTCTTGGTCTTGTTGACAGTGTAATGAAGAACCTTAATATTAAGACGTGGTCTGGCAAGAATTCTGCTGGTACAACTTGGGTTACAGCATTCTATGATATGGATACATGTTTAGGTATCAATAATAGCGGTGGTAAAATTTCTTATTTTGCCTTCTCAGACTATTGGGATGGACAATTAAAGAAAACTCAAGACGGTGTTGATTATCCAGATAATGTAAATATATATAGAGACTTTTCACCATCTACACTTGGGTCAAACGGATTCGATGTTCCTTCATCATATTTATTCGCGGTTGCTAAGTATGCTAGATTAATATTTAAAGACGACGAATAGTATACGGTTAACTATCCATAGGAATTGTATGCAAAATGGAGAAGTAATGTTATAAACAACAAGACTCACGAAGGTATTCTAAAAAATGCTGATTATTTTGTAGATAATTTCTACGCTAATAATCTCGGTTCTATAAATAACCTACTTGTAACATACAACTATAGATCTAAATATCTAGCACTCGATAATTCTGGTACACAATGGAATCCTGTTGATTATCAGAAGTTTAATGGAACCAGAATTAACTATGTAAGAGATTGGTTTAATGGTAGATTGCATATTCTTGACGCATACTTTAATCTTAACTCAAGTATAGGTGTTCCTATACAATATAGAGATAGTGACGGATAGTGGAAGGATATAAATCTAAGTAGCGATCCAAATGTTGAAAACATCGTATACGATTGTACTTATAATGCAGCAAACTATTCTGTACCTATGAATCAAGATGTAATTATCCTTAGAGACATATTCTCTTCAGGAAGTTCTTCTGCTGGTATTCAGCTTGGTGCAAACGCTAGCTTTAAGATTAAATGTCCTAAATTTTCTCCTTTGTAGATTACTAAGGCTAACTCAGTTATTGCAAACTATATAATTGGTGGAGATAATTATCAATAGGTCGACATTAAAACAACCGGTGTGCAAGGTGTTAAAGTTGGAGGTTCTTAGCTATGGTCTTACCTTGAAAATATAAATTGGATAGAAGGAAACGCTTAGACTGGTTTGTATATTGGATCTGATAAACTTGAATCAATAAATGGTTCTTCGAATACATTTGGAAGCTTCTCTTTTGATACGCCTAGTGTTAAGGAGATCAATTTAACATCACCTGGTTATACTGCAACATTAACACTTAATGGGGCTGATAACTATCCAAACCTAAGCTCTATTAATCTTAGTGGATCAAAAATGGGTTTAACCGCGAATGGTTTAAATGTAGCAACTGTTAATGTTAGTAATATTAAAAACCCAGGAGCAAGTATTGTTATAACAAACTGTGCTAATATCACCAGTTTTTCTGTAGATAATAGTTAGCTTTAGACACTTCGGTGGTCATAGATATAGGGGCAATACAAGAACTTGTCGTTCAAGAATAAAACGAATATCACAAACTTTAATTTAAGCTGTATTGAGAGTGGAGGTAGCTTTACTCTTTCTGGTGATAATTCTGTTGAGACTATAACATTACAAGGTTTCGAAACAATAAATATAGACAATTGTCCTAAGCTTAGAACCGTTACAATTACAGAGTATGACAACCATTCTAATGTATAGATTTACCCTAAGAATATATCTGTAACAAACTGTGCACATAGCCAGCTTTGTATTAAAGATAACACTAGTGCTACGGTTGATAATACTGTAGACTTATGTAACTCAACACATCTGTAGTCTGTATGTTTCTAGGGTAGCACTAATATAAAGTACGTCATACTTCCACCAAATGTTACAGCTGCAAATAATTGTTTCTACAATGTTACAGGCCTTTAGACAATTGATGCAACGTCTTTATATATTGGACCATACACATTCTATAACTGCTTTAATTATAAGGGCTTAAACAAGAGCGGAGGATATACGGGATTAAAAGTAAGTTCTGGTACAACGTCTTTGAATAATGCATTCCAAAGAAGTGGTGTTGATCTTAAGTTTGTAGCAAACTTTTTCAAACAAGCAATTCCGAAAGATAACAACGTTACCAACGTATCGCAAATGTTTATGCAAACAAACGTTAGCTTTAAACAAAGTGACTATAAGAAGTGTATAGTAGAAGGAGTGTTTAAGAGTCCTATAGACACATCAGTTTTAAATAAAGTTACCAATGCTGATTAGATGTATCTTCATACAGGCGTTAACGTACACTTTAAAGAGCTGTATAACTTCGGAAGTCCATCAGGGTGTTCGTATGCCTAGATATTCAATGCGCATACATCAAGAATGGCTACAGACTGTTTTAAATACTGTATATCAAAGATGACCAGTTGGGGTGGTAACGATGGTCAAGGTGGTCACGAATTTTAGATACCAATGGACCCAGTTACTGGTAACGATATATCAACATCAGAAACTATATCTGCTAAAGACATATGGAATCCTGATGGCATATCTCCTAGGAAGCTTCGGGCAATATCGAACTTTAATATATCTAGCTCGTATAAAGTTGATTTGAGTGAATTGTTCAACTCTAGTTGGGTGTCATTAGAAACTTTGTATGGAAGCTTCCTTGATTGCAATAGCGTAAACCTCAACGGCTTGCTTTATAATCTACCAAGGATAAATAAAATTGAAACATGCTTCTCACAGAGTAGCAGGAGTACTGATGTTGTTGATTTGTGGGAATTTATTAATTGGAATAATTTTGTTCCAAGAAGTTATGGTGGGTTCTTAACCGGTCAATATAGACATGATTACGGATGCTATAACTTTAAAGCCCGTGTTTCGTTGGAGCACTATAGAGATATATGTAATCTGTATATCAAGAATGGTAAAGAAAATCTAAGCAACTTATTCTATAATACAGACATAACAGAAACTGATGGAGACTTAACGTTCGGAAGTACGTCTTCAATAAATTTGAACGCAAAATATATGCGACATACTTTTGATGGCGCTAAGTATGGTGGTGGTGCTTTAAGATTAGATGATAATTTCTTTGCTAAACTACCTAAAATACAAGATGTTAGATATTGTTTTGCAAATATATCTTTAGCAAAACCTATACCATTTGATTTCTTTAGAAAGAGATATGACAATATTAATACTTAGGTATTTGTAAAGGTTGGCGATGAGTACAAGCCAGCAACTCTACACTAGTACAAATACGGAAGAGCTAACGATTATAAAATATGGAGCTTCTCGCATGTATTTTATAATGTTAGTCCATCTAGTGGTGCAGAGCAGTTTGATATGACTACAGAAATACCAGATAACTGTGCAAAGAATAATGACACAAGCGACCAGACTGTATATATGGAATACTATACCAGAACACAGGACTCGGAAACTAAAGAGTACACGTATACAAAACATTCTATTAGCAGCTGTACAGAGTTTACTGATACACAGGGTTTGGAAGGCGGATATTAGGCTTCATACAATCTTGGAAATGGTCGAATGTTCAATAATGGACAGGTGCCTGATGGTGGTGTAAACAAATTGATTATCCCACCAGATTTCTTTTATTGTGCAGCAACTTCTCATACTTCAGATAGTGGAGACGGTGGTATAACAAACTATAGTTATGCATTTGCTAAATCAGGAACATCTAATACAATGGCTGGAATTATACCTGAAAATATTTTCAAGGCAAACAGGAATGGTATTGTGACCGGTGTATTTAACAACCAGGTAGTTATACCTCGTTTGGTAGGTTCTACAACATCTGGAAGTGAAACGATAAATGTATATGTTTAGTATCCTAAAAACTATACTACATATTCTGTTTTGAATGATGCATTTGGAGCATAGCCTGTTATATTGCAGGATAGTAAGACTAGTACACATACAACGTATAACTATTCGTTTGTGTTGTTTAATGAGTCAATACCTTCTACAACATCTACATTAAGCAATGCGTTTAATAATAACTGCATAATTTATGGTCTAGATAAGTATAATGATTATTCTGGAGAGGCTAGATTAAATTTGGCTTGTTCTTATAAGGATGGTAGTCTTACATAGGGTTTTGATATGACTAGATTCCCATCAATTACATTAGACTAGATGTTGTATACAAACTTATTGTGCGTATTAAATGGCCCAATATTTGCTGGTACATATTATATATCTAATTGTAAAATGGCTTCAAATAGTGCAAAGATCGTATCAACATGGGGTCAGAACACATATAACCATACATCTAAATTTATAATATGGCCTGCAGCAAATAGCAGTATTGTTAACAAGATGTTTGCAGATGTAAATTAGGGTATAACAATATCTTCTGCTAATATTTAGAATTCTGGAGAAAGTACAAAATACTATAAAGAAACTGGAGTAAATGTAATATGAAATTAACATTAAAAAGAATAGCTCTACGCCCAACTTACACTATAGGTAAACTTTATATAGATGACGCATATTTCTGCGACACATTAGAGGATACTGTAAGAGATACAAATAAGAGTGGTAAGTTTGACAACGGAGAATAGAAAATAAAAGGAAAAACAGCCATTCCTTACGGAACTTATGAGATCAAGTGGACATATTCACCCAGATTCAAGAAGTATACACCACAGCTGATGAATGTTCCATCATTTGAAGGTATACGCGTTCACGCAGGAAATACAAGCGCTGACACTGAAGGCTGTTTGATTCTTGGCGAAAACAAATAGGTTGGAAAAGTCCTTAACTCAAGAGCTACTATAAACAAGTTTTATCCAATAATAAAGGAAGCTTGTTCTAACGGGAAGGTAACTATTGAGATAAAATGAACAAGGTAACAGGAACATGGCGCGAGAAGATTTAGTATTCAACCGCATGTCTCGCGTTTTTAAGCGGTTAGGTTCTCACCTGGGTACAGTATTTACAATAGGGTGAAATCTCCACAGGTGTACTAGGGTTTGTAGCCCAAACATTAGTTTATTCAGCTAGTATATATGGAGTATCTATTTATATACAAGGTAAGTTTGGTGAGATAAAAACATATTTAAAAGAGTGTTTAACTAATAATGAAAGCAATTGTGATGTAGTAGATATTAAACAAAATAAAGAACAACTACAAAACGCTGCTTAATGCCATTTGTGGGCTTCTAATAGCCTTTTGTGTAGCGTCTGGTATATTCTACCACAACAAAGCTAATAGGCTCTCACAGGAGCTTAAAATGGCTAATAACAACATCGAAGCCTATTAGGATGCCTTGAATGGTGCCTAGTAGGCTTCTGGTGTTTTAAGGCTAGATATGAAAAAGCTTAAAGATTATAACGATAAGCTTGTGCAGTAGTTAGATTCTGTACGTAAGACAGAAAAGCTAAAAAGCAAAGAAATTTAGGTAGCGGCAACTTAGAAGTAGATTATAAACGTTAATAAGAGTAAGGGGGTAGGGGGTGATATTATAACTATACTTAAAGACTCTGTTTATAAGGATAGCTTACAATATAACAACTTAACTAAAGTATACTATACAATCGGTAAAGATAGTGTTAATATTAAGTTAGATGTATAGAACACTTAGTACCTCTACGTTTATAAGCATAGAGAATATAAAAACAAAAAGAACTTCTTTAAGAGATTAATAACATTTGACTGGAAAAAGAAAGACGTATACAAATACAAAATACATAACACGAATGATATACTTAAAGAAGATAGTATAAGAATAATAGAAGCAATATGAAAACATTCTCAGCTCGTACATTGATAGATGATATACTTCTTATTGTACGAAATAATAACATAAGTGAGAGTGAAGACATGTCTAGGGATTAGATCTTATCTTGGATAATGTAGTATAAAGCGTACTTATCTAAGAAAGAAAATGACAAAGATGCTGAGACCGGTGATGACGAAGATCCAGATGATAGTTAGTTATCAACTATTGGACCACTTGAACTTATAGACGATCCAGATTCTGGGTCAGAGGACTGTTGCTGCTGTCGTTGTGGTAAACTAAAGAGAACAAAAAATAAGCTGTATACAATGGAGGATAGTAGCGACGACATAGTTAACGTTACTGATGCTAGTGGTTGTGTTATACAGATTATGAGTAAATCTAGAAAGCATTATCATAATTTTAGAAGATATACATATAACGAACCTATGTGTTGGTTTGATGACTAGTACATATACGTTGATGGTAATGGTTCAGAAAACTTTAAATACATATACGTTACAGGAATATTTGACCCGACACAAACAGCTGGTAGTGAAGATGATATAATGATACCTGGGTGGATGATACCAGATATTAAAAAAGCTATCATGATTAACGAATTAGCGTTTATGCTTAAGAGGCCTAGTGATGATAGTAACAACTCAACATTAGCAAGCGTTAAACCAAATGGTCCTCAAGATAAGGAAGAATAAGAAAAGCTATACAATAGCTGATATATATAGAGACTACATTAAAAAGAACGATGTAGAGCTTAATTACGCGCGATATAAGCGCATTATAGACGAATTTAATAAAGTTGTCAAGGAAGAGATTTTAGAGCGCTCACAGCCCTTTAAAATGCCTTATGGGCTAGGTACTATATGCATAGTAAAATATAAACCTAAGAGCTATTCTGATTAGTCATTGTCTACAGATTATAAATCAACAAAAGAAGTAGGAAAAAGGGTTTATCATTTAAACGAGCACTCTAATGGATATAAATATAGATTATATTGGTCAAAAATACCCAGGATGTTTTCTGATAGATATAAATACTAGCTATGTATGGTTAGGGAAAACAAAAGGCACCTTGCTCAACTTATATTTAATAAACAAGATTATATAAATATAGATGATATACAAATATACAAAATGTGAGTCAGTTATAGCTAAAATTATGGCTGACTCAAACATGCAAGAAAAGAACATACGTATTACAGATATACGAGAATGGATCTTTGAAGCTGTTGAGAAGATTGGTGCTCCTGTATAGTATGTATAGAAAGAGTCTGGTGAAGATTGCGTTCCAATATTTGAAATACACGAACATCAAGTTCCAATACCAGAAGACTTAGAGTCATTGACAACTGTAGCCTATTCAAACAATGGAACAAATTGGGTATAGGCACTAAAAGATGAAAGCTCATTTAAGTCTAAAGCTAACACAAAGCATATACATCACTATCACCCAGAACAACCGGCTGGAGTAATGCTACCTACACATAGATCATAGCTTTTAGGAATCAATGGTAGCACTGCACTAATGGATGCTATTAGAGACCATAAGGTAGATGCTCCTACATACTGGATTAAACCAGGTTGGATAGTCTTTAATAAAGACAAAGGCTTTGTTAAATTGTCATACAAGGCAATAGCTACAGATGAAAGAGGTTACCCACTTATCCCAGACTTAGCTTCATATTAGGAAGCTATATACTGGTATGTAATGATGAAGTTAAGCTTTCCAAAATTCCTCAGAGGATCACTTGGTGGAAAAGCTAGATATAATTAGAACACATACTTCTATATACAGTAGCAGTGGAATTTCTATAGAAATCAGGCTTACGCTGAAGCAATGATGCCAAATGAAAGTGAAATGCTTACTATTAAGAACGAGTGGACTAAGCTTATACCAGAGTGGGATGATGACGAGAACTTCTTTAATAACACCGGAAAGAAATAGTTAAACTTTAACGATTATTGCTATGGATACTAATACTGAACCACAAATTAATAGTTTTGCAGGAGGATTAAATAGTGATGATGATCTCTCTGTTGTTGCCACAAACTAGTATATCGATGCTAGAAATATAAAGATATCGTCATACAGAGGTGGAGAAGGTAGAGATAATAGACATGGATCGCTAATGCCAGTTTAGGGTGTAAAACTAGCTGGATCGTTTGCTGGTTAGGGTAACAAAGTTGTTGCTACTGGTTCAATAAGAGATTACGGAGTAGTTGTTTGCGTTGATGAAAATGAAAGTAGACTTAAGATCTATAGTTTTAAAAACGCAATAGGCGGAACTGTTCATGATTAGGACTTTAATAACATACAAAAGAGTAGACTTGTTGTAGACGCATCATTGTTACCATTAGATGATGGAGAAAAATATCCTGATACATTTGATATTTAGCTTAATTATGAGAGTGAAAACAATATTAAGTTATACTTGGCTGATTCAATACATCCGATAATGGTTTTTAATATAAATAACCGAGATGAGAATTTTGTGTATACTAAGCTTGATAAATGTCTATCTTATCCAGAAGCTGTTTGTAAACCTCCTGTTTTTGAAGAGTATGTGCCAGGAAAGATAGAGTTTGGTGTTGTAAGTTATTGTTATCAGCTATACAATAGGTATGGAATACATACAGGAGCATCTATACAATGCCAGCAAATACCAATTGGTAATTATGATTTTGATAACAAATACGTAAAGTGCGGTGGTAAATAGGGCGCACAATCAAATTGCGGAGTAAAAATATCTATACAAATTCCTAGAGATTATTGGCATCTTGATTATATTAAAGTATTTAGAGTGCAGTACACACAAAACGGATAGATGCCAATAGTATCTGTAATATACGATGCTAAAGTAAACTTTAACGAACAAGATTCTACAGAGCTAATTATAAATGATGTTGGTAATGATCCGATAGAACATATCAGCGTTGAAGAATTAAATTCATTACAAGGTGTTAGAATAATACCTAATTCATTGGCGTCTAAAGACGGTTTTCTGTTTGCCGCAAACACTAAGACAATACAGACGACTATTAAGGATTTCGATAAATGGGATGCTAGAGCATTTAGGTTCAATTACGAAAACAAAAGCACTGTAACAGATGTTAATGGTGATAACTCATTTATAATAGATGCTCACGAATACGATATAGAAGACGACTCTGTTGCCGTTCCTCCATTTGATCACGATTGTTATGATGGTACTTATAATAACATAAATAAAGAAGCTTCATTGTATTCCGCTAATTTTGTGTTCGATTCAAAATATCAATGGGTTGGAGGATCTGGTAAAAATATAGAATGGAGATTTGTTATTTCTTCTTAGGTAGAAGATTCTTGTGTAAAAGAAAATAATACAAGAAAGATAGGAACGTTATACAATTATTCTCAAAAAGAAAACGTATAGCAGAACAATGTTTTCTACATTGATAAAGATTTTAAACCATCTATAATAGAGAAAGCAGAATTTGATCCAGGAATAAATAAAAACACATGGTTGATAAAGTCACTTAGACGAAACGAGATTTATCGTTACGGAATTGTTTTGTATGACAAATATTGCCAAGCATCTCCAGTTAAGTGGATTGCCGATATAAGAACCCCAAATGTCACTGAAGAAGGTTTCTAGTTGATGTCATCCAATACTATCGTTAATGGTAAACGTTACGAACTAGTTATCAGAAACCTAGGAATACAGTTTAAGGTAAAAAGCTTACCAGAAGGCTGTACTGGTTATCAGATAGTTAGATGTGCTAGACATGAATCTGATATTGCTACAATATCACAGGGCGTACTCAGTTCTCCTGTATCTAATGCATATAGTAGATCGTATGAATCAAATAGTAGCGATTACTGGATAACAAAGTATCATATGTTCTGCCCAACAGGATTCTTGACAACAAATAAGTTTATAGAGGGATACTACGTACACGATTAGCTTAGGTGGGACGGAAAGGATATCGAATCACAATGTATGACAAATATAGACAATGACAAATTATTACAGTTTGTTTCAAAGGAAGTTTGTTATCAGTCAGAATCATTTAAGCAATTTGTAAAAGATAAAAAATATTATTTGCAAAAATAGTCTTTTTTGTTCGGAGCTAGGGGCGACTATAAGTTTAAGGACGATTAGTATGATTCTTTTATAAACGGTAGTCCGAATCCAGATTACGGATCATTATATGGTAAAAATAAAAGATAGAATTTTCAATTCATAATACCATGTATATCTAACTGCGCTGTAGAATTATTTACTGGACGAAATGATGACGGTGACGCAAGAGGAGACTTCTATGTTAATAATATAGATGTTATAGGTACTTCAAAAAATAGTACAATATGCTATTTAGATGCACCGTATAATCCAAACTATTTCTACGAAGTTAACCCTTAGGCACATAAGAATAAAGGATATAATATAGTTGACCTTACTGTCTAGTATTTCGCTTCAGTTGGTGGACTTGGAAATGATAGGCCGTATTCGTATGCATTAATAAAAGATTGCATTTTAAATTTTGATAGGATGTATAAGGATGACGACTAGTCTGCTAGTGAAAGAAAGGAGAAATCTGGTAAGTTTATAATACAGAAAGCTTTTGCTTATATAAAATTATATGAATAGAGTACTCCGCCATACGAATTTATTGCTAATCCTGCTTCTTTTGACAATTGGTTTGATAATTTTGGTACCCTTTAGAACAAAAATTATATATAGGATTTTTAGTTAGTTGACCAAATAAAATGGGATTAGGCATTCAAAAGAAATTTCAATAAAGATAATGAAGAATAGATGTCATCAAAAGCTTATCCTAATTATGCCGTTTCTGCTGGTGGGGCGCTATTTGCAAATATGATTACTGGCGGAATTTGTAACGATACAAATGGTAATATATTTGGAGCGTTTGGTAATTATGGTGGCGCATTTTGGGGTGATAATACTGGTGATTATGGTAAGAAGAACGCATGTTTTGGAACAGGCGGAAAATGTTTACTGTTGAGCTGCTGGTATAAAGAAAAGGGTACTGCTGGTGCGATTTCTTATTATTATCCAGAGAATGGCAATTATTACGATAGCCTAAAATAGGAGGATCCTTAGACAGAGCCCGGAGAAATTGGTTTTGTACCTACGATAGTTAGGCCAACTCTGCTTGGAACATATCTAACTAATCTTAGATAGCAAATAACTCCTTATGGTGGATATTCATTTACAAATAGACTTACAAATATATATTACGGAGATGGTAATTACTTCGAATCCGAAAATAAATGGAATACAGTATTTGATGGAGATTGCCATGTAGAGACATTTGAGTATACATCTATGCATAAAGTATACGGAGCATATAAGGGAGACAAGAATTTGAGTTTCCCTAATACTCATATGATAACATACTCTATACCAACAGAATCAAATATATGGTGTAAATTCCAACATGGATGGACATTTAGTTTTAATGCAAGAGATAATTACGCATCCTTTATACAGGCTGAACCATGTGAGATAACAGAAGCTTACGTACAGAAAGAGCCTGAATACGTTTATAATTCTGTCTATAGTGTATAGAATACAAGTATTCCGCTTGCTGCGTATGATGATCTTAATCCACAAGATTATAATAAAACTATAGATACAAGAGTATATTATTCTGATTTAAAATAGAATGATGAAATTATAGATAGTTGGTGTAAATTCAGAAGCTCTAACTTTATAGATGTTGATTAGGAGTATGGTCCTATAACTGATATATGTACATTTAAGAATGTTCTTACATTTTGCCAGGAACAATCATTTGGCGTACTCAGTGTTAACGATCGTAGTGTTGCTACAGATAATTCTGGACAAAACATAGTACTCGGAACTGGAGGAGTACTTGATAGATATGACTACTATAGTAATACTTACGGAATGCATAAACAGCAATTCTGTTCAGTATGTACTACAGGTGGTTTATATTGGTTTGATAGTCATAATAATGTAATCTGCTTATTCGACGGATAGAGTGTAGTACAGCTTTCAAAACAAGGTAAAGTATAGAATATATTAAACAAGTATAAGAAAGACGACAACTTTAAAGTGTTCTACAATAATAGGTACAACGAGGTTGTATTTAATGTGCTAAGCGATGATATGCAAATAGTGTACAACGAAATGCTTGGAAAGTTTACATCGACATTAACTATACCATTTGATGGAGCTATACAGTTCTTTAATGGAGAGTATCTTGTAAAGAAGAATGATACAGTATGTGTATACCAGTACGACTATCTAGACGAATCGCCTAAATCAACAAATCAGTAGCTGCTTTCAAGCTACGTTAAATATGTTGTTGCTCAATAGCCACTTATTACGAAGGTATTTGATAATCAAGAAATTGTTACATATGAAAATCTATAGTTACAGGATGTAATATACGACTAGGATGACTACTTCTCAAAAAATCATAAATATACATGGTAGACTGAATCTTAGAAAATAGAATCTAGTCTAGAAGAGCAGGTAACACTTAGAGAAAATAATCATAGATTTGCCATACCTAGAGCTGATGGATTATTTGGCAATAGAGCTAGAGGCAAGGTCATGATTTGCAGTATAGAAGATGTTAAACCAAATCCAGCTATGGCAATACAATATATAATAACAAAATATAGATAGTCATGGAGTTAAAGTAGAGAAAGAAGATAAATAATATACCAAAATTCAATGGCGGCATAGATTCAAAAGTTGGTTTTGGACAATAGTATCAAGCCAATGATCTTACAAACATGATTGGCGATAACGCTCCTACTGGATCAGCTATAGCTGGAGCAGGAAGTTCTAACGCGTCATTTAATATTGGACAAAAACCATTTTCAAAATGGAATCCAAAAGGCGGAATTTAGTCAGCAGGAGGCGCACTTAGCAACGTTAATGCCGGTACTGTAACAGGAGCCGTTAATGGAACTCTTGGAATAATAAGCGGATTCAATTAGCAGTAGGCAGCAGTAAAAGATTAGAGTGGATTATTCGGTATGTCCGGATAGAGAACGGACTAGGCGTTTGGAGTAAACTACTAGGCTTAGAATGATATTAATAAGAGATAGGCTATGGCTGATATATCTGCTTCTAACACAACTAACACATTAGCTATGACAGGCTCTGGAGCTGCTGCGGGAGCCGCAGTAGGCACGGCTATAGTACCAGGTATAGGTTCGCTTATCGGAGGTGCCGCAGGAGCTATAGTAGGATTGTTTGGAGGTTTGTTTGGAGGCAAGAAAGCTAGGGAAAAACAGCGTAGAAAGATATTTAATGCATAGTAGAATGCAAACTTAATTAATTAGGTTAATCAATCATCAGCTGCAACAGAAGGTCTTACGTAGCAGTATTATTTAGATAATGGTAACACGTATGATGATGTATTATACGCCAACCGAGGAAAAGATTTAATAAAACCAAAATATGTTAAAAGGAAATAAAGTATGGACACCTAATGGATATTAGAGTGGTCCTGTAAATAGTTTAGTTGGCAAAGGGGAGTCCATTATAGATTATACTAATGGCACAGGAACTCTTGTAACCAAAGGAAAGGTTGGAGTTGATAATTAGCCTAGTTCTGTTAGTGTAAACGATAATAATGTTATAGCTGGTAACGATGTAGACTGGAGCAACGGTATGAAGTTTTCTGACCAAGTAGCCCCATTAACAGCAAAGCTTTAGATGTATAACAATATTGAGAAAAGAGCAGGAAAGAAATCTGAACTTAGCTCTTTATCAAAATAGACTATGGAACTTTAGAGGAATCAATTAGATCGCGCTAAAGCCCCTATTTTATAGGCTATGAAGAATATTACAGATAGACAAGAAAGATAGCATCAGATCGAAGATTACGCTGCCTAGATTAAGCATAATTGTGGAAAAGATAGGTTTGATAATGGTAAAAACTTATGGGATAAAACCAAATAGACAATTTCTAGTTGGTCAAAATCAGGTAAGGGAAAGGTGTCGAACCTTATGCTTGATGCAGGATATGCATTTCCTGCATTGCTTGAAACATAGATGCTTAATCATTGGCGTAGAGAAAACCCTGTAATGCCAAATATATACGCAGCTAATAGATATGCGCCGATAGCCTTACAGACAATGGCTGGTAATAGAGTATCAGCTAACCCCATTCTTGAAAAGCTATATGCACAAGATAGACAAGCTGCTTATTAGCTCGCTAATTCTGGAGGCTATACAGGTGGTCAGAGATAGGCTAATAGAGTAGCTTTAGCTTTAGGCAATTAGAGAAACGTTGCTGATGCACTCATGAATGTGCAGGAAAAGAATGCTGCATACAGAAATGCTTATGCTGAAATGGCTGCTAGACTTGGTGATAGTGATGCACAGAGATTACAGCAGTCTAACCAATACGGATGGGAGGCTTACAATAGAGCACACGACGCTAAGACTAAGGGTATTGAAACACACTTGTCTAATCTCGGTCTTATTGGTCAGAAATGGTTATCACAGCGCATGAAAAACAAGCAATACGGAGACATACTTGATATGTATCAGTAGGACATAGATAATAAGAATGCAGCATTAAAAGCAATATATGGTATAGGTGCAGGTGACTCAAAAGGTGCAACTGGTAATACTAGTAGTACAAATAATTTGTATACAAGACCAACTGGATAGCCATACGAAATGAATATGTACCAACGCAATATTTAGCCATAGAAGAATTGGCAAGATAAAGCAATGCAGAACATTGGAAATTTACCTTTACCAGATTTACCATATTAGTATACAAACTATTTGGATACTATAGATTGGGCGAAATATTTTGACGCGTAGAAAAAATGGAATAAAATTATTACAGGTAAAAATGGTATTCCGAAATCGTCTTAGTATAGATATTTTGATACAACGAGTTCTCCACGACCGAATTATTATTTGTCCAACTTGGTACCATAGTTAATACCTACGCTGCCAGATACTAGTAAGTACATGCAAGAGTACCAGAAAAGAATGGGTATGCCTATGGATAAGCTAAGATCTAATTATAACAAATATCTTGATGGAGATATTTTTGTAGATAATGGCGAACCGCTTGGGTATACCAGAACGTCTGTACCGTCTAATAAAAATACCATTAAGGGATATGGGTTCCCGATTAATCAGGATTAGATGATTAGGGGACTTTTGTTATACAATAATAATTTTAAAGTTCCATCTATTAAATAATAAAAGTATGATAGGAATGTATGACGAACCAGTAGCGGTGCCTATAATCGACCTACTGGATAGTAGCATGATGTCATAGTACATCAGTGCTGCGAGAGAACAATACAATTAGGCTGTACAAGAATAGAAAGAGTTCGCTAAGGAATTCGGAGAATTATATGGGCCTAATGCTAATGTAAATAAAGAGTTTTACGATATCACAAGGGGGGCTGTTAATAAAGGATTAGATTACCTCTATTAGAACGGAATAGATCCCATTAGATCAGCAGAAGGAAGAGCGTACATAGCTAAAATTATCAGAGAAAGGCCATATGCAGAAATAGCTAACCTTAAAGCTCAGAATGAGTCAATGAAGACTTATTAGAGATATAGAGCGGAAGCTATGCGAAACGGTACATATGATCCAGATTTTGAAAAGTTTGCACTTGGAGGCAAGACTCTTGAAACGTGGGATCCATCTAAAGACGGAATGTGGACAAGAGAAGCTCCTTCTAAATACTCTAGCTTAAAAGATTGGACTAGTAATCTATTTGACAACATGTAGCTAGAATACGATCCAGAGCTAACAAAACAAGCTGGAGGACTGTATTAGGTATATTCAAAGTCTCCTAAGAAGATGCAGTAGATTCTTGATGCGAATATAAAGGATATGACAAAATCTGATCTTGGCAGATACTATCTCAACATGTATGGAGGTGATATAGATGCACTTAAGGCTGATATTATTAATCGTAACAGAGAATACACTCAGGTAGATAGACGAGCTGATCAGGTAAAAGTTCATCTCAATGACCAGCGATTTCAGGCTAATGAAGCTGCTAATAGGAAGAATTAGCGTGATATTGCCGCAGCTAGAGGTGCTAATAATGGTGCTTCTAAAAATGGTGGAGCAGATGGAGGATATAGCTACTCGTATACAAAGAAGGTAAAAAATGCTGAAACAGCAGCAGGGTTAAGAGATAGATCTGGAAAGCTTAATTCTAATTTGGATCCAGCAAAGGTTCAGAGTATGACAGAGTAGTAGCTTAAAGATTTAATAAGATTAAGATAGAGCGCGTTATCGAAAGGTGTAACCGGTCCAGTTACTGCAACAACCGTAATAAGGCATTTGTCTAGAACCGGAGACGATCCTGCAGTATTTGGAACAAGACATGGACTAACTGGTGTACCTGGTTCAAAATCTAAGAAGATTAATTATACCGTAAATGGCTCTACAACATTATATAGTGCCCAAGATATCTATAATTCTATGAGTGGAAGAAGAGTAGCATGGAAGGGCAAGGGAACAAATATTGTCGACAGAAATGGCAGAATAATAAAGCTTGGTGGTGGAGATAAATTTGAAATACCAAACAATGTGAAAAATCCTTCTAGAATAGAAGACTTTATTGGCGATCCTAAATACTCTGTTGTAATGCGTCCAACAACAAATGGTGAAACGATTAGTGTAGTTGGAAGAGACGGAAAACTCCATACTTATGACGCTGTCGATGTTTATATCGGAACCGGAAAGGGAAGCGATTATAAGGATTTAAATAGAACACCGATTAGATCATATGTGCCAGTTTCTGGAACAGATTTATCAGTTGATGAGTTAGGTATATCAGCTGACCACTTTATAGCAAAAAAGAACGGATACAAAACCACTAATACAACAGTTGAAAATCCATCTGATTTTGATTATTAATACTATTTAACATGAATAGAAAATAGAGGGCTTATCAATAGTTTGTAAATAATCCTAAAGTTTCTTCGGATGAAGAATTCTAGAAATAGTTACAAGATATTGTAAAAAGCTATAGCACAGAAATAACTCCTGTATATACTACAAAACAGGACATTAGTAAAGAAAGAAAATAGATTAGATAGACACGTCAAAGACCCCAGCCATTACTCGTTCCTGAAGGTTGGGGAGCTTTAACTATTAATGAAGAGTCTGCTAATCCAGTAAAAAGATATTAGGATAGTAAGAAGCGTTCAGAAAATGCGACGGATACGAAATGGGTGACTCCTGATTAGAATGTAATTAAAAACTACAAGCTTGATAAAGTCCTCAAAAAGAATCCAGAATCAGAGTACGCAAAACTTACAGATCCAAGATATGTAAAGTCATTAATGGTAAATAACGACAGTCAAATGTATGGACAAGTATAGGTATACGATCCAAAACATGATGCTGTAAGCACTTATTTACCAGATGGATCATTCGAGAAAAGACAGTCTTTTTCAGAATGGTCTAATCAAAGATTAAAAGAACAAGGACAACTAGAAGATAAGTTTGTTCAAAGTATGGGAGATGTAAATTATTTCCAAAGCGCATATAATACATTCCAGTAGAATAGAAATATGGCAGAAAGGGATTACTTTGCTGGCAATATACTTAGGACAAACGAAATGCTTTCTTATGCAAATGATGCTGAGTAGTACCTTAATAATTAGAGTAAAATAAATGAATATTCTAATATTATGGACGCTGCAGATTTGTATCAGAAGGGGCAGAATAAAGAAGCTTTACTTCCGTATTTGAGAAAACATGGACTTGTATCATTGAACGGAAGCATAAATCCAAAGAGGCTTCAATAGATATTTGATGAATACAATGGGCTGAGAAAGCAAAATGAAAAGTTGTATAACAACTACAAAATATTGCAGTCATACGAACCTACTAATTCTGGTAGGATAGCCCAGGGTTTTGATAAACAAATATTTCATCCTATAGACAGAGCTATATAGTCAGCAGAAAGAGCTATTGGAATGGGAGAGAAAAGTACATGGATTACAGATGATGTAGAAGGAACTAGATTTTATCTAGAAGGAATAGGTAACCCTAATACAACTCCTTAGCAAAAACTATAGATGATTAGAAAATTTAAAAACTCTATAGCAAAAAGATAGGCTTATTGGCAAAAGGGATACAAAGAAAATAATGCTGATGTAAAAAAGTACGAAAAAGGCATATCTGACAGATATAAATACGAAGATCAGAAATCTTAGGATGAAGGAATATTTAGTTTGCATAAACTGAAATATGGAACATGGGGAGTTCTTGGTTCATCAATGTCTTCTTACGAAAAAACAATACCTTCATTAATTCTTGGATTTGCTGGAGCCGCTACTGGTAATTTGGCAATATCTGCAGGAACAGCACTGTTAGCAGGAGCTATTGATATGTCGTAGGGTTACGATGAAAACTCTGGACAGATTGTTGGTGATTACAAAGCTTTGTTAGAGAAGAATCTTAACAATAAAGGCCTTTCTGGCAAGTTTATGAAGGAAGGAGCCGAGTTTGCAAAAGCTAACGGAATAAAATTAACACCAGGAAAAGAAAAAGAGGAATTGTAGGATCTTCTTGTATCTGGACAATGGAAGTTAAAAGATAAGGATTTGGTATCAGTTTCTTACGAATCTGCCAGAGGTATAAATAGCGACTTCTATGATGACATGATGGCTACAGCCGGAGATACGTATGTAGGTATAGCTGTAAATGCTATCCCTTTTGGTAAGATAGCAAATCTTGGCAAATTTACAAAGATGTCTTCCAAATTTAAAGCTGGATTGAGAAGTGCTATTGGTAGTGATAATTATAATGCAATAAAACACGCCTTAGATATATCTAAATTAAATACAGTTGGAGCCAAAAAGGGTTTTGAGGTTGGTATGGCTGCAGCAGGACCTGTAGGTGGAGTTGTTGGATCAGCTGCAGCAAAAACAGGTTTATATTCTGCTGGAAAATTTATTGGTAAAAATCTCGCCCCAGGTATGATTGCCGGTGGTGTAATCGGATCACAATTTGACGACGATGATAGCCAACTTGGAGCAACAATAGGAGTTGCTACAGGAGCTTTGCTTGGAGGCCTGTTTGGAGCAACTGGAGGCAGGGCATATATAGCAAACAAATTAGGCTAGCTTGCAGAAAAAGCCACAACGTTTGGATAGGCATTACCTCCATCAATTTTAAAGATGACAGGCAAAATAAACGCAGATGTAATAAAGCGAAACTCAAAAGAGTTAATTGGTAGATTAGCTTTAAGAGATTTTTCCGAACGTGTAGAAGAGGGTAAACAGCAGTTGCATTCTGAACAATTTGTTAATGGATATTATCAAAATCATCCAGAGTATAGAGGATTTGTTGACAGATTAATGAACGACTTCCTTGTAGGTTCAAAAGCTTCGTATGCTACTATTGGTAGTTATATGAATTTGGATTTGCTCGGAGACAGAGAATTGATGCAAAATATAAACTCTGTAATACTTGGCGGTGGTGGTCATGATGTGGCTACAAATATATTTGGATCAGCGTATAGAACATCTAGACAGGTTACTGCCAATAATGTAATAGCCAGAAATCTTTACCTTGATAAAATTGGTACAAGAGATCTATACAGAACAGGTTTCCAGTACGCTAAGCGCGCATTAAGAGGTCCAAATAGATCAGCTGAAGCATTAGAGGCGTTCGATAAGATGATAGAATACTCTAATGAATAGTCTAAAAAATTAGATCAGCTGCAAACCAGATATTCTGGTATGACTCAAGAACAGTAGTAGTCGGAAGAGGGTGTACAACTCGCACAGCAGATTTAGCAAGCTAAGCAATTCTTGGATCCAGAATTAATTTAGGATGCAAAGAAGTATTATTCACGTGTGTCTAGATTAGCTAACTCTAGATTAATACAAGACGCTGCCAAGAAGCAAGGAATAGAAACATAGGACAGTTGGAGAAATAAGAAGCAAAATGATAAATTTGCAAAATTTGTTTCCCGTGTGGCAATGTATGACCAGCTCTCTGAAGACAATAAAAAAGAGAATATAGATCCATTGGTAAACGCTATAAACGACTTGATGCAGCAGAGAGAAATGCGTGTTATTATGTCTTAGTTTGATTCTAGTGACTTTACATATGATGGCAGCATGGATCAATAGATGGGCGTAGATCTTGCATAGAATCGTAACCTTGTAACCGAGTCGCGTCGTAGACAGTAGGATTAGGAGGATGATAAAGTACAGGCTCGTAGAGATCTTCTTAAAGCAAAGAAGCAGGCTCTTACACAGCTTTATAACGACATAGAAAAGTCTGAAAAGAATTTTAACAACAGAAATGATATTGGGTTTGTAAAAGCTGTTATCGGAGAATTAATTGGAGAGGTTGAAGATTAGGCTGAAAAAGAAGCTGGAGAAAACCAAAGTGTAATAGATGAATATAACGAATCATTTTCCGATAACAAAAATCATACAGGGTTTACAGACCAGGAATACAATGATCTTAAAGATAAATTTAGACAGATGGCATTGTTTACTGTAGATTAGGTAAACTATGATAAAATGTTGGATAACCTTCTTGGTACATCACATCTTAAAGATGAGGATACTCTTAAAAAGCAAATATAGGAGTATGAAGAAAATAAAAGAAAGAAGCACTTCTGGCAAAAGTAGCAAGAGTCACCAGACTTGTTTGAATATGATAGTCTTGGAAAATTTAAAGACATCTTAGATAAGACTAATAAATTTTATGAGTCTAGAAAAGATTAGATCGAAGATGTTGATAGGTCAATAGAAGACGACAGAAAGCTTCAAGATGAAATTGAGTTAGACTTTTAGAGAAGACTAATAGATGATACAGAAGAGGCCGAAGAAGCTGAAAGAAATGAGCAGATAGATGCTTTAGCTGCTGCGAGAGCTGGACTTGAAGAAGAGCTCGGAATTAATGACGAGAAGCAAAATCAAAATGACGCTAATGCAGAAGAACCAGCCGCACCTGTTACAGAAGAAACACCTACACCATCACCAGTTTAGGATAAAGAGGGTAATACAGAACAGTAGCCTAAAGATGATACAGATAATAACCAAGAGTAGCCTAAAGATGATGCAAGTCAACCTCAGCCAGAAGCTACAGAGCCATAGACTTCAGAGCCAGAGTCTCCTAAACCTTAGCCAAAATTTGAATAGTCTGAGGCAAGTAAGTAGGTTGGTGGTAGATTGAATAGCTATAAAGTATGGTGTGACAAACACGTAAAGAGAAACTTGACTACAAGTTCTCATTACTTTATAATAGACGAAGATGGTAAACTTCAGCTTGCTAGACGTGTTCATAGTACACTTGACAGCAGAGAGTCTGATACTAACGCTAATCTTATTTCTAGAAATAAATAGATACAAGATTTTATTGAAAATCTCAACAAGATTACCACGCTAGAATAGCTTACAGAATATGTTAATAGCGTAGATGAGACCAAGAATATACAGGGTTATATAGATTATCTGAAACAGGGTGAATTTAAAGATTACTTTGACGATGAAGTAAAATTCGGTATTGCTCACGAATTGGTTAATAAAGGAATCGGTACACCTGGTGATGTAGGAAATCTTATTGACTTTATATGTAGATCTTTCTTTGCCGGAGATCCGTTGTCATATGGTACAAATTTACAGATATTTGATGGAAAGGTTAGTAGTATAAGAGAGTTTATGAACGGTGACACGTTCAACTCTATAATATCTTAGCTAAAATCAATACAGGAATATTATAATTCTTTAGGATGGACTTTGTATACTCAGCCATATACTTGGCACACATCTAGATTTGATTCAAAAACTGGTAAACGTGTTAATATCGCTGGAGAGACTGATATGATAGCAGTCGATCAAGACGGCGGCATTCATATCATAGATTTCAAAACGTCTAAGAAATCGTTTACTCGCAAAAGTGGCGGAAAAACTGATCTTGAGAAAGTTGATCCAGGATTTAGAACAAGCTGGATTGGTTTTTATTCAGAGCAGCAGACTATGTATAAACTTATGATGTAGGACAACTCTCTTGAGTTTAATATAAAGTCTGTAGAATTACTGCCATTTAGCGTTAAGTGGAAGAAAGATGGAGATAGCTTTATTTTAAATAAAGTCACTAATGAGCCGAAGAACAAATCTATACAAATAGACTTCAGCGATGATGTAGAAAATAGATTTACAAAAGAGATAAACATAGATGAATTTAAGTAGGCTTATGATTCTACTAGAGAGTTAATGGTATCTACGCACAAAAACGTCGTTGTCAATTTAGCATCTATTGACAATCTGCCGGTGTCTTTTAAAGAATCTTTGGAAGAAATATTCAAAAGTGCTCCAGATGAGATTACTGAGTTTGATAATACACAGGAAATGCTTACTAAATTATAGGCTCATACATCTTAGATGAATGATGTTATAAATAGAATGAAGCAAATCTTGGAAGATGCTGGAGAATACGAAAGATAGGAAGCTGAAAAAGCTGAAGAATTAGCAAAAGCAGAGTAGAGAAGAAAGGAAGAAGAACGAAGAAGTAACCCAAATCCAGAAGATTATGATGTAAAACAACAGATATATGCTGATATTAATAGAACTTGGGAAGCTATAACAGATATAGTGTCATATGATTCTAATGGAGATCCTCAAGATTTGGCCCCAGATAAACAAGCTGAGCTTTCTAATCGCATTTCGGAATTTTATGAAATTGCTGTACAGCTAGGAGATTTATCCATACTTCCAGAAGATATTGAAAAATAGAACGATATATTTTAGAAGGTGCAGACAATAGAGGATGATTTCGGAATCACTAGAGACGAACATAATGTTGTAAAGAAATACAGCAAAGCTAAGATGAATCCGTTTAACAATCTTGATCAAAAATAGATAGATAAAGACGAAGACCTTGTTAAACTTTCTACAGAATCTGATTTCGTTACAAACTCTACATTTACATATAAGATAGGTGAATATACCGATAAGCTTGGCGAAAAAAAGAAAACCGTATTTGTTGATATAGAATATAATGGAAAGGCTGGTAAAAAGTCATTCAAGGATATGCGAGTATGGGTTTCTTCGTATTCACAAGATGGTAAACATTTGGCAAAAACACTATATGACCAGATTACTTAGCTTTAGGATAAATTAAAGCAAGGATACCGACTTGTTCCAGAGCGAGTAAATAGAACGAACGGTAAAACAAAAACGCTTAGATCTCAGCAGCAAAAGAATATTCTTGATACAGAGATATCTAAAACATTGGGAACAGATTTGTATAAGATAAAGTTTGATGGTAAACAAAATATTATTGGTATAGTAAAGAAAGACTCTACATCAACTGGATCTATACTTACCGTATGCGCTCCTAATACCGAAGGTGATCTTACAAGAAAAATACAATCTTATCCTATTAATCAAGCGCTACATCAGGGAGACTTTGTTGTATTATATAGACCACAATACGATGAATTGAGTGGCTTTGAAGAAAGAGATCCTGTTCCTATCATAATGAGAACAAAGCAAATATCATAGAATGATGCGGATCTTATTACTGATATACTACGCTAGATAACTCACGAAGAAATATCTCCTGCTCAATATTATTATAAAGGTGACAAAAATACCGGTTTGTCATACGGTCAAATTCTTAGTTTATTCTTCCCATTTGGTGAAAACTTACCAAATCATGGCAAGAACCTTATGTCTGTATATATTGATAAGGATAATCCTGCCAAGGTTATGATATCTATAAAAGAAAAGGATCCAAAAACAGGATTGAAGCAACTAAAGCAGCATTATTATTCATATGACTTTTCTGATGATGAACAAATAAAGCAATTTAATAAAGATATACAAAAGTATAAAATTGCAGCTAGAGCCAACTTCTCTTAGCAAAACCTCGCAGAAAATGACGAGCTGTATGATCTTAAGGAATTCTTTGAAAAGAATCCTAATGAAGTTTTACAATTCGGTGACTCTATAAAATTTGAAGCTAGTGATTTTAAGAATCCTAAACAGCCTAATCAGAGTCTTGGCGGTATAGCTTGGTATATAAAAAACAATGTACTTACTACAGATTTTAATGGATTTGAGTCTTCCAAAATAAGTTTTGATGGAGTAAAAGTAGTAAAAATTGAAAAAGAATCAGCTGAAGATCAAACGCCTATTGATGAGAGTAAAGAAATAGAAGGCTTTACAGATGAAGACGAGGACGATGGCGACAATTTAGACTAGTACTTTAGAGATAATTAGGAAGTAGACTATGTAGCATGGAACAATAGAACTCAAAGACATAGAAATTTTGAGTACGATACTGAAAGGGCTGCTAGAGAAATTCATAGACTGTTAGGAAGTGTTCGTTTAGACTTTGCAAAGAATAGTAATGGTGAAGATGATTTTGTAGCCATGCTTAGAGGTGGGGTTGGAGTAGTTGGAAGATGCTATGCAGACTCTATTATATTATCTAAATTTGCAGACGAGGGTACAGAATATCATGAAGCATTCCACAGAATTGCTGAGATATTAATTCCGAAGAGGTTACATGATAAATTGTATAAAGAGTTTAGAAAAAGACGTTCTAATACTATATTTACAGACAGGTAGGTTAGTGAAGAATTGGCTGAAGGATTTAGAATCTTCATGTTAAATAAGCCTAGATTACACTGGAGTTTAAATCTTGTAAAAATGTATAATAACATTAAAGACTATATTCATCAAGTAAGCAATATGAATATGGGATGGAAGTTATATGCTGCTTACATGATAGCAAACTCTGGTATATTTAGATATGTAAAAGCAAGCAATAAACGAAAGGAAGAATTTAAAAACGTATTTAAATTTAAAAACGCAGAGAGTTCTTTGTTTAAGCGTGGCGGTAGATCATTCAAATATGTGCTGAACCAGTAGATGTATGACGAGCTTGTAGATACACTTGTATACGCAGTACTTAATAACCAGAATTTTGATTGGGGTGGATCTGATATACAAAATATAAGAGTTGATCTTGGATATATAACAGGTAATGCTATTTCTGATGAGAAAAGAAAAAAGCAAGCATAGGCGTTGTATAATACAATAGCTGCACCACAGGTTACAGTAGATTAGCTTGAATCAAAGTTAGGAGAATCTAAATATAAGCAAAAAGCAGTTGGATTCCTGGCAATGAAAGAATTGCTGCAAGAAGACGTATATAACAATGTTGTAATGGATGATGTTGCTGCAAAGCTATCATCTATAGCTACGAATGTCACAAAGATAGCCGAAGAAGACAACGTTGTTGATGTAGAAGATGACCCAGATGCAGATAATGGTAATATTGGAGAACACACCAGGGCATCTTACGAGTTCTCTAGATTTAGTAAGGCATCACAGAGAGTTAAGTTCTTTTTCTCTACATTTAGTAATTTCAGATGGGATACAAGATTTAAAGTTGACGAAAACAATCATGTAACATTCCAAAGAGTTCTTGTTGCAGAGAAGAATAGTCTTGGTATGCCTAAATTTATGGATGCAGGAATTGCTTTTAACAGAGTAATGAATTAGCTTCACGATATTTCTACAATACAAGATTTGTATGAAAAAGTATCATCTAGGGCTAATGATAATCCTATGTTTAAACAATTCAAAAAGAGACTCGATGTTCTTATAGAACAAGCTAAAACAGATCCTGATAAAGAAGCTCTTCTTACTTAGATAAAAATGATCATAAAGTCAAATAAAAATACATTTATGATCTGTAAGGCTAACCGAAACCCTTAGAGTGGAAAGTATTCGTTGAGCATACAGAGCTCTGATAGTGATTATTCTTCTATATATCATAAGCAAAAGTGGTCTCAAATGTTTTCAAATGGTGGAGGTATGTCAATTCTGCATAAGAATGATAAAGGTGAGACCGTTTTAAAAGATGGACACAATGCCAGAGAGTTATATGATATAAAGAATTTCTTTACTGCGCCAATGGGTGAAAGAGGAAAGGTTAAGATAAATGGTAAGCTTGTTAAAGTTTATGGTTTATTTGAGCATCTCGAAGACCCTGATCATAGACCATTTACAATAAAGAATGTATGGAGAAGAAAAGATTCTAATGATCCAACAGATCTTCTCGTAGATTGTCGTAATGAAGGAGACTTTGTCGCTATTAAACAGGACTTCTGTAACCAATTACAAAAGCTTGGTATAAACTTCACTCTAGGCGAATTAGACTATATGCTCGAATAGAAGTATGGGTAGTCTGATGCTAATGCAATGAAGCAGTTGTTTGAAAGCTCTGTAGAATGGATTGATAGCAAAGATGGAGAAAAGAAAAAAGCAGGATTATTTGAAAGCTTTTACTCTACACTTGATAGCTTAATAAAGCCATATTCTGGTAAAGTTGTGCTAAATATTAATCAGTAGTATATTGATAGAATTTGGGACAATGTTACTCTAACAAAAGAGTTGTCTAGATGGAAATATAATTATGAGCACTCTCAAGAAGAATTGTCTGTATTAGCTATAAATAATAACAAATACTACCAGATATCTGATAACAATTACATCTCTGATATGGTCGACAATCTTAATGGTGTACAATACCATGAAGGATCATCAAAAGATGGGTACATAATGGATTAGAGTGTAAGAAACCTTATCGAATACTCTTATAATTATATAGAAAGTGATGAGTCTACTCCAGATTAGAAGGTAGGAATTGGAAGCATTATAGCAAAATAGATGATTCAAAAAGATCATCCTAATATTAGCGTTAGAACACTTATTGGTTTTAAAACTAATCAAGGACAAGATAGAGGTAGAGATTATTTTAAGATAACAAAGCGTGAAGACTATGTTGCTAAAATGACTATCCTTTAGAAGGGTTATATAGTATTCCCTACAATGTCTGATAAAAAGACGTGGGTATTCTTAGATGGTATCAAACTACCTGGTATTAATTACAAAGAAGGTGCTGCGAAAAAGAATCTTCCAACAATATCTGCCACAATGGTAGATGGTAAAGAGCAGATTAGTATAAAGTTCCCTAACAATGTACTTGATCAGTTTATAGAGTACGCTATGTGCGAATATAGGTCTATCAAAGAAGCTATAGACATGGATTTGAAGCCAGAAGAAGTTATAGCAAACTTTGACAACAAAGATTAGGGTAAATACTTCTCTAGTCTCACTGGCGTTTACGATAAAGATGGCAATTTTATTTCTTTTGTAGACAAAGAGGCTGGATATGAGAAGTCTCTTAAAATAGCCGAAGAGACATTCTTTGATATGTCAAAGATTTCTATAGACTAGCAAAGAGCTATGATAAATGAGCTTCTTGTAAGACAAACTTAGAAAGAGATAGAATATATGAAGAAACTTCATCTTGTATCTCAAAATAAATTAGGTCAGTATATCAATAAAGGTCTAGACACAATTACCATTGGTAATATCAAGAGCGCAATAAAGACAGGAAGGCAAAACAACGCTATCACTGGTAACAGCGATGCAATTTGGTGCCTTGCTGCCGATATCACAGCTAAGTCTATTATGTCTTTGCAGGAGGTAGAAAGAATCTTTAGTGGTAACCCAGCTTATTATAAATGGTAGTTTTCTGGCGCATCGCTTGTGGATAGATAGGTTGATGAGTTCAAACGATTTGGTGGTCTTATATCTACTGGTGATAACAACGTATTGGATTTCATTAATTCAAAGGACGGTGAATACACATGTGCTGAAGTAGCTAACGAGTTAGTAAGTTCTCCTCAATATAATAAGCTTAAATAGCTTATGACAGAAGGAGAATATAAGTCCGCTCTTATAAACCTCGCTCAAGATGGATAGGTTCAGTTTACTCCAGATTAGATAGACGCCATGACATTAGATGAGGTTAAGCAACATATACCAGAAGATGTAAAAGACATTGTTGAAACAAAAATTGCTGCAGAGACTAAGTCTTACGAAAATGGTATTGATGTTGCCGATGGTGGAGCATATATTACTGCTAACATGTGTGAGAATCTGCTTCGTATGAATGGAAAATGGAGTAAGGATATAGAGAGAGCATTCAAGATTCTTAAGTCATCAACAAAGGAGCATTTAACGCCAAAAGAAATGTTATCTATAGCAGAAAATTACCAGAAGGTATTCACATCTGTTATTGGATGTTATAAGTATACAGCTTTTGGATTAAGAAGACAAGACGTTAAGTCTAAAACTAAACCTTAGACAATAACAAGACTTGTACCTTATTATAACAAAATGGCTCTTTTCCCAATATTTGACTGTATCGCTACTGGTAGAATGGCTGATATTTATCAGAAGATGAAAGCATAGAACATAGATATGCTCATGATAAATTCAGCTGTAAAGGTTGGTAGCCAAGGTAGTCTTGGTGGTAAGGAAACTGAGAGTAAAATAGACTTCGCAAGTGATAATATCAAGTTTAACACTTATAAGTAGAAGTATCAATTCTTAAGAAAACAGCTTAACACAGATCCAGGAGATAAAGATCTCTAGAACATGGGTACACAGATGACTAAAATTGCTCTTAGTAATATCGTGTTAGGAAGAACGTATACGGTCAAAAATAACGATGGATCATTTACCACTAAGACTGGAGAATAGTTAAGAAATGATATCATGTCTGCGATAAATGATTTATCTAAACTTGGATACGACTCACTTCAGAATGAATTCTTTGATAAAGACGAAGATGGCAATATAAAGCTTAATGAGGAAAGGTTTGCCAAATATTTGAGAAAATAGCTTACTGATAGAGATGCGGACAATAACTCAGTTGGAGCTCTTAATATAGTGTACACAAACTACGACGATGAAGGTAATCCTATAAAAGGTACAGAACAGATGGAAATACCTTTGGCTGCTACATCAAACTCAAACTGGATAGAAAGTATTCTTACATCTAGTATTAACAAGCGAGTTATAGATATAGCCACACCTGGCGCTCCATTTATTCAGAGATCAGTTTGGGGTATGGAAGGAATGCCTACTAAGCTATTAGACAATCAAGTTCCTGGTATATTTAATGGCACACTCAATCACGGTAATCGTCTTTAGATGATTAATGAGGAGGGTTCAATGGACTGTATGTTGTCATTGGATTACTTTGTAGAATACTATGAGGACAAAAACGGCGAAGAGGTTATGTACTTTAGACCTGCTGGCAAAAAGTGTAGACTCCAGGTATTTGACAAAGATACTAAAAAGTTTAGAAATATGTCATTTACCGAAGCTAGAAAATGGCTTATTGATAACAAAGTTATTGGTTCTTCTTTTGATTATACAGATAAAGACGGCAATAAAGTTCATAAAGATGGAGCTAGTGCTAACATTATTGGTTACCGTATTCCTACACAGGCTCAGTCATCTATACATGCTTTAAGGTGTGTTGATGTATTACCGGTTGTTAGAGATACCGTAGTGCTTCCAGAAGAGTTTACAAAGATAACCGGTTCTGACTTCGATATTGATAAACTTTTCTTAAGTTGTAAACCTTACAATTATTATAAGGATAAGGATGACCATAACAAAAGAAAAGTTAATTTTGATTTTGAAGAAGGATCTGAGTAGGATTTGTAGGCAAAGCTCATGGATGGATATATGTCATTATTGCTTGATTGGAAAAACGAAGACGACAAGGATTCTAGAACATGTAACATACTTCATAGGTCTATTGATAATGATACTTCTCTTGTCAAAGCCAAGGGCGCATCGTATTTAGGTTTTAATGTACTTTCAGACATAGAACAAAATCTTGATAAGGAACAAGTTGTAATGCCTTACGATTTCTATACTCCTAGAAATCAAGTAGAGACTAAAGATACGTTCTTAACAGGTAAAACTGGTATCGGTCCATTTGCATTGAATAATAACAGTTAGATTCTTACTATGCTTTATGATGTTAAGTTTACACAGAAAGTAGGTACTATTATGAAAGACCTTGGTCTTGATAGACTTGGTAGAACCCTTGATAGAAATCAGCAGAATATATTGTCTTGGCTGTCTGCTATGATTAACGCTCATGTTGACATTGCTAAGGATCCATACATTACTAGATTAAATGTAAACCCTTATACATACAATCTTGTAAACTTACTTCTTAGAGTTGGTCTTGGAGAAGATACATTCTATTTTACAACTCAAGGCATCATGAAGGATTTGGCTTTTGCGTACAACGATTCCGTTAGTACGTATATGGCTGATGATAGTAAGACTCCTTGGTAGAGACGTAGAGACGCTGAAAACGATGTTCTTAAGAAGTATTTCTCAGAAGAACCAGAAGGTGATAATGACCCTAATTGTATACCTAGTATAATGGAGGAAATACAGAAAGGTTTCGATGATATTCCTACAGCTGTAGAACAAGACTATATAATTAGGTAGATTTTAGGAGAATTCTAGAAAGATGGTAAATGGGTACGAGGTTATATTGATGCAGAAGGTAATGAGCATTTAGTTGATGTTAAGAACAAAGTTAGAAATTCTATAATTAGAGAGATGTCTATAAATTAGAATCCTAACAAAAAGGGATACATAAACCCAACGTCAACTAAGAAAATGTTCACAGTAATGTCTAGAGATGGTAAAGAAATAAAATTATCACCATTAGATGTTACAAGATGGATATTTATAGCTAATAAAAGGTTTGAGAAACCTGGCGACGCCTTGGCAAATCTTGTTAAGTATTCTAAGATAGACACAAAGAAACAGGGTAAAAATATAGCTGAGCAAGATGCTTATCTTAAAGGATATAATGATACTTATAATCCTGGAGGATAGACATATTAGCAGTTTGAGCCTACAAGTTTATCTGCGTTAAAAGACGGTTCATATATAGGAAAAAAGACTAAGTATGCTACAGATTTATATAGAGACATAGTAGGACAACAGCTCCTTTCTTCTTGTATGGCTGTATTTGGAACCAGAAATAAAGAAGGTAAAAGAATGAAGGATGGCATATTACCTCAAATACTTAAAGCTATAAATAGAAAAGACGGAGCAGTTCCAGCTGACCTTCTTAACAAGATTATGATACAGATAACATCTTGTATTAAGTCAGAGTTCTTTAACAATTATTGTGATGAAAACGATATAAATATTCACGACTTGTTCTCTGGAGACAATACGATTTATGATAGATTGCTTGATCTTTAGATTAAGGCCGAATCTGATCCAAAATATTCTTACCTTAAAAACAATCTGCTTTTGAAGGTTCTTGTTCCAACTTTAAATACTGAAGACGGTCCTAATAAAATAGAACACGATCAGATAGAATTACTTAATACGTTTGGAGAAAGAGAGGGTACATACGAAAAGCCAAAATTTGTAAAATTCTTTAATTCAATGGATGATGATAGTAAGAATTCTAACTACGTATATGAAGCTTGGGAAAGATTGCTTGAAGACACAGATGAAACTGTAAAGAATTTTGCTAGAGATTTGGTTGTATATTCGTTCTATTCGTCTGGAGATATGTCTGGTTTCTCTAAGTTCTTTAAGTACGTTCCAAATAGCTGGAGACTTAATTCTGGATATGTTGATTTCGTAAGAACTAAACTTAAGGACTTAAATACAAGAATACCATCTCCTGTTTATATATAGAATATGGTTGATGATATAATTTTAAATAACTGGTTCGATAATGATTTTGTAAAAGAGTATCGCCCTAGTTAGCTTATTGGAATAGTTGGACAAAATACTATAACCTATAATCCTCATGCAAAGCCAGAAGATATGATTAGTATGTATGCTAAGTATGAAGGTTATTAGAAAAAGGTTTTAACGAACAACTCTGGAGAAGCTATTAATATGTTTGGCATATTATCTCCATTTGATCATGCTGCTCCTAATATAGCATGCGGCTTAGCTGTAAGAAATGGAAAATATCAATCAACTATTGATTATCAGCATCCACCTAGATTTATAAAGGTGTCTAGAAATAACATGAAGAAAGGACAATCTCAACACGATTACACCATCTATATGCATTATGCTACTGGAGAAAAACGTATTCAGAATAGTAATGGCGAATATGAAGCTATACGTTACCCAATTTACGTTAAAGTAAATCCTAAGGGATATAAAAACGGAATATATAACATTACAGAATTCGGAACGCCAAACTCAGTAGATAATGTATTTGGTATACAAAGTAGAGATGCTGCAGGAAAATCATGGAAAGATATAGAACCTACTGCTTTTGATCAAGAGATTAATAAGGTTAAGATTGAACAAGGCAAGCCTACTATATCAAGAGTTAGTGATGTTGAAAATATTGATAGAATATTAATAGGTACAGAGAACGGTAAGATTCTTCCTCCTTTAGGAAGCGAATATTATAGAATATCTGACGATCAGGGAGAACGTGAATGGAAATCGAGTGTTCCTGATTAGTATAACTATGGAGAAGGTGACGAGAAGGGATCATTGCTTGAAGATTTGTTTAACTTTAAAGATTCTCTATCGAATAAAAAAGATATTAAAGGTAAAACATTAGCAAATCTAGATGATCTAGATGATGAATTAGGATGCTAATAAAATATATTAGTTATGGTTTGTATAATAAGAAGCAAATATTAGAAAGAGCTAAAACAATTATCAGGTATATTGGGCGGTGAGAAAGCCGCCCACTATGCTTTATGCATGAATAACGGGTACAATCTTACTGATACTAAAGAAGGTAAGCATTCTAAATTATTCGATTAGCTCAAAGAAAAATACGGAGAAGATGAAGCTATAAGAATGAAAACCTATACGTTCACTCCGTAGTTTACAGATTAGTTTGGCGATTGGTATAATGATAATATAAACAAAAATAACGAAATTATAAAAAATGCTACAGTTATATGGGGACATCCTGGAACTGGTAAGACGTGGCTATTTAAATAGGGTAGAAAAGATATAATAGATTTTGATTCTGAATATAAATCAAAATTAGGAAATCTTGAATAGAGAGACAAGCTTAAAAAAGAAATTGGAAAGCAAGAATACAACAAAAAACTTGATTAGCTGTTTGATTAGGCAAAACAAGAGGCTAGAGAAACCGGTAAAAAACTTCTTGTTAGCGATATGCACTTTCTTAGAGATAGAGCAGACGATCTTGATGCCATAACAAATATTTCTGATAAAGAATTTATTCAAAGAAGTCATTAGAGAGGAGAACATGACGAAGCAGATAAAATGGATTGGAAGAAATCTATAAATAAAGCGATGTTAAATGCTCCTAAGGATAAAGTAATTAACACAACTGGATATATATCAAATCTTTTAGATGATTCTAAAATAAATAAAATAGATGAAAATGGAGAACCTAAAATAGAGTATGTAGAAAAATTATACAACGAGTATAATGATGATAACTTTACCGATTCTATAACATTTTCAACTCTTGGATACGAATCAAACTTGCAAAAAATGAAGTAGGTTATGCAAGATGAAGGAGAGGCAATAGATTCAGCTGTGTAGCAATCTATAAATACTTCTGTGAAAAATATTGCTATTAAACCAGGGGAGTCTTTAATACATTTTTTCAAAAGAAAGAACGTTATTAAAGGTGAACTTATTACTGATAAAGTAAACCAGATAATGTAGAAAAGACAACAAGTTTTAGCTTAGCATTATGGTTTAAAATAGGTAACAAAAGATGATGGTTCCATAGAATATTCTACTGATAGCAAAGATACAGATAAATAGATTCTTGTTAAGTTTGTAAACAGCCTTGGTGATAAGCGCGGAATGTATAGAGAAGCAGAACATACTTTGTATATCTCTCTTATAAATGCCGATCCGACAACTATGAATCACGAATTAGCTCACTATTATGTAAGAACATTCTGGTAGAGCAAAGAAGTGCAGAAAGCCTTATCAATATTTGATGATAAGAAACTTAGCTCTAGATAGCTTGAGGAAAGGTTAGTAGAGGAAATAACATCACGCACAATGGCTGAAAATTTCTCTACAGAGCCACAAAAGCGGTCTATAATACAATAGTTCTGGAACAGCTTTAAAAACCTCTTAAATCGCCTTATTTTGGGCAAAATGACCGAATCTAAGAAGAATGATATACTTGACTCTATAGCAGCTAACTTTTACTTGAATAAATAGCTCGAATAGGACTACAAGTCAATGGCTTTCTATGATAAGTATAATGGCGATATGTTTTAGTAGGGCGACATACCAAATGCTAATGACTTAAAGGTATATGAAACTATATCGACAGCCGTTAAGCGTAGATATTCGGCAGAGCGTGCTCAAAAGGCAAAAGATACTATAAAAACACAGACTCTTAGAGCTAAAATAAAAGAATATCAAGAAGATATTGATTTGGGTTTCTTTGGAGAACGTGTAACCAGAAGTACAGATGAGTAGCAAGAGAAAATAACATCTAACGTAGAATGGATTCTAGACCAGGCTAGACGGGAATTAAATGTACTTGGAAGACATTTGTCAGACAATAGGGCAGGCGTAGAATAGATGACAGCAAAATAGTTATTTGATGCACTTACAAACGTTGTCGGATACTATGAATATATATTCAATAATAAACAGTACGGAATATTCTAGTCTTTAGGAAAATATGGAGATAGTGGTATAACCGAATTTAAAAATGACGGTACTTTATAGCAGGCTTTTCAAGAAGCAAAAAGAGATTTGGATTCTATACATGAAGAACTAAATACTTAGATAAAAGAATATTTAGGAAAACGATTGTATGATTTCGTGCAAGATAATGTAACAATTGGAGATAAAGATGTATTTTACTAGAATGTCATGCATTGGTTGTACAACGAAATAGACAATGGTTCATTAAATGCATTCGAAAAGTACATCGGTATAGCTTCTAGCTCAGAGTCACAGTTAATTAGAGTTGTTGATAATATGATCCAATCAGTAAAGAATGAGAAAAGAAGAAACGCTCTTACTGTTGGTCATGAATTTGTCAGCAAAATGAACAAGTTAGCTGGTCATTCTGCTTCTAATTATCAGGCTAGATTTTGTGAGACTGATTCTGATGGTAAAACTACCGGTTATTGGGTAAGACCAATAAACTATGGTCAGTATTATAAAGAGAAAAGGCAATTCGTTATCAATCTTGCAAAAAAGCTCGGGTTGAATCCGGATTCAAAAACAGGTAGAGTTGATTTGTCTAACGTTGATACAAAAACCAAAAGAGATTTCTTAAACAGCATTGAAGACTGGGTTGGAGACCACGCACATAGAAGATATAAGGCTGAATATTATAAAAAGAAGAGAGAATTTTTGTCAGATGATACAATGAGGACAATGGGTGCAATACAAAGACAAATAAATGTCCTGTTGTCTAAATAGTATGATGAAGATGGATATTTTATGCCTTATAGATTAGGAAAATCTGATAGAGATTTATTAGAAAGACTTTAGAGAGAAAAACAGCAACTGTCTAATTTTTATGATAGAATAGAGGTATCTTCAGGAGAAGTTAAAATAGTTCCTAAGACAGGAGACGCTTTGCGTATGGCTGAAGAAATTCATGCATGGTATAACTATATTAATGGAAAGATAAAATATAGACCTAATGTAGAAAAATACAATGCTGGATTAAAAAAGCTACAAGATTAGTTATAGAATGCAAGTTCTTCGTCAGAAAAGTTAAAGATACAAAAACGTATAAAAAGCTACGTATATTATAATAGTAAATTGTAGTATACGGAAGACTTCTAGAACCTTTTGAACGAATGTCATTCTGGTGAACAGGATAAGAGGCTAGCTATACTGTAGGAGAGAAGAAGAAAACTGCTCATACCAGCTAAAGATGTCAATGATGCATTAGCTTCTCCAGACTTACAGAATTTGACTATTGAAGACTTAAAATAGATACAGTATCTTGATGAGTAGATATCTAGAAGAAAGCTTATAATAGAAAATAATTATGAAACATTAAAGTCTAAAGAAGAGAGCGACACACTAACTCCTGCAGAAAGAAAGTATCTTGATAAGTTAGAAAAGTCAAAGGAAGAACCATCTTGCGATTTTAATGATATAGCAGCAATGGATGAAGTTAAGGTTCGTGGAACGGAAACCACTATGTACGATTGGTGGGAAAACAAGCTTAAAAACGAAGGTTGGAGTCAGTAGTAGATTACTGATTTACTGTGGTACACAGATAGAAAAACTGGAGAATCTAGAGTATTAAGCTGCTTTTTTAGAATGGTCCCAAAAGTTGATGAAGATAGCGAGGATGAATTAACATTACCAAATGGTAAGAAAATAAAGGTGTTAAAAAGAGTTCCAGGCAACGCTTATTCTGAATTAGATGAGACTTCCGAGTTGGCTGATGAAGAGTACGATAAGACTTCAAATGAAACAATGCAGCCTAAAAAGAACGGTGTATATAATGGTAAGGCATTCTCGTACGAAAACAAGCAGTATAATAAGCTTACAGAAGAAGAAAAGGATTTCTTAAACAATTATATTATTAAGAAATTGATGTGGGGTTCTAATGAAAAAATAGCTGGCAAAGTATCAGCTAAATCATATAGAATGCCACAAATACATGGAAATTCTGTAGAAATGATGTGGGGCAGAGGATTCGGACCACTTGGTATAGCAAAGTCAATAGGATATGCTGCTGGACAATTTTCTTAGATAAACGAAACTGACACAGAATTCGATATGTCTATGTCTGACGATTTAGCCATGAGACCAGATGGAACAAAGGTTGGTGTTATTCCTATTAGATATGTAAAGACACTTGATGATCCAGAACATATTTCTACTGATGTTGTAGGATCAGTAATGTCTTACTGGATGATGGCAGAAAACTTTAGACTCGTGTCATAGTTAATACCTGATTTGGAATTGATTCATGAATCAGTAAATAACGGTACAACTACAGATACAGCAAAAGTTATTAGAGAAATGATAGATACGTACATGTATGATAAACGTACAAAACTAAACGAAAACTCTAATAAGAAAATGTCTAAATCTGCACAGAGGTTAATAAAATCTGCCGACACTATTAGAAAGAATACATCCAGAACACTTTTGTCTCACAACTACTTTACTATTATGAAGGGATTCCTTGATGCTAGTAAGACCGTTGGAATTGAAGCTCTTACAGGTAAGTATATAACAGCTAAAGATATGGCTTATGCTCATAGCTATATAGCTAGATCTTTAGGAACTATTGCTGCAAGTATTGGAAAACCAAATGTTCATGGTTGGTTGGCAGCAGCGATGCAGTATAATGGTTGTACGAAGAGTATAGATGAATCATTTAGCCATACACAAAATACTTGGGCTACAAAGTTTCTTAGAGACAATCTGTTAATGGGAGGTTATACAGTAACTGACTTTATGGTCACAGGTATGATATGTGCTTCAGTATATCATCATTTTAGACTAGTACATGTTCCAATAGTAGAAAAAGTAGACAAATCAAAAATCCTATATAATGCAGAGTATAAAGTTACTGGATGGGAGGATAGATTTGTAAACCAAGAAGAAGCTATGGATTTGTATTATAAAGCCGGACTTGGTGATTAGGCTGGTATGCAAAACTATGAAAATGCAAAAATAACTTTGCATGACGCTTATATTGAAGAGAATAGCAATTTTGTAGTTCGTGATGAATTTAAAGATAAAGTTACTAAACGTCTTGAAGATATAGTATCTAATACAATATCAGAAAGATCAGCTATAGCTAATGGTATGATGCCTGAAAATGGAAGACATTCTGTAACGTATACTAATCCATTCTTAAGATGGGTAGTTGTAATGCGTGGATATCTTCCTACTATGGGATTCGATAGATTTAAAGCTGGTAGTGACTTCTCTGAATATAAGTCAGATAAATATAACCCTACTTCTTTTAATGCTATAAAATACAAAAGAAATAATGGAGAGATGTCTGAGGAAGAGTTCGAGAGAGCTAGAGAGTACTACGAAAGATATGATGGTTAGTTCAATTTTAACACAGCCACAGTTGATAGAGGTCAAGTAAGAGCTACTATAACAGCGTTACGAAAGACAATAAATAATGCGCTTTAGCTAGCAAAACATCTCATTACATTTGATTTTGATGCTATCAAAAATAATAAAGGTAGAAGAAGTAAAACTTATAACGAAAAGAAAATGCTATTAAAGTCTGCATTAGAAATAGGCTTTATTGCTGCTATGGGTATATTATCAGTATTTACTGCATAGATGATATAGGATCTTGATGATGACGATGATGACATCGTACAGTATGCAACATATGCAATAGCGTTATTAAATCAAGGATTATTAACAGAGTCTTCTACTGCGTGGGTTCCAAACACCGTATTAGACTTGTTTACGTCTCCTACTACGGTTTATGCATATTTGTAGAGATATGCATACTTTGGTAATGTTGTAGGATAGCTTGCATATTTAGGACTTACTACTATATCTGATGAAGATGACGCTTCTTACTATGAAGATGTTCTTGGTAAGAATTCGTCTTATGCTGGTCGAACAAAATTGGAGAAGGATCTTATTAAATTGTCTCCTTTATTCGGAATACCTGGAAGTAATCTTTACGAAAACTTTACTGTATCCGGATTAAAGGGTAAATATAAATTTTATAGTCAAAGCGTTGCACCTAATTCAACTCTATATAAAATAAACAAAGCTTTTAGCGGAGGGGATAAGAAATCATCCAAATCTAATTCAAACCATTGGCTTAATGAAGATTACGAACCGTCTTTTGGCGGAGGTTCTTCTTATGATCCTTCTGATAGATTTGACGAATAATCGTATAATTGATGTCGTAACGTTTTAAACAAAACAAAAGAATAAAAGCTCAAGTCTCAATTAAGAGGCCTGAGCTTTTTTCATTCTCAAAGTATACGTCGTCTAGTGTGACGTAATTATCGTTAAGAGGAAGATTACTCTCTTCGCAACTTATTTTATTATATTTGTCACATATGAAACGATTAATATAATTATCCGTACAACACCAGAATTTGTTTATTTTGTCACGTTCTTTTGTTGTAAGATTTACAATACCATCCATAATATCCAAATATTTTTTTGGAATTACTTTTAGTATATATACAGTAAAAGGTTTGTCTTTAATATATATGGTGTCTGATCCATAATATGTTGACAAACCTTTTATTTTTCTATCTGTATACCATCGTTCATCTGTATGACACAAATTGCTATATACAAGAAAGATGTGGGAATCTAAGTATGGCTTATCAATATTACTTGTATAAGCATCATAGAACCCAACATCTTCTGATATATCTTCAAGCATCATATTTTCTCCTAACAACGGGATTAATACTTTGCATTGTTTACTCATAGGTTCAAGGTTTCGCTACCGTCTCCATTATAATATTCATAGCTATGGTCCCAGTTTTCTGTTCCCAAATGCCATAAATACACTTTCATGAAATCATGTATTGTTACACCCCTAGAAGTAACTTGAGGTGTAGCTAATCTGAATACCCTTATTTCATTGCTACCTGTTGTATCGATAGCTATGATATAGAATTCAAATCTCCATTTATCGATTTCACCATTGCTTAATTCTAATACATTAGTCAGGTACCAATATACTGCTTCCTGGTAAAAACACAATTGTCTACAGTAGTCAAATTCTTTCATACTGTCTTCAAAGTGCCATAACTTAGCTGTAGTTTTGATATCCATAATTGTACATGTTCTTGTATCGAAGTTAAATGTACAACTATCAAGCAACGATTTACATGCGATAGAGACATATGCTCCATGATTCAATTCGTCTGTAATCCAATAATCCCAGTTTATCTGGAACTCATGGTATACGTGTATGCTTCCATGATCACCAGCTCTTCGTATTAGTTGTCTTGCTAACTTATGTTCTCCAACATTATGCTGAATCTTCATAAGCTGGTCTAAGTCATACTGAGATATAAGTATTTTCTTAGACTTAATAGCTTCAATATAATCCTTATACTCTACGCTTATTTTAAGCGCTTCTGAGAGGATTTTATCTTCACTCTTGCCAACTATACTATAAGACTTACGATAAGCCTCTGAGAGCTGTTTATTTAGCTCTATTTCAACGGTATTTATTAAGTTTTCACAGAACTTTTGTGCTTGCGCACTTTTAGGCTTGTCGCCATCGAACAGAACGTAATCATTCCAGAATTGATCTGGTTGAAGTAGAAACTCATGTATCATGGTTCCTTTACGTAACTGTGGTAAATCTAAGCCTTTCTCTTTACCATCCAGCATATTACGAAAATAGGCCGGCCCTTTATTCAAGAACCAGCCTATCGCACTATTACTAATGCGCGTATTATCTTCGTAGTATGGAATGTCGTATTCCGGTATTTTGTACTTTGGTGTAATCATTAGCATCCTGCACAACAACAATCACAACAGCAATCATCTGAATCTGCTTTCTTCTTAGCATTCTTCAGACAATTAGCTTTACAAGAACGAGCATGAGGTTTTATTGTACCTTTTGAAGAAAGGTTCATATCCTCAAACAGCTCCTCGAATGTTGTAGTAGGGTAATCATTAGCTTCCTTTACGAAAGATGCTATATTATCAAAACTACATACCTCGAAGTTGTCCTTGATAAAATCAGTTAAAGACTTAACTTCTTTCTTGTCGTTAAGTTTGTCATTCAATACCTCCATTATAAGAGATGGAGACATCTCGTCAAACTCACGCCAATAGCGGATACGAGAACAACGATCTATCAGGTATTCTGATATTTCATCGTCATCGTTACATGTAAACAAAATCATATGTTTACCCTTGGTATCAGAACCATCCAATACCTGTAACAATACAGAATCATCGTAATCCGCAAGAACTTTATCAAGTTCGTCGAACAAGAAACAAACGCTTGTGTCGCCAAGCTTTTCTACAAGATTTCTAAGGATATACGGACGTATGTTTTTGTCTATATTTATAATTGGAAGACCGCTCTTATTGGCAATTACCTTAGCCATCACAGTCTTTCCAGAACCCTTTAATCCTGCAAGCATCACACCAGTAAATCCGCTTTCAGACAGATTGTAGTTATTAATAACCTTATCTATAAAGCGTTCGTCACGCTGTGTACAATATACCTTAGAAGGTAAAGATAAGCCGCTAGTCTCTTCGAGTGAGATTGCGTCAGTATAACGATCTACATCAATACTGTAAACCATTCCTGGAGTCAAATCACACTCAAGACCTTCTGTGTTAAACTTAAAGTTTATGCTCTTACCTACTTTCAAAAATTTCTTTTCCATATTTACTGATATTATAATACTCAAATATTGGTTTTTATCTCTTCTATCATCTCGTCTACCTGTTTGTGATTACGTACGAGATAACATTTCATTTTACTTCGATGTCGCTTAAGATAATGCTTAAACAATTTCCATCTAAGAGGGAATGAATCTCCCATAAGGCCTTTACATTCTACTACAAACCCATTTCCTATGAAGTCAGGTAGATATGTTAGAGGCCTTATTTTTTCACCTAAATACTCGAATTTATCCAGCAATACGAAATGCTTTGGCTCATATTTAACTGGTATCCCAGCTTTCATAAAAGCTTCATAAGTATAGCATTCGAGTTTACTCCTAAAATGGAGACCATACTTATCGACTTTTGTCGCATTCCGTACCCTGCCTTTAGATTTCTTGCCCATCATAATAAAAATTCTTTCCCCTTATCTTGGATACAGAAGTTTTATTAAAATAGACAATTTCGCCACCAGTTACTTTTTGTTCACCTCTATGATGGACACATGCGCATATACATCCATCTTCACTATAACTATCCCAGATAGTCATCTGCAATTTATTTGGAAGATAAATACGCATAAATCCACCTTTGTCAAGATGAATTTTCTTAGTCAGCTTCTTTGTAAGCCATTTATGCAATAGAGGAGACATTACTGCACCTCCCAGCACACCTAATAGGCATCCTATTACTACATCAATCATATTTCTGTAACGTTTTTGTTAACCAGTCTTTCATGGTGCTAAATCCGTTGTCACGAACAGCATCTGATAGATCTTTGGCTTTAAATTTCTTATTAATGAAAAAAGCATCTAGTTTGTATTGCTTACTATATTGTCTAGCCTTAAGCATACCAGTTTGATCTCTATCATACAGTATAACTATATGTTTCCATTTGGAACGCAGAGACCTGAGTATGTCTTCAGGTATAAATACAGTTTCACTAGCAGCAGCTATTGCATTAAAACCCATCTCGTAGCAACACATCACATCTTTCAGTGATTTTGTTATTATGAGTAGGTCGCCTCCTTCCTTAGGCAATTCGGATAATCCCTGTACGTGCCGATTCGTCAGATTGGTACGCCATTTAGTAAACTTGGAAGCAAGTGGACGATAAATTTTAAACTTATCATACACTTTATATGCATACATAGGACTATTCTCTTTGTAGATACTTCGGACGATACTATTACAAAGAAAGTATTTAATGCTGAACACATTGAACTTCTTTAGGGTGTCAATATGTATTCCGAACTGTTTCCAGTACTGTTTATCTACATTGGTAAACGGCTGTCGAACTATTCCGATATCGGTATCTCCTTTCGGTTTATCGTACGTATTTGTCCTTACGATTGTATTAGGATTTATTCTGCGTACGATTCTCAATAATTCTCGTTCAAGCTCTTCTCTAGTCGTTATACCTTTGTATTCTTTTAGGAACTTCAGAGAGTTTCCGCATTCTCCGGTTCCAAGATCTTTCCATAACAACCCTCCTGTTTTGGAATGAAATATTCCAAATGAAGGATTCTTGTCTCCAGACCTTAAAGGACTATTCATAAGTTTTCCAACTTTAAATTGTCCTAAACAATACGTATAGATGTCTAAATCATTTACTTTGTCCAAGATGTCTCTCAAGGACATAGTAATTGCTGTTCTAGTACTATACATAACTTATAAGTTAGTCGCGTGGCAGGGAGTTAAACCCCACATGTATATAGACCAACTAGGCGCCTAGCTCCATATACACACAGTACGGTCACGCGTTAAAGAGCAGTTTAATGACATGCTCGGGTCTACGTTGACGGACGTATAGCAGTTTACGGAGATGCTAAGCTCGGACTTTAGGTTATTCAAACCCGCACTTACGTAGCGTACACGCGTATGAAATCTGATGCCAGGTAAGCTGTGCATCATAGATAATATCGGCCTTCACAGGCGGACAGAGCTATTACTTTCACAAGCTGTAACTCTTCTTATCATCAGAAATGTTGTGGCTCTGTAGGGATTCGAACCCTACTGGACTTTTGTCTATATAACAACGAATAAAATAACAATGATTAAAACGTCGATTTGGATAGTTTTCGCATTCGTCCATGCTTGTGTCTCACGACACCCTGCGAGCCTTATTGGAGGCATTTCACCTCCAAAGGGTAACTGAATTACCTAGCTCCACCAACGCCCTTTCATGGCAGTATTACCTCCCTGGGGCGTATCCACTTGCTGTATAGTTTGACACTCCTGCTATGTAAACGGTATAAGAACCATTTACCGGATTTCATACAATCAAGTAGTATTTCTATTTCTTCAGGCGTAAACCCCTTAAAAGGGAAGATCTGATGCGCCTGCTGCATCCGCAGTTTCCGGAGTAACGGTTGGTGGCACGTTAAGCGGATCGTTGTTCTCCTTATCGGCAACAACTGGTCGCTCCATAAGATCGTTCTTAAAGAGCTTAATCTGCGAATCTGTATTAGACATGTCTTCAACGAAGATTCCGAGCTTACTTACTTGAGTATAGCCCTTCTTGTCGTAAATAACCTTCAAACGGAGCTTTTTCTTAGTAGCAATCATAGGATCAAGCATCTGCTTTGTCCAGTCAATCATCTCCTTGAATGTAGAAAGCTCTGCATCTGGTCTCTGTGGATAGAAGCAATCAAGAATCTGACAAACTCGTCCGAACTGAGCGTTATCACGCTTCTGTAAGTCTTCGTCTGTCTTAATATACATTCCCTTTGTGTTCTTCCACTCTGTCATAGTAGCTGTCTGACCATCCTCATTCTCAAATACGATCTCGAGGAAATCGAGACCCTGAGGAGACTTGTTACAGTTTACCTCTTTAAGAGTGACGTTCTGGTTGATGCCTACTGGCATATAACTACTATTACTAAATTCTTCGTTGCTAATTGCGGCTGTCTTTGTACTAAACATAATCTCTATTATTTTAATATACGTAATGCTAACATATCAAGTTTATTCTCAGCATAGTATGCTGCAGATCGAATAGACCGATATATCAATTTACTTAAATATTCTATCCCAATGTGTTGTAAGTGTCCCATCTTCATTACCTTCTGCAATAACGATATCCTTTCCGGCTATGTGTCTTGCACGAGCCTCCATGATGGTATCAGATGTACCACCCTTAAAGGATATGTGCGTTTCATTTCCTTTGCGATATACATAACCAACCGCATCGGCTAATCCACACACGATTTTACTCAGCTTACCAACTAAGTCGAGCTCTTTTGCAGAAACTTCAACACCATCCTTTTCAGTTACGGTGTCTTTAACGTGACCTACAAGAATAAATTCGTCACACAAATCTCGGAACATATCAACTACCTTCTTTACTGCGTCTCTAAGATACTTATAGCCAGCACCATTAGGTAAGGTTGTTACGTCTGTACCGTCCCATTTCTTACCCATTGGAGTTTGGCGATAGAGTGTACAAGCATAGCTCATACAAATATCCTCAAGTCGTGTAGCATTGTCGATAGTGATATGCTTATAGAAATTATGACCTACTTCTTTATTCTTGGCACGAATGGCACTTGCTGCTTCTCCTAAATCATTGATCGTACGACACTGGATGGCCATCGCATCAACGAAGACAGAGCCTCCCTCAAGGTCTATGATAAGGTTATTATCCAGCTGTGCAAGACAAGACGTCTTACCAGCCTTTGGAAGACCATAGAGTATAAGATATCTAGGATTTTCAGAAACTGCAGGAATTTTACTAGTAGGTAATGTTAAACTCATGATACAATGATACTAAAAGTTTTAATTAAAGCTTAATGTTAATACTAATGATTGTCTTCTTAATCTCTGGACTAAGTGAAGAGATGAAGTTGTAATCACTAAAATCAGAGTAACTATAAATGTCGGTACCAATCTGAATCTCATCATTGTAGAAAATGATAGGGAGACCATTCTCAAGACGGTAAATCTTACCGAGCTTAATACCCTTCATAATACTCTTCTTCTTGCCATAGTTAGCAAGAATGTTACAAGCCTTTGCGAACAAAGTGTCGCCCTTCAGAGGCTTGTAGATATAAGTATGATCCAACTCGTCGAACATGGCATCAATCAGATCATCGTCCTCCTTCTTTGTGTTAAACAAATAAGAGTTGTTCTTCTTTACAGTAGAAAGAATAATATCATCGAGAATCTGAGAATAAATGTTACCATTGTTAGTGTTCTTAATGTTGTTGTCAGTAAACTTAATATCGTATGTTGTCATAATTCAGCCTAAATTTTAATTGCTTAACTTTCTATCAAGTTGTTATATGCTAAGTCATTCTGGAATTCAAGTATGCAGGGCTTTCCCGCGTCTCGATTCTTCAAGATGTGTAAATACACCTTGTTCTGAGTAGGTAAATGGCTCGGGCCGTATTCTTGTATTCCAAGAATTTCAGGCCTATGAATGACTATAACATAATCGCTAGCTTGAAATAAAGCGTCAGCAGATGAAATGTCGCTTCTCATAGGATAATGCGACAAAGGATTGTTTATTCTTTCTGGTGATTCAATATTTCTATTCATCTGTGCTAGTTGTAACACTGATGTCATAGGGTACTTTTTGGCACTTATGAAAACTCTTTCGAGTTCCTGCATGGTTTCTATAACGCTGCCTATAGGCTTCGTTAATAGAGCATGGTCGTACATTATCACAAAATGCTTATCAGTACCCTTTATGTATGTATTATAGAAATACTTAATAATGTCTTCTGCTTCCTTGGGAGTTGTAGGATTATCTACAAACCATATAGGATACTCCTTTAGTTGATTAGATACTGAGATGACTTTTCTGAAGGTATCGTCATCTAGGTCCGTTTCCGAACTATACAAAGTCGAAGTCGTTTTCCTAAGCTTACTAGAAAGCGTTCTTCCAACTTGCCTAAATCCAACCATCTCTAACGAGAAAATCAGAATCACTATTTCTTCACCAGGATTCAAATCAATAATATCAGTTGAGATCTCATTAGCGAATGAGCTCTTACCACTTCCTGAAATACCAGCTATGGTGTAAACGGTATTAGGTTCAATACCTCCCATACACTGCTTATTAAACTTAGCCCATCTAGTCTTAAGAGATGTTATAGAGTGATCTCTACGACCAGATATGTAGTTTATCGCCTCTTGGGCTACAACTGACATTGGTCTTATAAGATTAGATAAGTTCTGTTCCATAAGTCGATTCCTCAATTTTAGAGTTGTCTTGCATTTCTTCCTCAGATTCTTCCCATTGATGGTCTACGAGCCATCTCCACATCGTCTTCATATAACTTAGTTTACCCTCGTTAGTCTTTTTCTTCATTTCGAAGTCGAGACACTGAATAAGATGTTGAGCCATAGCTTCGCTTTGACCTACATAAACATTAAATAAATGTCTACACTTGTTAACGTTGGCTCTCAGATAGTTTTTAGTACCATCTGGTCGTAGAACGTATATTGGGTACATTTCATAGAACAGATCGAAATAGTCCTGTTTAGGTCGGACTATATCCTTAAGCGTATCTGTTGCATGATATGTAATTGACTTACCTCTCTCTATCGAGGTAATAAGTCCCTGAGAAATTAAGCTTGATATTTCTTCGTCGCTAACTAGGCTGACAATTTTGCGGACGTCTTGATTGTAAGTTTTTTGATTCTTATCCAATACCAAACTTAGGAATATTAATTGATTTGAATTCAGTCCTGGAATGTCCAGGAGTTTTGTGTTTAGTTCAATAATCATCTTATATACGTTGATAAACGATTAATCATCGAATATTGTCAACTGGCGGTTAACAAACTCACTAGCTATCTTTTTTGCTTTACTAATGTAGTACTGGTAATCCAGATGACGTTTCTCTATTGGTGTGGCATCAATCTTATTAAGAAGTCGGACTCCGTATTCTGTTATTCTTGTTTCAGAACGACTTTCGTACATTTTGTCCTTAATTCTTATAAGATAGTAGCCACTGCTCGATGCGTAGTACCTATTAATACGTTGAATGAGGTTTCCCCCATACTCAACTTTTGATTCCTTATTTACGCTTTGTGACATTAAGAAATCACGGATATCTCTATCCTTCTTAATAAACTTGTCTATCGGTTCATTGTTCAAAAAATAGTTTATCACAGCTTTAGAGATAACAACTGGTGTCATGCTGTTGTTAAGACCAATTTCTGTGATAAACCTGCCTTTCTTTTCTATCAGTCCTGGATCTCCAGATTGGGAGTATCCTTTGCGAACACCAAAGTAATTGTTCACGTCGTACTGATAAAACGACTCGTAATCATCGGATTCGAATGTCAACTGGGTTAATTGCTCAACTTCCTTAATTGCATCGGCTATTGCGAAGCGGGCGGATTTGTCGGCAATGTAGACGACACCATCTGTATTGACTTGTACAATCTTACAATTCAATGCCAGAAGCCTGTCCACCAACATAAGTAGTATAAGTTGCCCATTTATACGTATCTTATATACGTTAAGTGGATCATAAGCCCAGCTACTTTCTTGTTGCATCTTTCCTGTAAGAGCATTAAGAGCCTGTTTGAATGCCTTAGACTTTAATGACTCTCCATTACGTTTGGCAGCCAAGCGCTCCTTGTATAGAGCGCTGTACACATTCCAAAAATCTTCTCCTAAGTGAACTGGAAGCCAATGGTTTATAATGGCTAACGAAGGATACATAGACGTAACGTCGGAGTGTCCTATAAACTGTTCAGCTGTAGGTTTGTAGACTCTAGGCTCGTTGATGGTGTGTATACCACCTTCGCCTATAGAGTAGCAAATGTTTGAGAGAACAAACTTCTTCTCATAGTTTTCTTGTTTCTTATCAGACTTACTTGCGTTGCAAGTAGCATTCTTTACATCCAATAAGACTTCTTTCAACTTTGGATTAGAATATTGTATGAATGGGAGTATAATGTCACCTAGACGAATGTTTCCGACTTTTCGAGCACGAGTTTTTAGCTCGTCTTTTGTTGTGTTGGTAATGTCTAAAGTCTTTCGCAAGAGTACTTCTTCTCCAAATCGTACACCACTCATCGACAGTGCATCAAACCCCCATTCTTTTTCCACTTCAAGACGTAGTTCTACATCTTCTTTTACTTTGTTAAGCAAAGTCTCAGTAGCTTCTACGTCGTTCACATTATATTCTATCATAGCGTCAATATCACATTCCTGGATCTGCAGATCAAAGCTTCCTTCATACTCTTGTACATTTGGCATATGTAAGAGTATTTCTATTTCTTTTAAGCTTTTTTGCTGTTTGGCGCTATAGAGCATCAACATAAGATCAAATGAATAGAAGTAGTTTGAATACTTATACACTTTAATCTTATCAATATTTCCTGTTTTTTCCGAACTTATTATTTCTTTACTAAGATAATAGAGAGAACTACAAATTCTCGAGTATCCTAGTCGCTTCATTCTACTGCAGAAATGTATAATGTAACTTATGATTATGTCATCATAATGCTTATTGTTATAGCCGCACATTATATGATCAGTTCTGTTGGTGTAGAAGAAGTCAACTAGTTCTTCTAGTTGATTTTTACGACAGGATATCTCGAATTTATATAGTTTATGACTCTCTGAATCTTTACAAGTACAATGAAAACAGTTTGGAAAAACTTCTATGTCATATAGAACTACTGGTCTTTCCTTTACTATCATAGTTCCCTAGTGAGGGTTTGCACCTCGCAGTCATATCCTTTCGGAGCACACTAGGGTGACCAGTGGTGTCCTGGTCGGTTTGAAGAAGTTACGCCTTAAGCTGCCATTCGCATTTTATTTGCGTTTGGCAACAAGATACGTCCTGTCTTCTTGCGATGGTCCTTAAGGTTTGTACAAACAAGGTTACCACGCTTTGCTTTTACCTTATTTGTCTCCTTACGGGCTATCTTCATGACTTTACTGTGTTCTGGAAGTTTGTTTACGCCTCCATACTTAGCAGTTTCGCCATTATCTTTTATCTGAGCAATTTCTTGCTCGTGGAACAACTCGTCAGTAGAAGAGAACCTACCAATAAGTTGTAATTTGTCATATTTAGCGACAACTAAGTCTCTAATATGTTCTTCTGCAGCATTCTTTTCTGCTTCCCAAACTGGGAACTGCTGCGCGTAGAACAAGTCGTCTTTCTTAACCGGGCATGGGTGCTTTCGCTCCCATTTCTGCAACTTGTGTTGAACATACCCTTCCATGAGCTCGGTATGGTTAAACTTCGTAACCTTTCTGCGAGATTCAATTTTGATCGAATCACGTTTGAGCAGTATGAACCAAGGTTTCTTCCGGGAAAGACCATGGATACAATGTTCTTTACAGAACTTAGAAGTAGTTCCATGAGACTTGTTGAAGTCCTTAAGCCACTTCTCTTTGATGTCACGATATTTTTCAACATAATCGTCCAAATATTGATTATTCTGGGTATTCATAACGTTGCCTCCTATGATTAAGCTGCTTGTTTAGCTGATTTTTGTCTGATTTCTTTAACCTGTGTAGGCTTTTTGTTTACAGCTTTAGCCTCAACTTTGAGCCCACGACGAAGCTTACGTCCTTCGGCCTTAGAGCCGTGACGGAAGTTATATGTGTTCTTCTCGAGCGTCTCCTTAGCCTTCTTCTTAGCCTTACGGAGATTGTAGAAGTTCACACTAGCGTTCTTTGAGCACTCGATAGTATGAGGATCACCTCCCTTCTTATGCTTGTTGTGATTGCCTGACATATCTATGCCAGCCTCCTCAAATGGAGATTTATTATCAGAACGATACTGATAGAATGTAGCATTACCTACAAGATCACGCAGTTTTGCTACTACGCTTGCTGGCACATCCTTAAAGAATGCTGTAGAGTTAGTAATGCATGCAGACTTAATGCCGCAATCCTTTACCAGCTTCTCGAGCTCCTTCTTCTTTTTCAGAACAGAATCACATACAACTGTAATATTGTATACAGTGGCGTTGTCCCACTGCTTCTTTGCGATGTCTATCACCTTCTTGGTGTCGGCATCATTGAGATGCATACGCTTGCACCGACGGGTAACTGATGCAATATGACGAGCCATAGAGACGTTACGACGCTCTTCCTGCTTCTTCAAACGGTCCTCCAGAGTGATTTTAACAGGCCCTGAAGCCTTTTCCTTCTTGGAGTCGATCAGTTTATCCATGATGCTCTTTTTGCGCGCCTTACGGGCCTCTGCGCGAGCCTTAGAGGCAGCATATTTAGCCTCCTCTTTCTCGGCCTTAGCCTTCTTTTTAGCTGCCTTGAGTTCGGCATGCTTCTTAGCCTTCTCTGCGTCAGCAGCACGGCGCTTCTCAATGTTCTTTATTGTCTCGTTAGCAGCATTAGACTCTTCCTTCTTAGCTGCCTCAGCCTTAACTGGTGTAGTTCCTATCTTAGCCTGAACCTTCTTGAGGTTCTTCTTGTTATTCTTCTTTGACATAATTTTGATAATTTAATGTGTTAATAATGTTATTTTTAAGGCAAGGGATTCCTTATTGTGGTTCGTGTAAGCCTCGATCTTACTCCTTTCGGCGACCCTTATATTTGTCTCGAACCTATAGCATTTAAGCTGTCAGATCCATCTCGAACTTATCTGCAATAGTATCCTTAATCTCAATAGAAGTCTCATTGTTAAACTTCTCGAGATTAGCGTCAAACTTATTTGCTAGTAGTTGCTGCTCATGGATAAGCTGAGCAATCTTAGCTGATGAGAATATCTCACGCTTAGGCATAGCCTTTAATCCCTTTTTTGCCTTAGTTGATGGATCAAGTGTCTTGATCATCTTAAGTTGTGCTATTGCCTCTTTTGCCTCGCATGCTGCGAAAATACTATAGTTATTTGTCTTCTTAAAATCCTCGTAAGAGAATGTAGTTGTACCTGTATTAAGAGCTACCAAAATACCCTTAATCATAATACGCTTCTCACTAAGTTGTACAATCTGGTTATACAAACTCTTGAGATCTAAGCCAGAACCCTGCTTTGCTGCAATTGCCTTCTTAGACATGAGGTTCTCTGCTCGAATAATTCGCCAATACTTATTGATAGTGATATCAATGTTCTTACGAATTGTAATAATGTTTGCTGAGTTCAATTTAATTGATTTCTTATTCATATAGTTTGATTAAAATTAAACAATTTACTTGAATCAGCCATTTACCTAGTTCCTATATTACATATAGCTGTAATAAAGAATAAAAGACACCCATTGGCAATCCTGCCCCGCAGGGCGGATTACCTATTCTCCGCAGAGAACGTTTAAGGATGCCTTTTAATATAAACTAATAATATCGTCTTTGCATTTCGTTATAAACAATAACGATAATACCATGCATGAATGTGTACTCTTCTGCTCGCAGTTCATACACCATTCCCGCAGGAATGTTTCTGTTTATGGCATTACACGTTTAGCGTTTACAATTCCGTACTCCAACTCAATCATTGGTTTACCGATGCAGTCTTTAACCTGCAAAACTTCTTTACGTCCGTTGATATTGATAACAATTTTCTCAGGAAACTCTTGCTGAGCGTTAAGCCTTGGCCCTGACACCCGGGACCCCGCAGGGTCCGCTCCTACGCCATCAGCAATGCTAGAATTCTGACATACTTTTGTCGCAACATCATACAGTCGTTCTACGACCCAGTTAAAGTTTTTGTCTTTAACTCCTTTCATCACAATTTCTTGTGATAGTCCTTCCATAATGGCCTTTTGGTTAAGCCCTGTGGAAAGACTCACTAGTGCATCCCATACCTTGAGAGCAAAACTCTCAAATGGTAAGGTTTGCTCGCAGCCGATTATCTTGTTCCAAAAGTGGAACCTGGTTGAACCGAGAGTAATACTACCATCATCGTTAATGGTATAGATTTTGTACTTCTCTGTATGGTCCAACTTTTCATAAACGGCTGCCTTAATCTTCGGTTCGGAGAGCATTACAGCAATAAGCTTAACACTCTTCTCAGTTAAAACAGCCTCCATGAATCCTACGCGATCTTATCAGCTGGTTTTGACTCTGCCTTCTGGCGCTCGTAATCAGCAATGATCTTCTCATTTGCTGAGATGGCAGATACACACTGTGCCTTAGCCTTCTGCAACTGCTCGATCATGGCGTCAAGACGAGCTATCTCACCACGGTTGAGGTCGGTAAGAATACCACCCAAATCCTTAGGATCTGAGAACACAGCCTTAGAATTCTTGTCCTTGAGAGCGTTCTGGACAGCCTCTTCAGTGGTCTCACCAAACTTGGTGCAATTCTCACCGAGAGGAATATCGATCTGGTTGTCGGTGCCCTCATTGAGACGGCAAACGACATCACCGATTGCATTCTGTTTTGTTGCCATAGACTCAATCGTAATATAGCCGATCGAGAAACGACGAGGCGAACGATTGAGTACAAGGTTTACATTGGAGCTCTGTTTAGCCTGCTCCAAAACCTTGTCATGGTCTGGGTTAAACAAACGAGTTTGGGGAGTGAATACATCCTGACCAAACATTTGCGCACCGAGCATGCTCAGTGGGGTACGATTTGACTTAATAGTTGTTTCCACGATGTTTACATTAATTTCTGACATAATCATATCCTTTTTGATATCGTTATTGATTAACTAACGATATGATTGAAAAATATGGTGTATTTTGGCTACACCTTTGCCGTTGTTTATTGAATAAAGCAACGCTGATACGAAGATACTCGGTTACTACTTTGCGTACTTAGTTTTCTAAAGGAAGTTCTACTATTGTAGACGCTTTATCTAGACTTAGCTGCACTTTTCCTACTACAACAATAGGGTAATAGGCTTGCAGCAGGAATTGCATACGTATGATGCAATTAGCATTTACTGGTTTATCCAGGCCCATCGTCTAAAGCTTTGAATGCTTCCTTTGCATAATCAAATGCTGAACTGTTTTCTGCTATTTTGTTCACGTTTTTTCTAACTTAACTATTCTAATCTTCGTTGGTGAAATTTTGCAGAGCAACTAACACTCATAGAATCTTAGAATTCTTATAACCCACGAAAATATGTAGAATCTCGGTCGTATTTCCCTTACTATACTTACAAGATATTCCTACACGATTGTTATTAAAGCAGATTGTCTCTACTGCTAACTTAGAAGCGACTGTCAGCTAGGTCTCCTTACTGCGGTACTCGGCTTATGGCATGTACCCAGCGGTTGGTTATCGGAATGTCTCAGGATCAAACCCATCGCAGACTTTACGGCTTTTTACATCTTTGCTGATGTTTGCAATTTTTCTGTACCGGTATTACTACCTCCTATTTATAGTGCACGAATATTGGGAATTCAACCCATACATTTCATCTTGTCACCCACTTATAACGTAATATACATGTATAGAGACAGTATACACATATAATATACACAGTCGTTTTACAACATAGATATAAGCTGCCCATCAATTTCCTGTATTGCTTCGAACCTTTATGTTTACATATACTGTTGCGCAGTATACTTTAGCACGGTTGGCATATCGGTTGGCACTCGATTTCTTCACCTCAAGCCCTTACTTACAACGTAAGATTCACTCTATGAAGGGACATCAATTTTTGTTAAACATGTTATCTTTTAAACTTTCTAGGTTTTCATAGTCTATATCTCTTGCATACAACATACGCATACATAATATACCAGCTTACTACTCTGTAGAGACTATGTAATATTGTATATCATAGTGCAAATAAACTATTAGTCTAGATCGTTTTGGATGAAAGTGGAGGTCAAATGGTCCTGGATGGACATATCTCGAATCAACTTTCTACCTGATTTGCTATTTCTTATTCTAGGATAGCTCTCCATCAATTTTCTTTGACTGTAACGGAGTCATCGATCATAGTCTCATGAACGATTTAATTTTCATGGAAATTGGCTGTAAGTTCGGATTGCCTAACATCCTAGTTACAACTGGAATAGATTTTCACCGCGATCTTCACCCGCGTACGATACTCCCGTAGAGCTTCGATTAAGGGGCTGCCCAACCCTTGCGCTTGTTTTACTTTTATATACCGCATAAACAAGAAAAGCCTGGCGGTCTACCATGAGCTCAGACGTCTTACACCTCATCCCTGGCACCCCTTCAATGGAGTTGTGACGAATCGAACGTCAAGGACTATATGCCAACGTATTCACCATACGTCCCGTGAGTATTATCCTCACGATATTGCGTCTTAGATAATTTTTTCGGCCTTTATACTAGCTTTGGACACTAGAAACACTACCTACGGCTTAATAATACTTCTATATTGTTTGGGATATCCTCGGTTCTTCCAGCACCATGCACCATACCATGTATGCAATTCTGTTCACCTACTGGGGACCAATATAGTTCGTCTCGTGTAACGTTTGTATATGCTTAGTATTATCACATATAATTACGATACGGTTCATTATGCCCTTCTTGGGACTTATGCGTTTGTAATTACACTGCATCTTTTAAGGTGCATTCAGCCTCATCCAGCTTGTCTCCAGACGGTTCTCACAAGTCCAGCTGTGCAATTATAGGAGCTGATACAACGCTTCTCCTACCTATATCAAACTGTTTCAATGTTTGATACATTTCATCCTACCTTTTGAGTGATCTCGCCCTGCAAGACAGGGTTAACATATTCTCGGATCAAGTTCAATATTGAGTTTTTCTTCTAGCTCCTTCGCGGGGGATGTTCCAGAATAGTACGTAGACTAATGGGATCTACTATATGTACTTACCCAATTATAGTGCATAGGGTTCTTATGTTTACTTATGCACATTGGAGGCGATTTGAATATAATCATTGAGCTCTCCCTTACGAATGGTAGAGTTGTGATTAGTGGAGTCGACCTTTTCTCCAGGTTCCATAATATACAGAAGTGGTACATACGACGTATCTGTCTTCTTAATTACGGTGCGTTTAACAATTACCTTTGCAGGTAACTGTTTATGGTTACAAGGTACAGTCTTTTCTACCCTAACGGTATCATGGACTGTATCAGGATTAGCACGATTCACTTGACCAAACAAATGGTCCATTGGTTGCTGTACAGTAGATGCTGCTACTGTCTGCACTGTCGTTGGAAGAGTAACATTCTTAAGATCGGCAATATTCATGCCGATAGTAAGAAATGCTGCCCCTAACAACGTGATCACTAATTTTTTCATACTTTGATAGTTAAATTATTTGCGTTCACTTTGCCATTGGATGTCAAAGGCTCTTTTAATGCGACCAACTAGTTGTGAACCAGTTCTCTTAATTGGCCGTATTATTTTTTTACCTGAGCCTTAGCCTTACCTTTGGCTTCCTTTTTCTTATCCTCAGCTGCCTTCTTCTCAGCTGCTTCCTTAGCAGCCTTGGCAACAGCCTCTTCCTCAGCCTTGATCTCCTCATCGGTCTTGAACTCCAAGTCGATGATATTCTCCTTGGCATAACCTACGAGTGGATCAGAAGGATTACGGAACAGGTTAGAGATGATACCAGCATACTGTGTAGCGTTATCAAGCATAGAATCAGGCTTAACCTTAGCCATCATGTCTGGAGTAACGTCACGATAGTATGCACGCTTAATGGCGATAACAGTCTTCTTTGCGAAGTTGTTACCATCCAAGAATTCCTGCTTCAAGCTCTCAACGAAGCTACCAGGTGCTGTAAGAACCGCTGCAGTAGCCTTATCGGCGAACGCGATATTCTTGTTAGCTATATCAATATGATCCTGGACACGCTCCTTTTCTGGCAGCTTATTCTCTGCTTCAAGCGCAGTCTCGCCCTTTGAGCGAACTTCGTCTGCACCAATGATTACAAGACATTTTACAACGTCTGCAATCTGATCATCGGTATACTTGCATACGCCGGTATTCTTGTCAGTAGAATGGTCGCGAAGCTCACAGAACGCAGACACAGGAGATCCTGACGTAGCGGTAACGTTGAAGAGGTGAGCACCAATTCCATAAGTAAGTGTTCCGACACGACCTGTAAACTCAACAATCTTGCGAAACATGTCATGAAAACTCATGTTCTTGATGCGCTCCATATCGTTCTTTGCAGAAGCGAGAGCCTTCTCAGCGTTCTCCTTGTACTTCTTGTCCTTGGTGTTCTTGAGTGTCTTCTCAGCAGACTCGATAGCACGCTTAGCTTCGATAGAGCGATATGACTTATAGAAGTTCACACACTGCATGATGCTATCCATCAGCTTAGAATCACGGTTCATAGCCAAGAAGCCAGACAAAGCTTCCTTGAGCTCTTTTTCGTCCTTGATCTTTGTAGGATCAAAGACTTTACCTGCTGTTGCAGCACGAGCCTTAGCATCCTCTTCGAGCTTCTTAGAAGTCTCTTCGGATACCTGTACAGCTGAAGCTGTAACCTCAACTGCATCTGCATCGTCCTTTGAAGGCAAGAGCTTTGTGTCATCAAAGCTTACACCAATCTCCTTCAAAGCTTCAGTAAGCTCTGGAAGAGCAGCCTTACGAATTACAACAGCGAAATCGCTTGAGCCATACTTGACCTCATTACATACGCACACTGCGATGCCGAGGGCGTTAATGTGGTTGATCTTGTCGATAGCTCCCTGTGGGAAACCAGTGTGCTCAGCAGCTTTCTCATCCAAGAAGAAGCGTTCGTGAGCCATCTTCAACAAATCTACCTGATGGTTACGGTCCATGCTTGACCCACCTGTTGTTGTGAGCATAGCTGCAGCTTCAACAGCTGCATCTGCATTGTTACCACCATTGTTGTTATTCTGAGCAACTTTTACATTGCCCTTTCCATTCTTTTTTGCCATTTTGATAATGTTTTTAAATGTTATTTACTAAAATTAATTAATACTTTCTGGGCAACTAACTTAAATTCAACTTGTGTCGAATATAAAGTTCGTTTTTAACCAATCTCGTGGAGGTTTAGTGAGCACTTTAATATGCTCTCCTTCACCCAAGTTAAGCGCAGCAACAGTATCTACCACAACTGTATCCTTACCTGCTGGTTTTGTCTCGGCACATGTACCGGCGCCCTCTGAGGGTTCCAAGGCCTGAAATGAGCACGTCGGTGCCAGCATGGGATTTACAGAAGCTTTAACTGTGCTGGCTTCACTTTTATGGTCAACAAAGGCATAGTTGACCATACTCTTACCGGTAAAACCAAGTAAGAGACTTACGAGAATGATCCAGAACAACTTGTTGCTCTTATTGTATCTTGCGAAACCAAGAGCTACAAAAATCGAGAGAATCAATAATAAAAGTGAAGTCATTTTTGTTAATTTTTTAAATTATTTCTAATTTTCCTACGAGTGCGACTTAACGCAGCTTTTATAGTGCCTGTAGGAATTTTCAGCACTTTGCTAATTTCGTCAACCGTAAGATCTTCTACGTAAAATAGATTAAAAATCTTCTGTGTCTTCTTTGGGAGTTTTTCAAATTCCTTTAGAAGAGATTCGTACTCAAGAAGATTGACAAGATCTTCTTCTTCTGAAGAATTAGTTAATTCGACAGGTAGTCGGCCTGAGTCTTCTCCTAATTCCATGGATTTCTCCTTTACTTTTCGTAGATAATCTATAGCTGTTCGATTAGCTATAATTCTCAGCCATCCGCCAAAAGACGAATAATCTGTGAATGTCGAGAGTTTTTGGTGAACCTTAAGAAATACAACATTTGTAAGATCTTTAGCTTCATCCATGTCGTTCACGTAACAAAAGAGCACGTTGTCAACAAACTCTTTGTAACGGTTAAACAATTTATTAAACGCTAGCTCATTTCCCTTTTGAGCTTCTTTTATGGTCTCAATCTCAGATTGAGTGATACGCTGATACTCCATATTGTGGGGTAGGGGAGATCTCTCTCGCCCTACTCCTGATAAAACGGAAGATCGTACACCATCTTTTGACGGTATAGCGACCAAACGTTGTTGACGAAATTGTTGAAAAGGATTATTTTCAAATCCTTTCCTCCTGTTTTCATTTCTACCTTTTCAAGTAGTCCTGAACCGATACGCATACGAGTTGTAAGTGTTTTGAACTTCATAGGGTTGCTTAGGACTATCGTTTTCATAATCCAATCACCAACTCTACGTAACTGTTCATTACAACAGTATTCGTATATACAATTTTCGTCTAGGCTGTCTCCTGCACAGAATATGTGCGCTTCATAAGTAAAGCCTTTTTTGAGGCGGTTATGAAACCAGTTAATCACATTTTCTATACCTTCTTCTTTGCAGCCTAACAGACTAGCTCTGTAAATTAGCATTTTAGGGAAATACTCCATTTTTTATTTTGTTTAATTAAATGTTTTCTTGATAAACTTAGAGAAATCTTCAAAATACTCATCTAGAAAACTAGCTTTTTCTGACAATGCGTTATCAAATAAAGCCATATTACCACATTTACATGATATGTTATAATAGTTCTCTAGATACTTATAGTTCTCTTGAAACCATACTACCCAGCTATTAACCCATATCCAAAATGCTCGTTCTCCAGAGTTAAATATTTTGTTGATACCTTCCAAATTTATAGAGTCTGCAAAATTAAAATTCTGAGACCCCTCGTGGATCCCAAGAGCTTTTCTTAATGATGCATTCTTTTCATCTGTTCGAGGTGTTCCTCTTCCAGTGTTATAGATTGCTACATTTTCTTGGTATACACGGTCTATCCATCGCGTCTTCACAGCATACTTAATTCTTTCGTGTGGCTTTTTACCTATATTAGATAATCTGCCAAATTCCGTACACCATTTAAATGCGAGGTTGACGACATAAGGACACCTGTCCTTTATCATCGCTTTATATCCCTTTGTCATAACTAATAGGAAGGCCCCGGGGGTCGAACCCAGTTCGTAAACTCAAATGAACCTACGCGCTACCAGCTTCAGCCTTCTCTCCACTTTGGTAGGAAACACCTAGACTAAACTTACGCTACGTTAGTATAGTCTACAATGTTATTTACATTGTCGTTTAATTTATAGTATAGTGTTTAATGTATTTATCTCCTCTGTCTGTCAAAACCAAACACGCCCGTGTAGGCAGTTTTACAACATGCCTAGGTTGCCCACGTTTATTCACGAACAAACCCGTGTCCCGTGATACGTCAACATTAGACAGTTTTACAACATGTCCAGGTTGTCCTGAATGGAGTCTAAACATAGAGGAGGCACCTCTAATAGACCTATAGCAGGGGGAAGAGGAACTGTGGACGTGAGCGGAGTCGAACCGCTGTCCAGACAGATTGTTTCATACACACTGTACATTCTTGTAAATGTTCCGATGATCAGTCAGAACATTCGATTTAAGCCGTTTTAGGTGCGCTCTAAGACATTTTTGCGACACTCGTGGTTAATTACTCCACTTGGTGACATACTCTGCCTCAGAGCGCTTAAAACATGGCTAAAAATATATAGGAATCCTCATGATACGAAGATACTTAGAGGGCTATATTCAGCATTTTTGATACATTTTGCAGGGTTCTGGTAAATACATATCTTCTTTACCTGAGTCTCCCCGATACAATGATACGCACAAAACATATTGTTTGATCTACTGTCCCAATTTATTGTGTGGGTTCACATTTCTTCCTCCCATCGTGATACGAAGATACTTGATGAGAATGTTAATTCATTCTGAGATTCCTTCTCTACACTGTCCCTCGGGATCTCTAGTACCTGAGAATCTATGTACGTGATACGAAGATACTTGTACTAGAAGAAGAATTAGAAACGATCGAACTGATAGTTGACATAATACCAGTTGTTCGGATACTTAGTGCGCAACTCACGGTCGTGCTTTTCATATTCGTTGTTCAGATCGTTCATCTGCTTACGCTGATCCTCATCGATCTTCTGTGAAAGGTCACGGAACTGATTTGGCGTAATCTTCTGGTCGTCAGGAACGACGGTACCATTCTCGTCCTTGCCCAGAAGACGAGCCAGCAAATCTGTACGCTTCTTCAGAATATCAAGAGTAATCTTTGCCTTCGCACGGTCCTTACGGACATTGAGAAGCTCCTTAATACGGAGATAGTCAGCACACTTGACGATTTCTTTGACCTGGGAGATCTTGCGCCTCTCCTCATCCTGGCGGATTTCTTCTGCCGCCTTGTCTGCGATGTCTGTGACGAGGTTACCCTTCATCAACTTCTCTACTACGTTGTCTGCTGACACATTCTGCTGCTCTTTAGCAGCACCTTTTGTTTCTGCTTTTGCCATTTTGATAATGTTTAAAATGTTTGTAAATAAAATTAATTAACATATTGTTACCTCTCCCACACTCCAGGATGGATTCTTAACGAATACTTCACCATCATTATTAATGGTGATATCGCATGGAGCTTTGTGAGAGCAGTTAGCCAAATGAATGAGTGCGAATCTAGCATCTTTAGCTTGATTCTCGTTATGGTATTTGGATTCGAATACCAATGTTTTTGTATTCTTACCCTTTCCCTTAGCTTTTGTCGTATACACTGGGATCTTCCACATAATCTAAAGGATTTAGCTTGTTTTTAAACTTGTCACGCTTATATGCCTTTGCTTTGGCTTCAGCGTGACGCTGATGATACACTTTCTTAGTATTACGTTGTGTTCTGCACATAATTACATGTTATCTTGAACTGTTTTAAATACACAAATAACATCGGTAGAAATACCGTAAGAATCACGCATTCTCTTACTTATACCACCAGACATAACTCTGATAGCATTTGTAAGAGCTTCATTGTCAGGCTCATTATTTATAGCCTCTGACAATGTGAGCAGCAACTTCAACTTGGAGCAGAAAAACTTACCAAATCTCTTTTTCACGTAGATGCATGCAGATTCTACAACAGAAAGCTCTGTGTCATTCTTGGCTTCTGCATGATGGATAATAACGGAATTAACTTCTGTTTCATCCATTGTGGCTGCATGCACATCCTCGATATTGGGCTTTACGATCTTTAGCTGTGAAGCTACCGCCCCAACTTCTGATGCGCTCAAATTAGCACCCTCATAAGAGATAATAATGTATCGCTTCATAGCTAATCCTCCTTTGTCGTTATGTTAGTACTAGAGGACTGCACGAGCTGCACATGCTTACCGTTGATAATAGTGTCAACGACTTCCGTGTTTGGAATATCAGGAGGAGTAATAGCATCGTATTGATCCTGTTTATCAGGAAGATTCAGATATACATGCTTGTTCATCTCGAACTCGTTTGATATACTCATCTTAGTCAATGGTTTCCCAGATTTTTCTAAGACTGATACCACATCACGCATAACCTTTTCAGGTATGCTGAAGAACACTGAGTCCTGATGTCTCCATTGACCCTCCGATCTCTGAAACTCTATAACGTCAGAACAGTCGGTGAATGTAGGATTGTCAATATCCTGCATCATCTTTGACACCATGAGTGAGTCATCGTGTTTGATCTCACTCTTCGTCTGCTTCACATAGTCACATGATGACACTGTGGCAGCTACAATAAGCATGATTAAGCACATGCTAAGCTTTTCAAATAATCTCTTCATTTTGATAATTTATTAGAGATTCAACAAATGTTAATTATCCGGGTTTTAAAGATTCACGGAATCATCTTTTGTGGACCAGCTAGGGCTTGAACCTAGGACCTCCAGATTATGAGTCTGTTGCTCTAACCACTGAGCTACAAGTCCAAATAACAGTTTTCATGTTGTGTTTTACGTCAAACTTAGAAAACTGTTAAAAGATCTGTGACGATAACGAAGTACGAAGCTCTCCAGCTTGTGATTTTATACAGACTTGAACTGTTATGTAGGCCTCTAACCTAATAAATCTCGGGGACGGTATAACCCGCCCCCTTGAAATGCAACTTAGTTAAATTTTTCCGTCCAATACGATATAAAATATATAATACTGGAGATCAAGATTATTATCAACATAACAATTACTACTACCAGCGAAAAATCGCTTATGTTAGTTATATTCGTTATGTTTGACAATAAGTCAAAAAGAGGGAATGCCGAAATAATTATTAACGCTATTGATACAAATAGCTCTCCATATTCTTTTCTCATAGGTATAATGCTATTTGCGATATCTCATCATAGTCGTCTTCACTAACAAACCATGAATCGTTATCTGTTGTTAAATAACTCTTCCTTGATCCCAAATCTACATCTTCTAATGATAATACACACATATCATCAGGATTTGCAGACTCGTAGTTCTTTAAAACTACATTTGAATTGCTACAATGCGATTTAAGTCTACGCAATGAAGCATGATGACGTCTAACTTCTAATTCTTCGTCAGACATTTGTCCGTTTTTTCTACGTTTTGCCATAATTAAGGACTAATAAAAATTATTCCGTCTTCAATGCATGATGGTGATTCTTCATTTAAATTCTTTAAATCTTTTACTCTTGGACAAGAGAAAGGATTATTAAAGATACACCCATTGCAATTGTATTGACGTTTAGCCCTAACAACAATGCCATTTACTTTGTAGATTCTGCCAGGACTAAGATTTTTACTCATAGTTCACCAATTAATTGTAACTTGTACATTGGTTGCTTGACTGGAACCATTTCGTACCCTTTACGAATTTCGTCAACTTTTCGCAGTACTTTAGTTACTTTTCCAAGTTGAAATGTTCTACGTATAGTACAGTCTTTTTGGATCAGTATAAAACATACAAATCTTGTTGGATTAGCGTATAATTTATCATATGCAGGTGATACGATATGATAAAATGACCCAATACCTTTTGTGATATTGATTTTATTCATATCTTCTTCACTAACCAAAATCTTTATAGTTCCTCCAGATTCTTCAAGGCTACTAGATCTATACTTGTAACACTTTCCAGTTTTTACATCTCTAACAACTGTGCATTTATCACTTGAGCTAGCGATTACAATCATCAAGCCACCTACCACTATGCCACTAGGCAATACTCTGCGTACTACATCTCCTTTACTAAACTTCATTTGTGTACAAATTTAATTTTATACCGAACAATAGATGTAATTACACCATTTCTTAACCTAATGCCAAGTGTAGGCTCAATAGAGAATTGCTTGCATGTGCCAATATAGTCTACAACACTCTTTGAGATCGGAATAATCTCTGAGAATCCTGCTGATTTATCAACATATACAGCTAGATACTTAACGGTTTTACCGTTAGCACTCGGTTTCTGTATTATTTGCTTAATACATTCAACCTTGCAAACCATTGTGTCAATTGCAGCTTTTTGCTGCGCCTGACACTTTGCGGTAACGAATAAAAGCATAGTTATTATAACTATTGCTATAACCCAACCGGCTCCATGATTGTCTGGTTTTTCACAAAGATTTGTCGTCATAACCGTCTTATTTTTCAATGATTTTACAAATACATCCGACAGATTCAAGAGCATCTCCCATAGTCGCAATATAACTGCCATCAGGAGATTGAGATAATACTATATCATCATGCTTATCAGCGGCAGCTGCATCCACAATTTCCTTTGCTCTTTTTAAAGGAATATTTAATTGCTGTGCGAGAACCCTTGTTGTACTTAACTTATTATTATCTTCTACTTTGTCTAAGTATAAATAATAATTAGTTTGGCCTTGAACGCCATTAGGCTCTTTATTGGCTACCGCTTCTTCCATTTCCATAGATGATACTACTGCTAATAATAAGTTAACATTAGATCTCATCTCTTTTGTGTTAGAGCACTCTGACTGAATCTTGATCTTTCCATCATTCTGGATAGTAACATTCAACATACTTAATGAATTGTTAAGAATTTAACACTTGTTTTGCCAGCTCCTGGAACATTTGAATGTTTGTTATTAATATAACTATTCAAAATACTTTCCAAAGATTTGGCATTACATTTACTTAACCCAGAAGAGAGGATCATTGTAGATCCTCCCTCCTTGGCAACTACCTTGTAGTTAAGATATTCAGCATCAGGTTTCCCTTTTGCTGACTGTGGCTTAACCGCCTGGTTATGCGTTTGCCTGTGTTTCTTCTGATTCATTACCTGTGCAAATGAATGGTTTACAATATAGACCAATGTTCTTGATAGCCTCAGGCTCGCTGAGTCTATCTTCTGCAATCTTGTTGATACCTGCTGCGATATTCACAAGATCTTTGATGAACTTAAGACTATTAAACTCACCCTTGACTTCAACTGCTACATTGATAGTCTGCTCGTCTGTTTCATTGTGTTTCGAAACCCAAATTGATTTAAGAATTGGGATATTTTTCTTAAACTTGGTCTCTATGTACGTTGGAGAATCCAGGTCGACATGATCTGGAGACAGTGTACGATGAACTATTACAGTTGTTTTGTCACTATCAGCGCAAACTGATGTTTCAAACTTTGGGTAACCATTACCCATTAATTTCTCTAAAATGTTCATAATTTTGATAATTTAAACATTATTTACTTGTATAGGACTACTTCTCACCTATACTTGAGTTTTGTGTTCCATCTGTAATTCGGTTTCCCTTTGGAGGCTTTGGACTCCCTACGGCTACATTAAACACTTAGGGTTGATGCAACTCAACCCTTATGTTTTTTTAATTGGTTTTATTTTTAAACCTAATGGTAGGTCCATACAGAAATTATATTTTTCATAATTTCTGTCAAGACAAAACAAACAATCATCCGGGCAATAATAATTTTTTATAATTCTAAATACACGATGATTAATTGTGATTAATTGTCCTGCCTTGTATCTCTTACGAGTACCAGATGTCTTCCGTATGTTCTTCTTTTTCGAATTCATTCATACTACTTTGCAATTAATTCATCTACTTTAGATTTTGCTTCCAAATAATTAGCACCATAATCTGTCTCAAGGTCTGTATCCATGAGGTCAAGATCATGTGTTCCATCGAGAGAGTCTAAAAGCGTCTCCGTGTATTTATAATACTCTTCATACGCTTTTACTTTTTTCTCTGCCTTAATATTCTTGCCTTTATAGACATTCATACTAAAGCAGGCGCCAACAATTCCACCAATAACTAATCCTACAAAGAATAAGTTTAAGTGGTCCATAAAACCATGAATTTTGTTTTTGTCCATATTTATATATATTTTGATTAATAATCTATAAAAATGGCATATCTATCCTCACGAACCGATATACCTGCATGGAAATAAAACCTGTTGTGTAACTAAAAAAAATGATGCAATAAAAGATGTGTAGTGGTTACTGGACTCGAACCGTCGCTATGTGTGTGCGCTTTTATAGCCAAGTACGATACCCATATAATGCATTCGTACATAGTATACCCTCTTACTTCAGTAAGTGTATAATAACCACTATCCGTCTCTCCGGATCGTCATAGAGAATTAAGTCGCACTTTGTCTTCACCTGTATACAATTCGGCCGCGTTAAATAACTCTCAGTTTTACATGTAAACCCATTCCTAGGTTAACCCTCTGTGTCCCACAATCGACATCTTATAGCTTTGCAAGTACCATAAGCACGTGTTGCAGTGCATGGGCTTGGGACCATGGCTGCCACATTACTACCTACGATTTATCACGTTAGCGTAGGCGCTCCGTCATCCTAGTTTGTATACCGCATGAGATAACGGTTTATCAACAACTATCTTCACAGACCATTGTATTATGGGGTCACAAAATGCTTATGAATAATGAATATCAGACTACAGTATGATGCATTTGTTGGAGCAACGTTAGTTGCGTAATGTTTACCGTAGTTTCGTCTAGGTCTCATCAGTGATTATTTTATTGGAGTAATACGTAGTATTACGTAATGCTCGCTACTCTCCCTAGCTGAGTTTAAATAAAAGTGTACCACTATCTTCACAGACCATGGTACATGAAACAATCTACTATTTACCACTCTTGGCAAAAACCTCTCAGATTTGTGCAATCAATGTATATGGAGTCTTAATGTCTATTTGTCTTAAATAAACATATCACTATCTTCACAGACAATGATATGTATCATGCCAATGTTGCCACGCTTGGCAATCGTTCACCTATTCTAAATGAGCATATTATCAATTATATATGGAATCTTTACGTCTTTATTTGTCTTTCCAAATGCCAATGCTTGTTTATACTCTTGCATATTGAGTTATATTACTATACATTTAATCAATGTAAGATATAGTTACCTTGTTCTCGTTTTGTGTGCATGAGATGCCAGACATATTTAATGATAAAGCAAACTTATCTGCTAAATCACTATTATGAAACACTATCCCAATTCCACACTCTCCTATGAAACAGCTTTGGATTCCATAGTTTACCTTTCCATTCTCAATTATTGCTTTCATACTATGAATATTTATTGATTAAATTTCGTATAATTGATGTTAAATATAAAAACTCAAAAAACAAGCGACGTACGCCTTTTGGGCATACGCGCTCATTTTTGTTATTCTTCGTCATCGGCTTCACCATCATCTTCTGGTTCCGGTTCCGGTTCTGGAGTATCAACTTTGGCTTTCGCCTTTGCCTCTATTCCTGCTTCCTCTAATGGATACAAGAACGATGCAATTTGCTGACTCATGACTGTCTCAGGATCTTCTCCTGGAGCCCAGTCATATGCTGTCTCACCATCCTCACCAGTAGTTCTCTGCATTCTACAGCATATTGATACTGTAGTATACAACTTGATTTTGCCGTTACGACCAACGATCCAATCTCCGGATTTGTGTAGAACATTACCCTTTCCATCCTTTACATTGGATGTGTACTTTCTTACCATTGGTTGTGGAAGAACTTTGCTCATGAATACGACACCCTTGATTTGTTTCATCTTAGGGTTCTCGATATCATCGCCTTGGATAGTGTAGTCTTTCGACTTATCCAATTTCTCGTCTTCTCCAAGGCATTTAGCCTTAAAGAGATTCTTCCACGCCTCAAATGCTCTATGAGTCTTTGAAGTGTCCATGATAATGTACTGTCCAGCTGTTGCGTAGAAATCGTCTGGATCTTCAAGTTCCAGAGAAATGTACCATGAGCTAGAATTTGTCACACCTTCGATCTTGTTTGCATTCTTAATATGCTTAAGAGATGCACTTACAACGTCATACGTAATCATAACTTTGAGAATTTATATGTTTTACAATTTTGTTAAATACGCTATATATTAACACCATTGCTGGTTATCCCCTTTAAGGATATCATAGGATTTGGGTGTATGGGAGATTATTCTATCCCCATCTTTACTCATTCCTAATAGCATACATCCCGCTGATCTTCCGAATGCCGGAGGCCAGGCGGGACGCCTGCACTGCGTAGCAGTGGAAAGTGTTTGGGAGAGACTGTGCGTATAATTGATGATAGATCTGAAAGTGATTTAAAAAAAGACCCGACACATTTCTGTGCCAGGCCTTAATACTAGAATGGTAATATTCTTTCTACAAACTGTCGATTCTCAATGTATTTGTCATATGTTCCGAATGATACATCATGTATGACATGCTCGTAAAGAGCATCAGAGAACACAAGTTCAAGATAATCAACACGTGGCATAGTACCACGATACTTATCAATTGCATTGATTACATCAACAACTGAGTAATCAACCATATCACGCTGCATAGCGAACAACATGATAGCTACTAAACAAAATCTATCCATAATTACAATAACTTAAAGTCCATTACCTTAAACGCAATCTCTAACTGTGCCATGAGTTGATACTGATAGTAGCACTCTGTTTTATAGAATAATACTATTCTGTTAAACTTGAGCATTGTACCATTTCTGAATTCACTCTGTTGAACCAGGCCAAGATCTTTAGCCTTAGGCCAAGTAAAACTATAACCATGATGATGATACATCTTTACAACAATATGTGTAAGATCACTAGTTGCATACAAACGTACAAACACCTTCTTATCATCAGAAGTGATATAACCCTGACCCAAGAATGCCATACCATTACCATTTGCAAACTTAACATTAACCTTCATATAACTATCATTTCCACCACACGAGAGCTGAAATTCTAACGGCTTTAAATTGTTACTAATACATTATAAATGTGTTTCCATAGTATTAGATTACAGGCTAACTATTCTTCCTCGTCTGCTACATCATCCTTGCTGTCTGTAACAGGCTTACTAGATAATGTAGACATTGGGAAATAAATGCGACCAATCATCTTTTGGATGATTACCTCAGGATCGAATGCCCATACGAGCTCTCCGTCCTCACCACGTGCTACCTTGTAGCTGACTATCTTTACCTTAGTATAAACCTTAGTGTTGCCAGTCTTGTCTACAATAGTATCACCAATATTGTGGATGAGATTGCCCTTGTGATAAATCTTCTTGTCATACTTCTTGAAGCATGGCTCTGGAAGATTATACCAGTCAATTACGACGTTCTTCATCACACGAAAGCGCTCCGGGATAGACTCACCTTCGATAACATTGTTGCCAAGATCTTCGAATACCTTAGCCCAACGCTCAAAGATACGTGGACTCTGCTCCTGGAAGAAGATGAATACGCCTCCCTCGTCCTGCCAATCGTCAGGATTCTCAAGCGTAA